ATTTTTTTTTCATAATATTGTAAAGCTCTAATATGTGATGCCACTGTTTCGTGCTCTGTCAGACAGAGACCTGTTAATCCAATGCTGTGGGCATAATCCATTAAATCCTCAACTCTATTTATGGAATCCAACAAACGAAGATTCGACGCATCTGTATGATTGTGTATACTGAAATAAGTTCCCATCCCTATTCCCCCTTTATAATATATTTCTTTCTATATATATTATAACATAAAAAAAGAATAACTGTAAAGTTATTCATTCTCTGTTGTCTTTGTTTCTTCTAAAATTGTGTTTATATTTACATTGAGCATACTAATTTTTCTTATTAGCTCAATAAGGATTGGTTGCATCTTTAATTCCACCATTCCTCTATCTCCGTATGAGGAAATTGCTGATATTTCATTTAAAAATGTTGTTGCATCTTCTAATTGTTTTGCCGCACTTTCAGCGTGTCCTCGTATTACCTTTATTGTTTCTTCTGACATAAATTACCTCCTTGGACGAATTACTTTTGTGATGTATGTATATACGTCATACATAATTGAAATATCTTGCATGTCTGGAGTTGCATCCTCTTTGTTTTGATAACGTTCAATTCTTTTCAAGTGTTCTGTAAGAGTAGTTCCATACTTTTCACATATTTTTTCATAGCTGTCCAAATCAATGAACATTTTTGAATGCTTTAGTCTTTTATTTTTATTTAATATTTTCATATCCTTTACTCGCTCGCTTTCTCTATTTAAACGGGTATGTAATTTTTGTTGATAACATAGTGCATCTATGGGAGCATTGCCAAGATCAAAATCCCATCTACAATCTCCATAATACTGTTCATATTTACATTTTCCCGAATAACACATAAGCATTTTTCCTTTCTATAATATAATTATATAATAAAAAGGTATTGTTTGTTAAGCGTTTTTATCATTTTTAGGAAATTCTTTATGTAAATTTGTAACTAATAATTCAGCAGCATTTTCTTTTGTTATTTCTTTATTGTATTCTATATTTTTATGTTGTAAAAACTTGAATACTTGACCTTTATTCATAGCATGAGCCACGTATTCAACCAAAGCATTATAATCGTCCATAGTTCTTTTTAATTCACCTCTGGCTGCTCGATAACGCCCTAAATTACTTTGTTCTTTTTGCGTTATTATTGCCAAATCATGTTTCTTACAATATTTATCTAATATTTTACGTAACATATTACTTCACCTCTTCATCGGTATCGTCATCAAAATTAATCTTAAAAGTATTAATATATGATTCTACCAATTCTTTTTTGGAATTACTATTTCCTTTTATTCCAATTTCTTCTAACTCTTTTTTTAGTTCAGAGACTGTTTTGTGCTCTGCTAATTCTTGTAATATGTTATCATATTCTCTTGCAATTTCTCTAATAATACGATGTAATTCTTTATTTTTTTCAACTAATTCTTTATAGTCGTCTGCCCAACTTTTAGGAATAACCATAAGTCCTTGCTTTTCCAGTCTATGTTTAATAAACTTGTCTAACATTTACTTTATCCTCCTTTTCATTTTACAATAATATTATAAAATAATCATCAACATTATGTGAAGTTTTAACTAAAAATCGTAGATACTCCACACAGTATTTGTTTTTTCTTGTAGTTCATACCCTTTAACAATCATTTGTAATCTCGGCTTTTCGTCCCAGTTCGAAATATCAATCTCACCTATGGCTGTCATAGTATAATTTTTATTTCGTTTCATTAGATTAACCAACTCTTCATCGTCAAAAACGATGATGTCAATTGTTGGGGTGGTAATTTTTAAGTGTTGTCCATCTTTGCCCATATATTCAGCATTGATACATTCGATATCTGTAATCCTCATTAGTGGTTTTTCTACTCCACTACCCCATATATTTTTTTGAGCAAATAATTCCCCTAAATCCTTATTGAAAGGTTTGCAAGATAGTGACGCCTCCACTGTGTATAATTGATTATCAAAGTTAATAATATCTAACTTAGAATAAGCTTCTGCTAAAAATGTATCCATTCCCTCTTTATATACTTTTAAACCGAAGGCTTCAGAATGCCCCTGCGCAGACTTAACTCCTCCAAAAGTTTCTAATATGCTTCTTGGGTCTTCAAATCCTTCCGCAGTAATCGAACGAACGCTACCAGCCCAGCAATCAGGCTCATTAGGATTTTCATAATCGTGAAAATGTTTTAATAGCAATACCGGTTTTTTATAAGTGCTTAATAATCGATTAGCTATTAAACCAGATAATTCAAAAGGTAGTTCATTTTCTTCATCTATATAACAAATCAAATTATGTGTATCATTTAGATGGGGTTCAATTACTTTAATTGCATTTTGAACCAATCTTGTTTGTTTGGCTTTTAAATTCTTGCATATTCGAGACATCTCCACATAAGCTGGAACTATTTCACCCGCAGCTCCTCTTTTTTGCGTTTCGACATTCTGATTAGGACTTACTAGCGTTTCAAAAAGAAGTCTTTTTTCTTCTGCTGAGCCAAGCCTTATGATGGCATTCATATTTGGTCCGATAGACCACCCAATATCTTTTATTGTCACCTCATTTATTTCTTTTCCCATTCTATCTTTTAACAATTCATTAAAAAAGTTATGCTCTTTAATATATTTTAATCCATAACGAATTATATATTGGTTTTCTAGTTCTTGTAAAGACATTACATCAGCAACCATACCGACAGATGCTAGAGCATATAATGGATTAAAATCATAATTTATGTTATATTTATCTGCATAATATTGGCATACCTTTAAGCTAACTCCTGCTCCAGATAAATCTTTATTTGGATATGGTGCGAAATTACAATTAACAACGACAGTATCAAATTCATCGTCTGAATAATCGTGATGATCAATAATCAAACTGGGAATGTTTCGTTTATTTAATTCTTTATAATCATCTGGATTACCAGATGCATCTGGAACAATTATTAAATCTGGACTATATTTTAAGGCATCTTGTAAATCCAGTCCGTGTTCTTTTCCTTCGTGGATACCTACAAACATATCACAATTACTATTGTCCTCTATAAATTTATACATTATAGCTGCAGAAGTAGCTCCATCAGAATCGGAATCTTGTTCTATAAAAATTCGCTTATTGTTTATCATAGCATCTCTTAATAGTTCAGCCGCCTTATCTATATTTTTCAACAATTTAGGATTATATTCATTTTCCTTAGAAACATTTAACCAAGCATCGGGGTCTTCAATTCCTCGATATTTTAACATATCTCTTAATAACATACCAGGATTTATATTATTATAATCAATGTCATCAAAAGTCCGTAATTTCCACTTTAGTTCTTTCATCTTCTTCTCCTTTCTTTAAAAACTTATCTTTTAGTTCAATAAAATTTTTCCTGTTTCTATATAGCTTGTTCCAAACTTCTCTTCCCTTGTCAATTGGAGCATCTTTATTTTCTAAAAATTCTTGTTCCCAATCATATACTATCTCAACAGTAAAACCTTTCTGAGACAACTTATTTGCCTCTTTCAGCATTTTATAAAGTCCAAAATATTTATCATATTGACCATCTTCATTTGGTAGTAGGGAATAATCATTATCTAAAGCTAATACAATTATTTCTACGCCGTAACGTTTTAATAATTCAACCTGATAAATTGATACATTGCTTCCTCCTATTGAAACAGCTTTGTTCCCTATAAATAAAGAATCGTAGTGCAAAGTAGATTTCTCTGATTCGAATATTATAGCCCTCTTAGCGGCTTTTATCGCTCGTTTGTTAAAATTTAAACCATATAATATTTTACCTCTATCATAAGTGTATATTTCGTTATTGTGAATTAGCGGCATATATTTTCGACCATTTTCAATTTCCTCTTGATTGAAATTCCTTACCTTAGCTCCTACGAAAATCCCTTTATCATCATAAATTGGAATTACCATTCTATTTCTCACCATATCAAATTTAATTCCAAATTTATCCATTGTGTCAAAACTTATACCTTCTTTTTCCCATATTTTTAAATACTTTTTATTTCTGGAAAAACAATCCATAACAGCAATGTTATATTCTGTTAAAGAAGAATGCCAATCTTTTTCTATTTCTTCTATAATTTGAGGTTTTTTCTTCTCTACTATTGCGAATCCATCCCGAAGTCGTTCTTGTATTATTTTTTCCAGCACTATAGCAGAATTACTTAAAGAGTATTTTATGCCTCTGGTTCTATAAGCTTGAACTATAAACTCAAATGGATTCATAGACCCGCAACACGTATAACAATAAAATTTTTTTGTATTTTCATAATAATATAACTTATGTTTGGCTTGCCCTATAATTTCGTTATGGCATCCTGTTGGCATTATTAGTTGATTATTATAATATCTAATTGATGTTTCTTCTATTCCGAATTTAGATACTAATTGAATAATATCACTTGTAGTTAATTGGTCTAAAATTCTTTCATATTTAGTAGTCACATATTTCTGCCACCTTTCTATTTTCTTCAATTATTTCTCCCGTTGTAGCATCCGTAATAGGAAAAGCCCCTTCATGAACAAGTTGAGCAACTTGTAGCTTTGTAGTTTTAAAATCTATCGGATTATTGACCGTATCTGTGATAAAACAATCCGTACTTCTACAAGTTCCTAAATCTGTATATCTCCAAATACGAACGTTTCTCCATTTCCCTCTACGATTTTTATAAACATCTATTATTTGATTCGGTTCTGGTGTCCCAAGTCTGGTTGCTAAAGCTCGTGCCATACTTTTTTCCTGTTCTTTTATAATGGCTGAAGTAATATATCCGACGTCAACTTTATCTGCGATGCTCTTTGCGCCCCTTATCATAGCTTCATTCTTAATTTCTCGGTCTTCATAAGATGATGCGTTTAATTGAGTTGCTGTCTCTATATGTATATTTAGTTCATTTGCCAATTGTTTTAATTTATCTACGAATAGCATTAACCAGACATCATCTCTCATATCTTTTTTTCCTTGATAAGTTGCGCCAGAAACGTGAACATAATCATAAAAAACATATTGAATATCTTTTTGGAGAGCGTATAGTCTTATTTTTGCAGCCACAGAATCTATGGAAGGTTCTGGCATAAATTCTATAAAAACATTATGGGTATTTTCTATAATCTCAATTGCTTGGCGAACTCTTGCTCTTTCTTCTTTTGTATCATAACTATTATTTAATATTTTTTCTTCATTAACACCAGATATATAAGCAATGAACATTGTTTGCACTTCTTGGTGCTCTAATTCTGTTGTAATAAATAATACGGAATGCTTCATCCCCGTTTCTACCCAACTGTTCTTTTCTTCGTCGTAATATTTCGGAAATCCTAATTTGGCTACATTTCCAGCAGCCATACGAGATTTTCCAGAGCCAGAGCTTGCTGAATTCAAATAAACCTTCTTAATTCTCGCCCCCCTGCAAATTGTATTTAATATATCTCCATTTAAGGGAACTCCAACTTCGGGTTGTTCTTCTAACGATTGCATTAGTTCTTCTAGCCCTTCTCCTGCCTCAATACCACTCTTTTCAATGAAATTTTCATATTTGTCTTCAATCTTGGCTATTTTTTCTCGATAATGATCAATGATATCTTTGTATGACATTAAGTCAATCTTTTCAGCCATTGTTTTTATTTTATCTGGATCTGCTGAAGGATTATATAAATCAGATATATCTACACCGCTATCCCGCAAGTCTTGAAATAAAGCATATTTTTTAAAACTATCATACATATTATTATAGTCATATGCGTCATATCTTAAATTATTTATTTCAGTAAGAATGCCTTCACCTCGCATTTCTTGGAACTCTTTTAATAATCCAGAGCTTTTTCCTATCTGTATAACTATTTCTTCGGGTTGGATATTCTGATTGCCTCTTGCATATAAATTTAATGCTGCCGAATAAATTTGTCTATAAATTTTTTTAGAGAAATCTTGAGCTTTAATTGGATAACGTTCATTTAGAAGTAATGTGGGATCGTGTATTAAATAAGATAATATAATTCTTTCTATTGAATCTCTATTGTCCATACTATCCCCCCATTCTTTCTAACAAGCTTTGTCTTTTCTTAGGCTTTATTATGAGCACTTCTTCTTCCATCTTCGGAATACGTTTTGGTTCCATTGTTCTCCAATAATCTCGAGCTTCTTTATAAATATAAGGAACAATTCCTATTCCTCCTTTGGATTTAGAAATGTCACTTTTCTTTACTTCATACCAATATTTAAGAGTTAGATAAATACCATTATAAGTCATACCAGAGATCGCATATTCTTTAATTTGTTTCCCTATTCGAGGAAAATTGGCTTCTTTTCCAAATATCTCACCACAATATTGAATTATCGTATTAAACATCGCTCCATTTACATCAACTCGAGGTTCATGACAAGTAAGATGGGCATATCTATGATATCTTACTTCTTGATATTTTTCTTTATCTTTGTCAATATTTTCTTGACAATAAACACATTTTACTATATGCATATTGCCCTCCTTTCTAATAAAAGAAAAAGTGGCGTTTAAACTACGCCACTAATGTTTTTAAATCTGCTAAAGCGGCTTCAACTAATTCAATTTGATTTGGCTGAGCTTCGGTTATTTTTTTACCTTCTCCCAAATAAGATGATATGATAGCTTTTACTTTACCGGATATTTCTTTATCGCCTTTGTTTGTTTTTTCAGCAACAAGTTTCAATGTTTCATTAACATCTTTAACAACGTCAGTCCATTCTCTAACTGAAGGGTCAACAATAGTCTCTTGAACAGAAGTTTTAGTTCCGGACATATCTGCTCCAGACTCGGCAAGTTTTTTATCCGCTTCTTCAATGATTTTAACTAAATTATTGTAATTAAACACTGCTTTTTCTGGTAAATCTTTATATCTTCCACCAGCTTTAACTCTAATTCCATTTTCAATAGTTTCTCTAAGATACATATACGGAATTGTCTTTCCTTCCGCAGTAGGTTCTGCAATAACATTAATAGTTAAATCAGCCAATCCCTCAACGAAACTTCGAGGTCTTTTTGGAAGATCTGGTGCAATTTCTACCCCATATTTGAATCCAAGATCGTTTGGTAAATCTTTAGTTGTAATATGACTAATCATAACTAATCCATACCCTTCTCTTGCAATATCCATAATAGCACTTGAAAATTCATTCATCGATTTATTTTGATGTAATCCAATTTCATAGTCACTTAAATCACTGCCATCATTCTTTTGCATCCAAGTAAATTTAGCTGCCAAATTCCATAAAATACCAAGTGGATCAATACCAACATATTTGTATTTTTTCTTCGCTTCATCTGATTTTAATTGTTTTACAATTTGTTTGAATTCTGTCCAAGTATTACAAGGTTGAACAGTGACACCGGATAATAAATTTGTTCCAGGTTCTAATCCAATAATTAGACAATCTGGAAGTTCACTTAAAAAAGTGGTTTTTCCTGTCTTTTTTTCGCCCGATAATAAAATTATTTTACCTTCTAATCCTGGTTTTATTTTAGATTTCTCAATATTTAAAATATCTATAGCCATATTATTCCTCCTATATTATTAAAAGTCTAAATAAGGTGAATTAGTATTTGTTGTAGTGCTCATTCCCCTATTAGCTAAATATCTTTCTTCAATATCTTTTAGTGCAGCTGCTCTTAAAGATAATAGTTTATTTCTATCATACATATGTTCATCAGCTGATTTAGGACTTGTTCCGCTCTTGATAACTAATTTCTTAATTACGTCAGTATATTTCTTAGTATTGCCTTCACCAAAAGCTGTTTCTTGTGTAACCTCAGTTATTTTTTGTTCATAAACAATTTCACCATAAGCTGTAACTAAATCTCCAGGATTCCAGTTATTTTCTATATATTTAATACCTTCTTTATTTGTTACAAACATTGGAACCCTTGTAATTCTTTCTCCAAACCCTACTGTCAATAATTCTACTCTTAATTCACCTGTTGGTTCTCCATCCATATTTACAACTTCTTTAACTGAATCTACAACCCCCTGAACTGTAAATGAATTATTTCTTGGAGCGACTTTTGTAGCTTGGTCAATGAAGACAGCTCTAATTCTCCACCCTTCGATAACTTTTCCAGATTTTTCTGAGTAAAAAGAATTATCTGCAATTTCTCCTCTATTAATACTAATACATACTGCATCTGCGTTTCCAACTGTAGCTGCAGAAGGCCAATTAATCATTTGAACATATCTGTCATAAAGAGCATTTCTACTTCCGTCTTTCTTTAACTCATATTGCATACAATCTATTGGAATAATACATTCGTCGTTTAATGTTCCTGTATTAATTTCTAATGTTCCTCCAATAAATTTTCTTCCGTTTTTGTCAGTTTTAACTTCTAATGTGTTATTAACTAACAATCCTTGTAATTCAACCATATTAGTTGTGCTTTGCATTTTTTCATTCATAAAATTTTTCCTCCTTTTTTTATTTCAAATATATTATATATCTTTTTCTGTTTCTTGTGAATTATTCTGTATTTTTTCTGCAATGGCTTCTTTTATGGGTGTCTGAGTTAAATCCATTATCATTAATTTGCCATCCCTATAAATGAAAGCATATTCGCCTTTTTCTAATCCGTGTTTAACAATCAGATTGGTAATGTCTGTTTGCAAATCGAAAATTTGTTCTTGCATACTTCCCTCCTTCACTTTTTTTGAATTATAAAACTCTTTTGTAGTTTTGTAAAACCTTTTAATATTTTAAAATAAAAAAGACTTGAATTAAGTCTTTTAAAGCAAAATAAGTAGCAAATTAGCTTAAAAAAATCTTTTTAAATAAGAATATTGATTTAAAATAAAAAGCAAAATTGATAGATATTTAACTATAAAAAACTAATACGATTATATTGTAACATACCTTTCTGTTTCTGTAAAGTTAATCTTTTTTAAAAAATTTTTTTATTATTTTACCAAAATTACTACTTTAAACTGACCAATTTATCTTTTTTATAATTAAATAATATAATATATTGAGAAATAAAAATAACCTAAATAAATAGCAAAATAAGTAGATAAAACACCCTATAGGAAAAATGCAAAGAAAAAAGACGAGTTTTACTCGTCTAAATATTTCTAACTAATAATTAGTTACCTTTGATTTGGCTTGCTAATACAATACTGTCTCCATCACTTACTCTTGTGTCTAATGTAGCAGCATCTCCATTGATTGTAATACTATACTTGCTGAAGTTTTCTCCTTCAAATGCTTCTGCTAAAACTCTTCTTACTGAGTCTCCTGCAAATGCTGATACAACTCTTTTAGTTGTTGGAAGTTTAATTACTTCTACTCTGATTCTTGAATCCATATTTTATCTTCTCCTTTTCTTTCTTTATTTTATATTTATATTATAAAATGTTTTTCAACATTTTGTAATCTGTTTTTCTTATTTTTTTCTTTTTATTTTTTTTCTTTTTATTTTTTTTCTTTAACTTTATAAATAAATTATAAATTATATATCTATCTAAAATCAAGTCTTTTTGATAATTTTTACATTATAATTTCATCTGTAGCTTCTTCTACTACTTTTACTTCATTTTGAGTAAAGTTTTCTGTATATACACCATACATATTGTCAAACAAAGTAAAATTATTTATATAAGGCTCCTTGTCTATTTTATCGGTAGCTATTTTTATAAATTGATTAACCAATAACGCTGCTGTGCTTAATACAATACTTACTATTGTAATACTTGTTCCACAAGCAGACACTTCTGCATCCTCATCGCTATAAAAATGCATAGTTTCATATTTAGAATAATCAAAATCTTTGCGTATAGGTAAACAATAAACCCTTCCTTGATCGCTGCCTAATCTTGATTCCCAATACCATTTAATTTTTTCATTCTTTTTGATTGCTTCAAATAATTCTTTTCTACATTTCATTGAATCAACTAATAAGAACACATATCCACTCATTTGTTGAATATCTTCAGATGTTACTTTTTGGTCGTGAGCGATAATTTCTACTTCAGGATTTATTTCTTTACATAATTCTACTTGGGCATCTACTTTTTGTTTATCGCAAGAAGATTGAAAGATTGCTTGGTTGTTCACATTGTGAATTTCATATTTATCAAAATCCCAAATATTTATTCGCTTAACACCAAAACGAACTAAAGTTTGCAATACAAAAGAACCCGTTGCTCCAACTCCAATAATATGGATGTCATCTTTTATTACGTTCGGATTGAACACTTCTACTGATCTACTAATATCCATTTTATCAATTCCTTTCTTTTATTTTATATTATAATTATAAATTATATTGCCAGATTAAATCAAGTATTTTTTGAAAAAATTCACAGACCAAATAGCCATTAAGCCATTTGGTCAAATAAATCTGTATAATAATTCTTTTTGCCTGATAAATCTTTTATGTCGATTTTTGAAATTTCTTTTTTCTTTGTTTCTTTTTTAGAAACTGGAGGAGTTGTCGTAGTCTTATTATAGCCATAAGACCGATATCTCTTATCTTTATCGTAAGATGAATAGGGTGTAGGAATAGACGTATAGGTTTTCTTTTTTACTTTAGCTTTAATTTCTTCTTGAATTTGCTTTCTAAGTTCAATTCCTTCTGGATTATATAAAATGACTTCATCTGTCATTACTTTCGCCTTAATTGTTTTATCATAAAAGGTAATATTATATTCACCCTTTTTATTTGTAATAAGTCTAATATAAAAATCGTCAGCATCTTTTGACAACTCTAATCCTTGAGAATCATCTTGTCCAGATGGAGATGGCGACATATTAACATGACTATGTCCCCATATTTTACACTTATTTAAAAAGTTTTCTCTACCCTCATCATCAAGTTCATTGTAATATTTTACAATTGCATCAGGAGATAGTTCTGTAGTTGTACCGTGCACTTCTTGATCTAATAAAAACACGTCAGTTACTACATAGCCTTGTTCATCTTTTAACTTTTCAACATAACCCAACCAGCCTATTTCATCTTCACATAAATCTACATATAGTCGCATCTTATCGAATGCCTGTTTTAAAAAATATAATCTATATCTAAGACCTGAGTCTTCTAATTCAATTGATTTTATAGCCATTATGCAACAACTCCTTCCCCTCTTATGTCCATAATTTGTTGATATATTTTAGGTTCTCTTTCTTTTATTAGCCTTAAACAAGCTTCTAAATTATTAGCTTTATTTTCAGGGCTTAAATTTCTTGCATAGAAACTTGGTCTATTATATTGTCCGTGAAGATTACTCAATTCACTATTGGCAATATTTGTTTCATAGTTTTCTAAATTTCTTACACCGTTGAATTTTATGTGGAATTTCTTAAACTGATTATCCACAAATGGCCAGACTTCTACATTTCCACTAGCATCTCCCATAGGAAGACAATAGAATCTGTTTCCGGCGGCATCTGGAATATTGATAGATCTAAGATAAGCCTCAAATGACATCAGTAACATATCTAATCCATTTTTATTTGCATCGGCAATGGCAGATGCTAATTCTCCAACACAAGCACTTCCATTACCAATATGGCAAGCCATTCCGTGGAAGTATGTATTTTGTTGCATAATTTCTCTTACTTTGGAACCCGGATATCTGTCGTTTCTATCGCCTTTTATATTAAAATCACTAGAGATAGTATAATATTCTGGTAATACGATAAAATATTTTCCTAAGAATTGATATTTCATAATTTTATATAGTAAATCACTTTGCCCAATATCTCGACAGTCAATAAATTCTGCTATATTTGGAACATAAGTGCACGCCATTGGTTTCGTAAGGATACGTAATCCTTCTCCTTCTCCTTCTATTTTATCTATCCATTTCATTCGCTTTATATTCTCTATGCAAGCTGAAACAATTTCAGTTTCTTGGATATGTTTCAATTGTTCTTCTCTTTTAGCTACTCGATCAATTATCTCTGGGAGTTGGCTTTTTAAACGGGATAAGTCGCAACGAAGACTTAGTTGTCCTAATAAAAACTTACTATTATTTACCATTTGGCTACAAACTTCATAAAACCATCTCATTTGCATATCTGTTACTCCAGAATCTTTTCGTCTCCATAGATCGGTATCTATAAAAAGAATTCTTTTAGTAATGTGTCGCAAATAATATCCTCCCTTAGGTATTCTGTCATTTGGACACACTCCAGTAAAGAATATTCTATCGACTTGATTTATTTTTTTCTCTTTAAGAATACTTGCAATAGAATCCATTGAATAGTTACGCCATATGTGTCGAGGAATTACAATCGTTTTACCTTTACTTTTTATTCCCTGTGTTGCAAAAAGTATATCTAAAGCATCTAATGATATATTATTACCATCTAACATTAAATACACTCCGTCTTTAATTTTAAAAAATATTGATTTCATTTATTTTACTCCTCTCTTATAACGTATTCATTATTCTCCATTTTAAGCAATGATTCAATATCTATTAGATCTAAATCAGCTTCGTGTGGATTTGATGGCAATATGATTTTTGGCATCGGGATAAAAGTCTGAGTTTTATATTCCAATGTATGAATTTTTGCTTGCGTTTCTTTTAGCTGTTCTCTTGCTTGTTTTAGATAGTTTAATAAATCTATTTTTTCTCTTTTAGCTTGTTTAAGACCTGTTTCAAAACGTCTCTTTTCAAAGCATTTTATTATATTCTCCCAAGGAATACCTTTATCCCTTATATATTTTAAAGCTGCGTTAAAACCTACTTGACACCTAAGTTCTACCTCTTTTGTTAGATCTTCAATATTGTCCGTTAGAATCAGCTTACGTTCTCTTGCGGCCTGGGAAAGAGTATTTTGATTTTCTAAGTCTACTTTATTTTTTGGTATAAATCCTATAATGTCTATAGAAATTCCTTCGAAATATCCTGGATTTAATAATGGATTTTTCCATCCAGGTAATATATTCAATATCATAACTTTTCCAGCAGGTATAACATTTTTAAGAGTTTCTAAATCAATTACGCCTTTTACATCAGAAACAATAATCACATTATCATTTTTATAATAATCTTTTATTTTATAATTATTAAAAGAATAGCAATTATTATACACATTACTTCTTTTTCCTGTAAAGGATAAGTCTAATACAACTGTTTCAGGCTCTATAATATTTTTAAAAGCTCCTTTAAAACTTTCTCCGCAAAATAAAGTATATATATATTTACCGTTTATGTATTTATGGGTCAATAAGTAACTGTATCTTCCTGCACTGTCAGCACCTTTAAGATTACCATAAGTTAGTATATTATAATAATTTTTACCATTATTTGCAATAAGCTGTCCATATACAGACTGTATTTCAGAATTTTCCCCGCATAGCAATTCTTCAATGCTGTTTATTGTTGTTATTTTTTCAGTTGACCAAAATAACACCAAAGAACTGCGATAAACTATATCTTCTTCTATTACAGTTTCACGAGGAATTATTATAAAGTTTTCGTCTTTTAAATAGCGTTCTATTATTCTACCTTGTTCAATAAGACTTTTATTTAAAGAACACATTACAAAATAATGGAAAAATATTTTTGAATCAAATTCTCCTATCTTGATTCTTGGTTCATAATTATATTCAAAATCAGTCATTTGACTCACCTCTTTCTTATATTAACTCTAATATACGAGTTTCTTTATTTAATTCGGTTTCTATAAACCCTCTTGTTACTCGATCTTTTACTTCTTCTAATTGAAAATATAATTCTTCCCTATCTTCTTTATCCCAGTCTAAGAATAATGGCTGAATTGGATATCTGTTTATAAATTCTTTTATGTCTATAATATCATATAAATAACAGGGAGTTCCTTTATCTTTTTTAGAAGAAGGAGCGAATAAAACATAATCTCCATCACTTTTTCTTAATAAAATTAAAAAAGAGTATTTGGTAAATAGAATTCCTTCTGAACCGACTATTCCAATAGTTCCATTTATATTTTCCATACGCCATTCTATTTGAGATAAAGTTAGTCCTTCATCCGAATTATAGCTAAAACTATGGTTAGATTTAGACCCCTCTAATAATTTTTTTATATATTTATTCGTTCTTAGCATCATTTTCGTTTTTTTCTCCTTCTTCTGAAATAAGAGAGTATGCTGCAATTCCTCTTAATGAAATTACATTTACAATTTCTTCTTCCTCTATTTTGTCAAAAGATCTTAGCCTTTCAATGGCATCTTCCAACATTCCTTCAAAAGATTCTATTGTTCCATTATCTTTATCATCTGTTGAAACTTCGATATCTTCTCTTTCAGCTAAGAATGTTTGCCAACTTACTGGAATTTGTTTTTGTTCTCTTAAACCTGTTAAAGTAATCAAAGAATTATCTATCCATTTAATCATAATATTCGATGCACTCTTAGTTCTATATGGCTCACAATTCCATAAGAAATATTTAGCTAATATAACTTTTTCATAACCAGTTAAGAACCAAGATAATAATTCTATTTCATCATCATTAGTTATGTCTAATAATCCTTTAGCTAATCCTTTATTATTTGCCATTATATAAGAACTATTTTCTTCCCTCATTACGCATAAAGGGAAAGCTTGACAAATTGTTGATATGAGTGTTTTCTTAGTTTCTTCATCATCTTCTAAGATAAAAGTCGTATGTAAAACATATTCTGATAATTTTTCTTTTTGTAAATTTAAACCTCTTAATAATTTTTCTCCACTGCTTGTATCTAAGAATTGCTTTATTGGACCTTTGTTTAAAAGTTCCATATAATCAATATCTCCCTCAAGTTGTTCAAAGCTCTTTTTTATTGTATCATAGTCGATATTTGTTATAAATCTTATAACAAAAGAATTTACTGTATTCATTTCTTCATCTTTGTATTTTTCATCTGCTTTATTAAATAGTCTATTGTAATATTCTTCCCCATAATCACTATCTCCCCAATAGTCATCCATTAAATAATTTCTTGCAGATTCATAACTTTCCATATAGTTTCCTCCTAACTCATCTATATCTACAAAAGTTCCACACTCTGGACATATACAATCCAAACCGTATAAAGTATACTCATCTAATACTGAATTACAGTGTGGACATTTTATTATGCCATAATCATCATAAAAAGTTTTATAATCATTTTTCATTTTATCACCTTTTCATATTATTATTATAAATCATTTATCTACAAAAACACAAGATTAAAAATAAAAAAGAACCAGATAAATTTTTCTGATTCCTTTTGTTTAACCCGTTCTTGTATAAAATTCCTTAGCTACAATGTCTTTATAATTACTAAAAGAACATACCATTATGCTCATTTCACCTAAATCACTTTCAAACCACTGTTCTATTATATTGGTCCCAATTTTATTTTCGTGACTAAAGTGATACATCAGTTCATTTTCATAATATAACAAACTTCTAATAGCATCTTGATATTCCACTTCATTTGTAGTAATAAAAACACTTGAACCAGAATGACCATCAGTTTCAATGCTGGCAATAATTAATCTTTTCATTATTTTATTCCTAATTATCAAAGTTTATAAAGTGAGGATTTTTATCAAAGATACTGATACTTTGAGCAACAATATTTGTTTTTATCCAACCTTGTTTAATGTAACCAGATAAGCTAATTGTATAATTAACTTCAATAGAACTTGTATCTTCTTCTATTTCATCTAATAATACTTTTATTTTGCCTTTTCCATAATCTATAGTTAAGCTATTTTTGTTCTTTTTTAATACAACTCCATACAATACGGTAAAGTTTATACTTCTTGTTTTTATATTGCTCATAAAAACCTCCTTTTTTCTTTTTTAAGAATAGATAAAGTATAATTATCTACTCTTAAAAAAGAAAAACTAAGATTAGTTAGCTTTATCTTCTTTAGCTGGTTTTTCTTTTTTCTTAGTTTTTGTAGATATTTGACTTAAAATTTGCATTTTAGCAAAATCGCTTAGTCCGTTACCTCCATTTTCATTACTCATTAATGCCATAAGCATAATAGGGTTTTCACTAAGATCTGAAATTCCTTTACCTTTTCCAGTCATTGCTTGGAACATCATCATTTTACTTAAGTCAAAATCTTTTCCCCCCATTAAGGCATAAGCCATCATAGGATTTGAAGCTAAATCTGTTCCTAAGATATTATTAGTTCCTAAACAATTAAACACTTTAGTATAATATTTTATACCGAATACATTTGTTTTTGGAATTAAAGTATTTTCTACAGCTTCTTCAAAATCAATACCTCTTACATTACCATTTTCAATAGAAGTGATATAGTAGGGTTTATCATTTTGATGTAAAATAATGTCTCCTACTTCTAATTCAGTAGCTGGCATTACAAATAATAAATCTTTCATATCATCGAAAAATCCATTACTAACTTCTACCAATTCTCTTGTTTCTGGATTAAAGGTAAAATATTTATTATCCTTACCTCTTACTGCTAATCCATTAATAGATAATCTAAATTGATTTGAATTTAGTTTTCCAAAACTTGAACCAATTTCTGAAAACATTTGCGTTTCCTCCTTTTCTTTTTGTGGCGCATCATAACATTCAACGCAATTTGTTGAGCACCCTTGTTTTTCATCAGATTTCATATCCAATAAGTCTAAGATATCTTTGATGAAATCATCATCAAAAGCATGACCTGTCACCATAGGATCTATTTGTTCATTCTCTCCCAAAAGTCTTTTTTCACGTTGACTTGTTATCATACATTGAACACGATCATCTGGCATAACTAATACATAATGTTTAGATATTCCGACTACAGTTCCAACTGAATATTGAAATTTATAATTATCAGTAGGAGTAACTAAAATTATGTCATTAGGATTGATAGCGCATTGATTATAAATCATATTAGACACTTCTTCATATTGTCTGTCTGTTGCAATATCAATCATCTCACTAACTGTGATATCTCCATCTTTCAAGACGTAATTCTTATTTTCATCATAGGTCAAAACTACATATTCGCCGATTGCTAAATCTGAGTTTCGATTAAATAAGAAAGCATAAACATCTCTGAATTCCATTGAAATCCTCCTTTTCTTTTTTTCTAATATCATTTTATTATAGATAAGTAGTTTTTGTTTAGTCTTTTTTTTCTTTTTCTTCAATTTTTTCTAACACATTGTCTAAATAAGCGTGTTTTAAAATAATATCTTTTTTTATCTCGTGTTCTGAATAAGCCTTAGCCATTATAAAAAATAATTTTAATCTAATCAAAAGATTATCACTTTGTTGAATGTGAATAGTCTTAATTTGAATATCATTATTTATAATACAATCTAATATATCTAACGCTTCTTCATCTGCGGGAATACTCAATAGACTAACTTTGTTGAATTTAATGAATTCTAATAATTCATCAAGCTCTGATATTACGATAAACTTTTCTATCGCAATGTGCTTTTTTGGTAAATAAACTACTTGAAGCATAATATTCTCACCTCTTGTAGTTTATTATACCATTCTTTTACTTTTTTGTAAAAGTTTTCCCCTTTTATCGCAGAAGAAAATTCAGCGGGAATTGCACCTCTTTTGATTAAAAAACCAATAAAACTAATTATCATACTGAATACGCTATAATTACTCGAACGTCGGTTTCGCACCAAAGGGGATTATAGAACTCCCTACTATGTTTTACTCTGGACTCCATAGCTAAGTTTTCAGTATTCTTAAATAAAAAAAATACTATCGTGCATTTTAACGAGCAAACACGCCTAAGCTCCATTACATTGGGTACTGCCCCCTTCGAGTTGAAAGGCTCGTGATCTATATCTTGTAATCATAATGCATTTAAACAAATGAAATAAACGAGGCTGGACTTGATCATACCAGCATACTAAGAGTTTGCTTTAACTTACTCCTCCATCTCTAAAACATAATCGAAATTATGCTGGAACAAGGACAGTCGACCTGCAATAGGTAATATCACTTATCCACCAATATGTAATCTACATATCAGCTTAGAAATAGAGCCAAAATTATGTTCGGCGAACCTACTAATAATCTCTAAATTTATTTCATTTGTCTAAATACATTATAAAATTATAATGTATTCGCTGTGAAGAATTTTATTTATTTTTTCCTATGTTTTGTTCTAATAGAGTTGCCATAATATCTTGAACCAATTTATAGATATCGTCCATATACACAGCAATAAATTCACAAATAAATTCTTCATCTCTAAATTGTTTTATGCTAATTGCATAAGTCATAATAAAAGCATGGACTAATTCGTGTGTAATAGTTTCTTTCATTTCTTCATAATCGTTTAATAGGTTTTCATCTATATAGATAATTCTCATCTGTTTAAATAATTGAGCAATACACGTTTCTCCATTCATTATAAGGTGTTCATCACCAGTTGAAGCTGATTTTATAGTCCATCTTTTTTTCTTAATGTGAAAATTATATTCCACCAATGTAATCATCCTCTCGTAAAGTAAGTTAAGTGGGAGGTAGGGATTTGAGATACCCTACATCTTATTTCTATATTTTGCATTAAACTACTCAATTTTATAGGTCAATTATTTTCAGTCTGAAACTAATAAATACCTCAAAATCATATCCACTCAACGACGACCTTAATTCCAGTAGTCTAACTGGTTTGGTTTACTAACCAGCTTGTATGTTATAGATAAACTATAAGAAAGAAGACCTTCCATAAATGAACAGGTGCCTTTATATCTACCTCATTTTTTCTATAGCATCTCGGCTAAAAATAGCAAAAAAATAAAATTAGTCTTTATTTGCTAAAAAATAACTTCTAATATTCTTCATTTCGTTTCCGATTTGAGTTTTACTCGTTCCCGTTTTTTTAACATATCCTTTACGAACTAGGGATGCCAATGTTGTAGAAACACTTTTTTGTGTCATTTCACAAGCAATACAATCTAATTCATATTCTTCTTCATCTGGTAATATCTCTTTTAGGTCAATTGTATCTAACTTATCTAATATTGCGTATATATTTGTTTTATGCCCTTCATCAGTAGCTTCTAATCTTTTTAAGATATCTAAAACTATGACGGCTTTTTTTGATAAATCTTCCATTTACTTTTTCTCCTTTTTTATATATTAATATTATAATTCACTTTTCAAGAAAAAATCAAGTCTTTTTTGCTAAATTTTCCCTTGAAAAAAGAACTATGGAAGCATAACTCCTAAAGCTTCTTCATTCTTTCTACGATTTTTTTCGAAAACATCTTCTTCATTAACTTCGGTTTCGTCATCATAGTATTCTTCATCACAATCATAGTTTTCTTCCCAGTCTTCTTCATCGTAGTCTGGTTCGTCCTCATCATAAGCACGATCAACATTTGCTAATGTGTTTTGAATATTTATAAGCAGATTTGAGTCACAATTATCTACATAATCACCAAATTCATCTAATGCAGTATCATCATTATCTGGGATTATGTCATAATTTTCCCCCATATAGAAAGCTGCTACAATTCTTAGAACATCTTCTTCATTTAAAGCATTGAAAATGTCTGCTAATGAAATATTAAAATTTTTCATAATTAAAATCCTCCTTTTTTGTTATAATAATTATAAAATTTTATATTAGATAAAGTCAAGTCTTTTTGTTAATCTTTTGAATATATTTTTTTCAATATTTTTTTTACGAAAGAAATTTTTACCGATTTCCTTAATCCAGTTTCTTTATCAACGCAGGAAATCCCATAGCGATTTCTTTTTAGCAAATAATATTCTCGATCATCTATTCCAATAAAAAATTGATTTCTTTTCATATTATATACTTGTTGTTCTTTTAGTAATAGTTCTATAGCCTCATCTTCTAACCGTTCCAAAGTTGGCATATCTATTTCATCAGTTATTTCTACTTGTCCTTTAAGTATAAATTCGTCTTTTTCTCCTCTTTTACAAACAACTGCTCTTTTTTTACGAGGTTCTATAAATACATATTCATTTTGATTTGCTTTTATAACTTGACCCATTTTTAAATCGCATAAAATACTCGAAATATCTTCTGTCATATTATAATTATTCCTTTCTCATATTTCATAAAAAAATTATAAAATTAAAAACCAGTAAAAATCAAGTGTTTTTTGATATTTTTTACTGGTTTTTTAAACTTGTAGTTAATTTATGCCCGCTGCACGCATCATTTCGTCTAAAGATTTTTTAGGTTGTTCTTGTTTTTGAAAACCTTTTCCATCTTGAGTTTGCATTTTACGAGCTTTTCTACAATCAGCACATCTTTTTGGTAATGCTAATTCTTTACTTTCATAAAAGTTTTGCTCACTCACTGTTACTGTGTATTCTTTTCCACAGTCCTTGCATATCATTACAAGATCTTGTTTTTCCATTAATTTTCCTCCTTATATATAAAACTCATTAAGTTTTATTCGATAAAAATGCCATAGACTATATTGCGTATAGTAAATGGACTTGTTTGACTACCTTCAGTTGGATTCGGACCAACACCGCTGATTACTCCCGTAATCATCGAGCTTACCTTAGGCTCTCTATTCTCGTCAAGAATACTATTTTATTTAAGCCAATAGTATCCTTCGCATCAAAAGATGCTTTTATATTTTGTTTTACGATAATATTATATTATTTCTTTGTTGTTTTTGTAATCTATTTTTTTTCATTTTTTGAATAAGGTTTTCCCAAGTCTTTTGAATTTATTTTTTTATTGGCGACTAAATAAGTTAAACTATCTTTTCGTGGCCAATTATAATGTTTTATCGTCATATCTGTAAATTTCATAGTGGGATTCAAACTTCTTACTTTTGTATCGAAATTCAAATCTTCTAAAGCTTTTTTCTTGTCTGGATAATGAATGCCTTTTATGAACTCGCGACGATATGCTTTTGTAGATCCAACATACATTGTATATGTTTTTTCATTTAGGATAAATTTTCCACCATCATTTATTCTCAAATTAAAATAAACCATATCAGTTCCATCTAGTTGGGTATCTATAAATTTATTAAGTTCATCTGTTATGAAATAGTCATCACTTCCAAGAGCTACATAATATTCGCCAGATATATAACTTAAACCTGTATTTAATGCGGAAGCTACTCCTTCATTTGATACACAGTCTACAAAAATATCTGTTTTTAAATTTCTCTTTCTTAATGCTTCCTCGATGCTTTGCGATGTATTGTCTGTCGAGCCATCATTAACTACTACTAATTCTACGTCTTCTCTTATAGGGACCGATTCTATAGCTCTTTTTACTAACTCTTCTTGATTCCATACTGGAATTACTATTGATAATTTTATTTTACTCATAATTACACACCTCTAAAAAATAAGAGAGCGATTTATATATTCAAACCGTTCTCTATTACTTTCTTGAAATAGGAATTTCTTTTAATGGTTCTTCTTTATAAAATATATCTATGTAAAGTAAGCCATCTTTACATTCATATTTAATTTCTTTAACTTTAGCTCTATTTAAACTAAAACGATTTGAAATACTGTAATCGGTACCGGTAATTTCATTTTTAGTTTCTCCTTTTATGTATAAATAATTGGTTCTATCTTCTTTGTCGCTTCCTTTGACTTCAATTTGAATATCTTTTTCGGAAACTCCCAAAGCATTCAGGACAATAACATCTTTGCCTTCTTCTTTAAGAATTTGGTAAGGATGACTATCCCTAATAAGTCTATTTACAGAACTAAAATCCTTGTCAAAAAATAAATCATATAACATATAATAATCACTCCTGCCTATCGGCTAATAATAAATAATAATCTTATCGCTCTCTTAAAGGCGAGATGAAAGAGCATACCTTTCATTTATTAAAAGAATAATGTTTTATAATGCTTATAAACTACTCGTCAGCTTTTTCTTGTTTTTTTCTGTAAGTTCCTTTTTCTTTGCTATTCCAAATCATTTTTGGCTTCATCTTTTTAGCTAATTCTAACATTCTAGTAGCTAATTGTTTCTTTTTATAATGTCCTTCTGGAAGGGATTCTGCTTCTTCTTTCATTTTATCAAATTTAGCTTGTCTTTGATTTTCGAGTTTTTTATAATAATCTAATACTTGAATAACTTCTTTAACATTCTCAGCAGCCATCTTAGCCTCTTCTTCGGTTAAGTCGGTCTTTGGTTTTCTTTCTTCTGCTTCTTCATATTGATTAGCTTCATCTAACGAAATTTCAATTTCAGTATCCATAGGTGCTGTCGTATATTTTTCTTCTTCCATATTTTTATTTCCTCCATTCTTTTTATATAAATTAAGTATAACACTTAAAATTATTTCTGTAAACATTTTACATTTATATTATATAAAAAAAGACTACTTTTTGTGTAGTCTTTTTGTTATTTTATGTTTATAAACGGAATACTATCACCAATAACAGTAGAAGGAGTTTTTCCATCCCACTTTTCAATAGCTTTTAGTTGAGCCTCAATTCTTCTTAGCTCTAATAATTGATCTGTTATTTCTTGCTTTTGCAATTTTAAAGACTCAGCTTCAGCTTTTGCTTCTGTTATTTTTTTCTCTGCTTCAACTTTTGTCTTTTCTAATTCTTGTTGAGCTTTTTTAACTTCTTGCTCTGCTATTTGTTTTGCCTCTATTGCATTATTGTATGCTTCACTAAAATTTAAGTTAATAATATTTAGTTCTGAAATTACGATTCCGTATTTTTCAACCTTAGCGTTCAAGTCTTCGATTATTTGTTTAGATACTTCACTTCGTCTTGTTACTAATTCTTCTGCTGTATAAGCACTTGTAGCATTTTTTAATGCCTCTTGTACAGCTGGATTTAAAATTGTTTCGGCGTAATTCGCTCCAACTTTTTTATATAATTCCACAACATTTTCTGGATTTAAACGATAGTTTATGGCAAAACGCATAGACACATCCTGTAAATCTTTTGTTGCCGCAGTGCTGTCTATTTCAGCTTTTTGGACTTTCATATTTACTTTTGTAATTTTTTCTAAGTAAGGAATTTTAAATATAATTCCTTCTGTAGTTGTTTGCCCTGTAATTTTACCAAATCTACTTTTTACCCCTATTTCTCCAGAGCGTATAGTGGTAAAACTACAAAGTAATGTAATAAAAACTATTAACGAAACCAACCCAATAGTAACTCTTTTAACGATTTTTTTTGTTCTATTTTCATCTTGTTTATACGGCATGTTTTTCTCTCTCCTTTTTTCAATGTTTTTTCAATCTTTTCTAATTCATGAGGAAAGAAATTGTGATCATCTACACCAATGTCAAAATGCCTTGGACTAAACTGAGCTTCACTTGGAAGCTTGTGTCTATGACCATGAATATTATAAAATTTGCCGAGATCTCCTTGAATTGGATGATGACTAAGAATAAAGTCACTATCTACTATGATTGGACTTTTCGTTACTGTTTCAAACCCAGCTTCATAATAAGCACTTTTTGTTAGGTTGTCGTGATTACCCAAGCATAAAATTTTACGTCCTTTTAATTGAGAAGTTATTTCTTTTAATATTGTTTTGTTACCAAAGCAAAAATCACCAAGCACATATACAATATCATCTTCATTTATTACTTTGTTCCAATTATTTATAATAATCTCATTCATTTGTTCTACATTATTAAAAGGTCTCTGACAATATTCAAGAATTCTTGAGTGATTAAAATGGGTATCAGAAATTACATATCTTTTCATTTCTTTCCTCCTTTCTATTTATAAATTATCTCTACTGATATAAATTTTAAGATACTTTTCTCCACTGTCTTCCAGTATTTCTGCTTTTTGGGCAGGATTGTCATAATTATCTTCTCCTTCCCAAATACAGGAAATTGTTTCTTCTTCTCCTGTGTTATACTTTATATAAAAATGTGTAATATCTCTTAGCTGTTTTTCTTTTTCAAGACCAAGGCGATCTATTAAACTTTCCTCAGCTAAAAAACCAAACACTTTATGTTTCTTTTCGGCAACTTCATAAGGAAGAACAAACCAAACATCTTGAGCTTCATAATCTTCTATTACTGCATTTAAACACATCGAAATATGTTTTACAATATTGTGGAAAAATACATTACAAATTTCGTCTTTTGTAAAGGTATAACATTCACAGTTCTCAAATTGAATAGTAATTTCAGCGATGTCTTTACATTCACCTTTTTTTAATTTACGAATTTTGCTCATAGTCCTCATCCTCCCAATTAGTTTGAATTTCATAAACTCCGTTTAGCACTAATCTTTCTATATTATGTGCAGGTCTTAAATCTTTTTCTTCTGGTTTTTTATTTCCTAATAATAAATCATTTACACATACTTGTTGTCTAACCCCGTTAAAATGGCTCACTATATAAAGTTTATACCCGTGTAGTGGATAATAGTTATCAATAACTGTCGTTAACGGAGTAACTATATAGACAGGTTCTGTTTTCCCTGTGGTAAGTTTTTTGAACTTTTTCAAATCAATACAATTGTATTTCATAGAACCATCCAAACATACCCAAATTTGTCCTTTTGGACATTGGGATACCAAAATTTTTTCTTGTTCGGTCATATATAATCACTCCTTTTATATAAAAATTATATATTGTATACCCTAAAAAAGTCAACTCTATTCGATAAAATTATCTTCCTGTTGTTCAATTCTTATTCTATCTCGTTTTTTATTGATAGGTGTTAAATCTGTTTCTTTTGCAACGTAAAATTCAGCAGGATCTTTTATTTCTACCTGATTAATATCCCGTTTACATTTAAAACAATACATTTTTTTCAAGTGTCCAGCTTTCTTTTGTTTACCGGCTTTTCTAAATATATAACTTACAGTCCCACAAATCGGACATTGAATTGCAGTTTGTATGTGTTTTACCATTACTCACTACCTTCTAAGTATATTATGTCAACTTTATCATTTATGTATATATCTTTTTCGCAACCCTTTTTAATAGTTTCTTGTAATATTTCGGTTATTTCCTTTTTAGTTTTAGAAGATGTATCTCCAACAGATATAAGATATCCAGAAGCTTTGTCATCTCCACATCCAATTGCAAAATAATAATCTTCAATTTCCAATACAGAAAAATCTTCTCCAACTTCAAACATTTTATCTTTAGTGCAAAACAACATAATACTATCCATACTTTCTATATCATTTTTTGAAGACAACCTTTTGTTTTGACGTAATGTGCTTTGGATTATCGGAACAATTGTTTTTATTACATATAAGTCATCTATTTCAGTCTTATCAAGTATATCTTTGTAAGGCATAATTTCATCTATTGTTCTCATTATATTACAATCCCTTAGATATCCAACTACACCTAATGCTGAATTAGAATATTTAAAATGCTGCAATTTTGTTGCATTATCAGATTTTGTGCTTCCATACGAAACTTGTTTATCCGCGGCTATTGCAATCCCTTCTTTATATTTTAATCCTATGACTACGCTCATAAAATTTCTCCTTTCTAATCTTATTTTATTATAAAAAAAGATAGTGCTTTTTGTGAAGTCTATCTCTTTAAACTTTCTAATACATCTTTTAGTCTATCTGCGTGAGTATTATTAACTAATGCTAATTCGATTTTTTCATTAGAGGCATCAATAATCACATTATTATCTAAGACTTTTGCAAAGAAATCTCTTTGTCTTGAAAGAACGAATTCTTTAGCTCTTCTTAAATCCTCTTTACTCTTAAAAGCTATTGTTCGTTCAGCCTCATTTCCGTATTGAAATATTAAGCAAGCTTCTCCCAAACAATAACTTTCTTTAACAGTAGTAGGTTTATTATTTATTTCTCCCCACATAAATTATCACCTATATTATAGGACACAACTGGAATAAGCATTACTTGTCCACGAATGTTAAAACCATTGTCATCATAAGATATTATAAAGTTATTAGGATGGTTATATGTTGCTAACCCAAAACTTTTATCTTCTTTTATAAGTTTTTGTTTCTGTGGTAAATAATGAGTATTACTTCTTGCATCTCCTTCGTTATCTCCATAACACGCATTATAAAAACATTGAATAATATCAGTACTACAACTGGTATCTTTTAGTTCTTTTTCTAATAGTCCAAATAGGTTTTTAGATACCATATGAAAAAAACCAATATAGTCTTCTGGGCATTCCGTATCGTAATCAGGGTCTATGCTATAAAAAGAACCAAAGAAGCAGTCTTTTATTTTAAATAAATCATAAAAAGTTTTATATGTAATATCTTTATTTAAACGACATATTTTCTCTATGAAAGAATACTTATAGAAAGATTTTTTTACTTTGGGAAATTTAGTTAATGGTAGTTCCATTTTAAGAATATCAAAATTTGCATATTGACAATCGTCATCTTGATTAACACAATATCCTTGAGCAACTACTTTTAAATTATCCTCATCTACTTTATCTCTAAAAAGAAATTCGTTTAGAAACCAACGTGTCTCATCTCTCCAAGTATATTTAAAATTAGCATCTAACATTTTATTGATAAAATCTGGTATAATTTTTTTTAGCTGTCCTATTATTTTATCTTTCGTTATTGTATTTCTACTATCACAAATAATCGGACATATCATGTATTTTTCTGCGTTTTCATATTCTGACCAATTTAATACAACAGTAGCATAATATAAATCATATTTCATTATTTTTTCACCTCTTGTGCAAATATAATAAACTATTTAATTAGAAAAAGTCAAGTTAAAAAAGAATTTTTTTAGACCGTAAAGGTTGTTAGACTTTACAGAATAAAAAATTCTATATATACTTATTATACTAAATAATATGAGCGAAGCTTGCGGAGCGAATATTATTTCTTATCCAATAATTATATATAAAATAAATTCTTTTTCTTTTGTATTACTTTTCTTTTTCTTAAGACTTGACTTTTTAACCTTTTATCATTTATTATATTGTTCAAGGAGGACAATATGGAAACAATTAATAAAGACGCCAAGTATATATTAATTGGACATACCTATACGGATTGTGCAGATATAAAAGGATTGCAGCTTTTAGGTTATGCTCCTAAAGATAAAGATAATACTTTTTCAGAGCCCGATAGAAACAAACCAGTTTATCGAGCAATATTTCAAGATGGAACTTTTATGGACGGTATTATTCCTAAGGATAATATTGATTTTTTTAATAATTATAATAATAAGGATAATAAGACCTTTACAGAAAATACAAAATAATGTATAATAAATATGGAACTTAAGTTTCTAAGCTCGTAGCGGCGAACGGTCCTTAGAATAAAATCTCTGTGGCACTACGAGTGATGGGTTCGCACAATTTGGTTTCGGAGTCGCTCTCCGATATGTTAGTTTTAGTCACCAGAGTTCTAACAGAATAAAATAAAAAACTGGGTGTCATTTTTTAAAAAAATAAAAAGACTTGACTATTGGGTCTTTTTTATTTTATAATTATATTAGAAATCGAAAGGGTGATTTTATGAAAAATCAAAAGAATGACTATACAACATTATTAAATAAAAAGGTAGGAACCTGGTATGTTAAAGATATAATAAGAAAAAAAGATGGAAGCGGACAAATGAGAGATTATTATGTCTGCGATTGTGTTTGTGGTTTAGAGAGGGAAGTGTTAGCGAAAGATATATGGAATGGAAAAAGTAAAAATTGTGGTTGTGGAGGAAAATATAAAGTTGGCTATAAACAAGGAAAACTGACTATTTTAAAAAATACCGGCATGATAGATAATGGTGGGTCATATTTAATAGAGTGTAGATGCGATTGTGGTAAAATAATTTATAGAAGATGGTATCAGTTTGAACACGCAAAAAAATTAAATTATTCCATGTCTTGTGGATGCTTGAATATTTCAAACCCAGAACAACAAATAATGTTTTTATTAGAAAACTGGGGAATAGACTATATCTATAATTATACAGATGGGAGATTTGAGCTTAGAGATGAGAAAAAACATAAATTATTTATAGATTTTTATTTACCAGAATACGATTTGTATATAGAATACGACGGCAAACAACATTTCGTAGACAATGGTCTTGGAGCCGGTAAATTAAAGAGAAGACAAGAATTAGATCAAATAAAAGATAGTATTCTGAAAAATAAGCTATATAGAATAAGTTACAATGAGGATGTAGAAAAAGCTTTATATAATATAATAAAAAGCAATGTCAAAAAACGAATATATTTTATAACAAGTGATGAACACGGGTGTTATAACGAAATAATAAAAGCAGAACAAGAAAAAGGTTACAACGAAACAAATCCGTTACATTATAGGATTAGTGCTGGCGATTGCTGGGACCGCGGATTAGATGGAGTAAAAATATATGAATACTATAAAAGGTTATGTGATGAAGGTAAAATGACCGTATGTAAAGGTAATCATGTTTTTATGTTAATAGATTGGTTAGAAACCAATAATTTCAATACTTGTTATTTCAATTACAGACGAAATGGTTTAAGGACTACTATAGATGATTTTACTCATGTTACTCTTGGATGGGATACATATATTAATCTAAAATATACAGAAGAAGAACAGATGAAAATGACAGCTGAAGACTGGAATACTGAATGGGTTAGATATGTAAAAGACTCTGCAAAGCAAATTAATAAAGAGTATCCTGATTTACTTCCTTGGCTTAAATCATTGCCAGATTATTTGGAATTAAAAAATTCTATTATTACCCACGGAATGATAGACTGTGTTCATGGTAATTGGAGAACGCCATTACAAGGATGGGAAGCTTGTCATTGGGCAAAACCTAAAGATGCAGCTTTCTTAAAAAACGATACAGGGAAACATATTTATCTTGGACATATAGATGCAGATACAATCAGAGAATGTTATCATTTAGAACCAGAAAATCAAACTATCTTTACAAGACCAGAAGGTGATGTAACATATCTTGATAGTTGCACAATTCTAACACATAGAGTTAATATGAACGTCATAGAAGATGAGCCTTTAGAAGATAAAAATTAATAAAATACTTGACTTATGATGGTTGAGTGTTTTATAATATTAATATAAAGTTAAGAAAGGAGTAATACCTTATGATTAAGAAAAATATTTTGTATCCAAAGACTGAACGTATGTCAGAAAATGGAGATTGTATAAAAATAACAGAAAAATTAGACGGTAGTAATTTAGTCTTTTATAAAAAAGATAACGAGTTATATATTGGTTTAAGAAAGAATGTCTTTTCTTTGGCAGATATAGAAGAGGCTAAAAATATAATGTATAAAGATTTATATAAATGGTTACAGGAATATGGAGAAAATTTAAAAAATGCGTTATGCGACAATTCTGCTATATGTGGGGAATGGATTGGCATGGGTGCAACCAAATATCCAGAAGAGACATTTGATAAAAAATGGTATATGTTTGCAAAGGCAAATATCTCTGATGATGAAAAATTAGTAAACATAAAACACGATCACGAACTATTTGTATATTCTTTCCAAGAACAGATTATTCCAGATTATTTAGGAATAGTGCCAGAAGTTAATCAAATTAAAGAAATGCCTACGAAAACTCTTTTGGATGGTATGTATGAAGAATATACTAAAAAGGTAGAACGACCAGTCGAAGGTTTTGTTATGAATTATCGAGGAATAATTACAAAATATGTAAGAATGAAAAAAGGTCATATTGTAGAATACTCACAAGATGACCATAAGGGGGAATAAAATATGGGTTTATTTAACAAAAAAAGCAAATATGATAAGAGAATGAAAAGACCTATAAAATTTTATAACTCTCCAATAAGTGAAGAATGTTATAATTTAGATACTTCATTTATAAATTTCATAGTTCCTCGTTTGAAACTATTTAAAAAAGATGCCAGTAGAGTGATTATATATGATTTTTCTATTATAGACGATATCCTTAAAGGATTTGAATTATATCAAAAGGTTGATGAATGGGAAAATGACAAAGAGATTGTGGCTTTTAATATGAAAATAGTGAATAAATCTATGGAATTGTTTGCAAAACATTGGATGGAGTTCAATTGGTAAAAGATGACTCAAAAGGAGGATGAAAACTAATGAGTATAGAAACAAGTTTTGTAAGAAATAAAAGTGATGAGATATACCTCTCCCCAGAGGGGGAGAACGGTGATAAAAAAAAGAAAACAAAGATAGGAAATATAATAAGAGTTATTATATTAATCTTAGTAATGTTTATTACAATAGGCTGCACCAGTCCTAAGACAGAACCGGGTGTAGTTACTTGCACAAGTCATTTTGAAACTAAAACTGGACGAATTAGCACTCAAAATTCGCAATACTATTGGATAGTTGATAAATACGGAACCGTATATCAAGTAGATCGTTATAAATGTGTCAATAGTAGATTTAATTAAAATGTCATTTTTTACTAAAAACGCTTGACTTTTGCCAGGCGTTTTTTTTATAATTATAATGAAATTAATAGAGAGAGGTGAAACATTATGAAAGAACTAATTATATTTATGGGTTTGCCTGGTTCTGGAAAAGATAGTATAATAAGAACTTTATATAAAGGATATAATAATATAAGTAGTGATGCGATAAGAGTGGAATTATATGGTTTTGAAGACCAGACACATAACGGTGAAGTGTTTGAAGAAATGAAGAAAAGAGTAATAGCAGCTTCAAAAAATGAAGAGTGCAAAGTTATATATAACGCAACTAATTTAAGTCGCAAGAGAAGAGTCGCTCTTGCATCAGAAATGAGGAAACACTTCGACATAATTAAAGTCGTTTGTTGTTTATGTTCTATAGAAGAATTATTTAAAAGAAATCAAACACGAGAAGAAAGACATCTGCCAGAAACAAAATTAACGCAGATGATAAAAACTATTCAATTACCAAATATTCACGAGTTTGAATATGACGATATTGTTTTCTACGATACAGATGACAGTCAAGAATTAGAAAAAGATAGACTAAAAAGTCTAATGACCTATGAGCAAGATAACGAGAACCATTCAGAAACACTTGGTAATCATATAATAAGAGTTATGGAGGGGTGTGAAAATGATGAAGTAGCTCAAGTTGCTGCCCTATATCACGATTTGGGAAAACCTTTCTGTAGAGAAGTATGGGAAGATGGTTATGCTCACTATAGAAATCATAATATTGTTAGCTCTTTATATTATGCTTTGGATTGTTTAAGAACGAATGGAAAAATTTATCAGAGAGATTATAATATCATATTAATGATAGAGTTTCACGACTATATTTTTAATTTCGATATGGATTATGATAAGATGAGAGAACATTATGGTCATAAATATATAGGACTTAGTAACGATTTTTGGGACAGCTTAATCACGATGATGAAAGCTGATAGGCGTAGACCATAGGGGGTGGAGATATTATGTTTAATATTTATTCTATATTTGCTGGTTGGATTTCAGTATCCTTCGGCGAAAGAAAAGATGAGAATTACAGTTATACAGGTAAAAATGGAGAAATCATTTCCTTCTCGTATTTGGATGATGTAAAAGAAATGCTTGATAATCTATTTGATTTAAAAGAGGGTCAAAGAAAAACAAAAGAGTTTGACCTTGAGGGTGATGTAATTGATATTTATACAAGATTAAATAACAATACGATATATATTATGTGTAATTATAAATATATAGATAATCAAGAACAATATAGTTATAGTTTTCCCTACAAAAATTTTCTAAAAGAATATGTTACTACTATGCAAGAATATAAAGAACTCTATCTACAAGATTTCGCATATCACGAAGAAAATTATAAATGGGATAATAAATACTGGGATAATATAGTTCAAAAAATACAATAAAGACTTGACTTGCGTCAGGTCTTTAATTTATAATTATAATATAAGAAAGGCGTGATATAATGAATATTATGGAAACATTAAATAAGTATAAGACCGATTTAGAAAAAGAAGGCTATACTGTTTTGTATATTGCACTTTTTGGTTCACAAAATTACGGTGTAGCAGATGAAAAGTCTGACATTGATGCTAAAGCTATTGTATTACCTAAATTAAATGACATTATATTTCGTCGAGTAATTTCTCGTATAAAAGAGTTTCCAGAGGGAGCTTGTGACATTAAAGACTTGGTTACTTATTATGATATAATTAAAAAAGGTAATTATTCTTTTGTAGAACCCTTTTTTACTGAATGGTATATTGGCGATGAATATTTAAGACAATTATTTGCTCAAGTTCCTGTAAACGGAATGTCTATAATTGGGGGTATGCTCCAAAAAAGAAAAGAAATTACTCACCCTTATCCAAGTAAAGCAAAAGAATTTGAGTTATTTGGCTTTGATCCAAAGCAATATCACCACATTATAAGGTTATATGATATGATAATGTTAAAAAAAGATGGATTGTCATCTCAAATTCCAGCTTTTATTAAATACACCGGAGATAAGGCTGAAGAAATGAAGAAGATTAAAAGAGGAACAAATGGGAAAACCTTAGATTTCATTTTAAATGATGCTGATAAAAAAATAGCAGAAGCACAAGAATACATAAAGCCTTTTGAAAAATATCAAGTGATAAATTTTGATAAAGAAGTAGGAGCTTATTTAGAAGAAAAAATGAAGGAGGAATTGTTAAATGGAGCTAAATAAATATGATCTTGGATTAGAAAGATGCGAAAGAATTGCAAAAGCAAAAAAGAAATATGAAAAATTAAAAGAAGGATTGCAAGAATTTAATAATGGATTAAGAAGATTGGGATATAAAAAGAGTGTAGAAAAAGGACCTGTCAAATTAATAGAAACTATAGATGAAATATTTTCTTGTCAAGAGGCTGTGGAATTTTTAGATAAAGAAACTTATTGTAGATATTTTAAAAAGCTAAAAGAATTTGATTCTGTGTATGATGATACAAGAGAGTGTTGTCACGTAATAGGCAGTGACTTTTGCTCTTTAAGTTTGTGTGAGTTCGTATGGCTTGGTATAGAATTATTAGATATAGGAACATATGATAGTCTAATCTTCTCTGAGTTTCCTTGCACTGAAGAGATATTCTGTTCAGGATATTTTGGATATTATGAAAACGAAAATGCTAATGAAACAAGAGTTACTGGTCCAGAAGAATGTTGGGAATTCCTAAAAAAAGAATACGAAGAATTAGATTAAAAAGACTTGCTTTTTGCAAGTTTTTTATTTTATAATATAAATATAAAGAAAGGAGATTGAGAATTATGGAATTAGTAAAATTTTTAAAAGAAAATAATAACTGGAGAGAATTATTAACTCAATCTCCTTATTATTTATCTATCAAAGAAAAAGATAATTATGTAATTTTTAAGTATAATCAATTAGAAAGTGATATGTCATTACAAATAGTCCAAGAAAGTAGGGGCATAATAATAGATTTAGATGATTATAGTATAGCCTGTTTAGCATTTTTCAAATTTTTCAATGTGCAAGAGCCACTTGCCGCTAAACTTAATGGAAAAATAAGGGCATTAGAGAAAGTTGACGGGAGTATTATAAAAGTATGGGTAGATAGAAAAGGTAATGTAAGAATTTCTACTAATGGAATGATAGATGCATCTGATGCAGATATATTACTTCCAGTGGATAAAGTTAAAACTTACCAAGATTTATTTAATGAAGCATTGAAAACCAGTGGAATAGAATTAGACTACTTTAAAAAATATGTTGGATATACTTTTATATTCGAATTAGTTTCTCCATTAAATAGAATAGTAGTGCCATACCAAAAAACTGAATTATATTTTCTTGGTGTAAGAAATAATAAAACTTTACAAGAATGGACTCCATATGATTTTAAAGATGATGTCCTAAAAGCACACTTTTCTTATTCTAAGTTATATGATATTAATTCAGTAGCTCAAGCTATAGAAGTTGCTAAAACCCTTGGAGCAAATGAAGAAGGATTCGTTTTAGTAGATGAAAACTTTAATAGAGTGAAGGTTAAGGGTTCTGAATATTTGGCAATGCATTTGTTGAGAAACAATACTTTATCTCAAAGAAGTTTTTTAGAAGCTGTCCTTGAAAATAAACAGGATGATTTGGTAGCTTTTTTTCCTGAATACGAGCCTTTTATACACAACATAGAGAGAAAGATAGCAGAATATATAAATGACGCTCAGAGAGTTTTAAAAATGGCTAATTACAACCTAAATAAAAAGGATTTCGCATTAGATGTATTAAATAACGAAGATATGAAAAAGTTTTCTAATATTCTATTTAAAGTTTATAAAGATCCAGACTATGATTGGAAGAAAAAAACTTTCAATGTGGAAAATATAAACAAAGTAATGGACTTATTAGAACTTTAAGAAAGGAATAGGTATGTTTGAAGAAAAAGAAAAAAATAAGATACAAGAATTAGCTTTTAAGCACGCAAGTTCTCAAATGGAACGATATAAAGATAGTATCTTCCTTCCTTATATTACACTTCCTAATGCAAAAGGAAAAGGAGCTATGATGGAAGAATTCTTTGAATGGTATCTTAATGAGAGAGGAATAAAAACAGAGTTGATTAAGACTAATGCTAACTATGATTTTATTATAGACGGAAATATAAAAGTGGAATTAAAAGTAGCGAGTATTGGTCTTGGAGAGAAGGTAACCTTTAATCAAATTCACTATGGAAAACAAAAAGATATAGATAAATTTTTGCTAACTATAATAAAACCAGATAATGATATTGATTTTTTTGTTATTCCAAAGGAAGAGTTTGCGCAAGGACGAATAAAAGTCCTAAAACAACACTCTTCTCAAAAAGATGAATGTGCAAGAATATCTTGGAACTATGATAAGGTATTAGAAGAATTAAGTTGTTACAGGGTAGGAGAAGAAAAATTAGTTTATACACTTACCTCAAAATAGAGTTAATGATAAAAAAATCTACTATAAAAATGAGAAAAATTGAAAAAAGACTTGATTCGTGGTCTAAAAAGATTTATAATTATAATGTAAAATAAAAAAGGAGATGACAAAAATGAATAAAAATATTAGTTTATCACGTTTATATTGTTCATTTAGTTGGATAAACGATCCGATTATTTTGTCATACCCAGATTTAATGCTCGTATAATGGGCATATAATATTTATTATAAATAGAATAAGTCGTGGGTGTAATACATACTCACGACTTTTTTAAACCGATTTTGAGACGGTATCCAAGAGGTTAAAGGAGCTAAGCTGCAACCTTAGTATTCACAGGTTCAAATCCTGTCCGTCTCTCCAAAATATGCGTCAATAGTGTAATGATAGCACGATGAGCTCCAACCTCATTAGTCAGGGTTTAAGTCCTTGTTGACGTGCCATATCCTCGTAGGCTAATGGATTAACCAATCGGCTACGGACCGATTATTAGAGGTTCAAATCCTCTCGAGGATACCATATTATGGGAGAATATTCCGTAGCAGGTAGCGGGGGACTCTGTAAAAGTCTTGTCATTGACTCGGGTGGTTCGATTCCATCTTCTCCCACCATTTTAGAAAGGAAAAAGATATGAAAGCAGAAAAAATGTTTAGAAAATTAGGATATAAAAGATATCAAAATAAATACGATAAACAAAACGCTAAAGAATGGGGTCAACCTATGACAATTAGATATAAAAAAGGATATTTTGAAATAACGTTTGATTGTTGGGATCAAGATGTTGCAAAAACTTGCAGCTTAATGGGTCGTGAAATGCATAGTAGTATTGATATGGAAGAGCTACAAGCAATAAATCAACAAGTAATGGAACTTGGTTGGATTGATGATAAAAATTAAAAAAAAGACTTGTCAAGAACGAGTTAAATGATTTATTATATTTATATAAAGAAAAAAGAAAAAATGAATTGTGGGCGTGTGTTGTAATAGGTAGCCAAAACGGACTTAAAATCCGTTGGGAGTAATCCCGTGTGAGTTCGAGTCTCACCACGCCCACCATTATGGTTCTGTAGCTCAGCTGGCTAGAGCATCTGACTTTTAATCAGAGGGTCCTGAGTTCAAATCTCAGCGGAGCCACCAAATTGATTTTAATGAGTTAATAGTTTAAGATGCGAATATTATCATTATATTAGGTTAACCGATGTAATATATGACCATCCGCAATTAAAAAGTAGCTAATTTTTAATTGATGTTTAGAATATTATCCATGAGAGGATAATGGTTTAGGTGGGAATCCTAATTAACTCTTTTATATACATGGCTCCATAGCTCAGTAGGTAGAGCAGAGGACTGAAAATCCTTGTGTCGCTGGTTCAATTCCCGCTGGAGCCACCATTTATGCGGGATTAGCCGAATTGGTATAGGTATCAGTCTTAGAAACTGACGAGGTAATCTCATTATAGGTTCAAGTCCTATATCCCGCACCATTTATGGAGAATAAACTAAGACAGTCTTAGGCTCGCCTGCTAAGCGATGCGTCCATGTAAGTGGATCTGAGGCAGCATCAGTGTTCTCCGCCATATATGGTAGTGTAACTGCAGCGGCCTGCAGCCTTGTCTTGAAAACAAAGGGTACCTAAAAGGGTATGGAGATCGACACTTCACACTATCGCCAAATTTTGTATTAGTATACGCCATTATATACTTATTTTAGAGGTGAAATAATGGGTTACATATATTTAATAACAAATAAAATAAATAATAAAAAATATGTAGGAAAAACTACAAAATCTATAAAGGAAAGATGGGAAGAACATCTCAAAGATAGTAAAAAAGAAAAATGCGAAATAAGACCATTATATCGTGCTATAAGAAAATATGGGATAGAAAATTTTACTATTGAAGAAATAGAAAAATGTAATATAATCTCTCTCTTAGAGAAAGAACAGTATTGGATAAAATACTATAATACCTATGAAAATGGATACAATGCTACATTAGGTGGAGACGGTAGTATACTATTAGATTATGATGAAATAATAAAAGCATACTTAACTACTCATAATGCATCAGAAGTTGCAAGAGTATTAGGGTGTTGTAAGGATTCAGTATATAAAATATTAAAAGCAAATGATATACCAATATATAGTGCAGGAGATGTAACAAAAGAAAAAACATCAAAAAAGGTGGCTCAATATGATAAGAACGGTAATTTTATTAAAGGGTATCCTTCTTATAGTGATGCGGAATTAGCAATGGGAAATACACAAAGGCATATTTGCGACGTAGCTAACGGTAAGAGAAAGTCTGCCTACGGTTTCATCTGGAGATGGATTGATTAAAAGGGGTTGATGCTAATGGATTTAGAAAGACAGATAAAAATAAAGGACAAGTATTGCCAAGCCATCATAGACCTTGGCTTTGATTATGATGGATTTAATACCGCAGATAGTTTAAAAGGTCTTATAGATGAATTAGTATCATATGCCCAAAGAGCTATTGAATGTGACGACAAAGGAGTTATATATATCGATAGCGAAGGTAGGCATCGTAATATTTTGGGCGAAGAAGTAAAATAAAAAGTGCGTGGGGTCGTCCTAAAGCTGCAAATGAAAAATGGACACGCACCGATTAGATGCTGGGTTTAGTTTAAAAACGGGACACAAAGCTTTACTGCGAAGGGCAATGATACGGATTGCAGTCTAAGGTTGCCCTTCATTCTAATCATTATTATATAGAAAGGAGAATTTTTATGGTAAGTTATAATCATTATTTAAAAGAAATTGGAGTTAATAAAATGGATTATCCATTTAGAAAAGATGACGAAAGATATGAACCAGATGAAGAAGGATTCGTATCGGCTGAATTTTTTGATTTAGATTATACGCTTGCTCTTTATATTTATTCTCATCTATGCTATTTCAGAGACCACTGTGTATATGGCACCCCGTATGGATTAACAGAAAAAGAATGGAAAGATATTTTAAATAGAATGATAACTGCTTTTAGGTTAATAATAACAGCAGATAATGATTTTGCTAATGACAATACTTTAGACCCTGAAAAAAGACAATTAGCATCTAAACGTAGACAACGCAAGATAGCAAGAGGAATGAAAGACTTTGTAAAATATTTTCACTCCCTATCTTATTAAATATATGGTAAAATTGGTGTAATAGTAGCATGACAGTTTGTGGAACTGTAGGCGAGGGAGCATAACCCTCATTTTATCCCATAAAAAATAAAAAAAAGACTTGATTTTTTATATCAAATCATTTTATAATTATAATATAAAATAAAGAAAGAAAGGAAAGTGAATAATATGAATCAAGTTGTAATAGTTGGACGAATAGTATCAAGGAGTACTAGAATTGGTTGTTTAATATTAAAAATCGCACACGAAAGCTCTGAATATCCAATTGAAATTCGTTTCACGGGGCAATCTTTAATAAATAATATTAATACGAATATCTCAGACAATGACTTGATAGGTATTAAAGGAGAAGTTCGTGCAAATAATCGTAGAAATTACATCTTAGGCACTAAAGTAACATTTTTAACAAATAATAATAGAGGAGTTTAATATGGACATTATTCCTTCTATACGGCTTACCCGAAATCAAAAATTAATTTTGAATACTTTAAAAAATGAATTCAATGGTAGAAGTTTCGGTCCAGAAATGCTTGAAGAAACTGAAGATATGGAAGTAAAAGACCTGTCGATAAATCAAATTACTTGGAATATGTTACGTTTGCGTGAAAGTGGTTTAATAAGTAGTGTTAAGAAAATGTATAAAGGGCGTTTGTTAAACGAATACCAAATTACTCCTGTAGTATATTATGATGCTATAATTATTAAATAAAATTTTTAATAAAAATAGTTGACTTTTACTACTTAAATGAGATATAATAGTTATATGAAGAAGAGAAGTTGCCCTTAGAAATCTTAGGATTGTCTATTGAAAGCTCGTCATTCTTTGGAAGAAATGAGAAAGGCATTACTATAACTAATAACAGCCGAATCATAGACCCCGTTAATATTGGGAGATGGCACTTTTAGTGAGACGTGGCTTCCAACGATAGCTGTTGTTATAAATTGGCTTAGGCAAGTCTTGGCTGGTAGATAGGTGGGAGCTCCTTTATGGCTCTGGATATTATCGTTTCACATAAAAGAAACGGCACCAGCAATACGAGGAAAAAGAATTATATTCTTTTGCATAGGACGAATACTGTGTATTAGTATTATTTACTGTGGTATACAATGGTTTATAATATGGCAGTGTTCGACCTTAGTTTTCTATAAAGTAGAATGACGGGAGTTGGTAGTCCTAGCTTAGCTTTGGCGACCTGTTAAGGTTAAACGAAAAATAAAAGCACGAGCCATCTACTGCTTATTGCCAAATATTTTTTGGCTTCTACCTGGTGGAGATAAGGGAATTTATTTCCCCTATCCCTTAAATGGCAAGATAAGAAACTTTGGATGATGTACAAATCCTTAAAGCCTTATCCATAAGTCCTAACCCAAGAAACTTTCGAAGCCTTGGGAAATTTATCTGGCGAGTTGGTGAAGCGGTTAACACACTTGTCTTTCTAACAAGCATTCGGGGGTTCGAATCCCCCACTCGTCACCAAATTTTTAGAGAGGAACATCTTATGAGACATTGTAACAAATGTAATAAAAATTTACCAGAAGACGAATTTGGGAAAAATGGTAATGGGAGTCGCTCAATATGTAAAAAATGTCAAAGTGAAAGAATAAAACAAGGACAAAGAGAAACAAGAGATTATATTCGTTCCTTAAAAGTAAAGTGTAGTAAATGCGGATATGATAAGTGCATAGAAGCATTAGAATTTCATCATAAAAATCCACAAGAAAAAGATGAAACACTGTCCAGATATAGTCGTAGAGTATTTTCTTCTGCAACAAAGAAGATGATTGACCAGGAAGCAGCAAAATGTGAAATTTTGTGTGCAAACTGTCATAGAGAAGAACATTCTAAAAAGTAAATAATGCAGAGTTCGTTTAATGGTAGGACCTCACTCTTCCAAAGTGAAGACGCCAGTTCAATTCTGGTACTCTGCTCCAGTTATCGCGGAGTCGGTGTGATAGTCGCATAGGGGACTCATAATCTTAAGGTAATTTGCAAGTAATTGCTCCGCAACCAATGTTTTGATATTCATTTTTAAATAAAGGTGAAAGGCATTAATGAATCCCACACCTGCAACCAAGAGATAATCTGGTGGGCACCGCACCCTTAAGCGTTGGTGCTAAATTGTGGTCCGTTGGAGGAATAGTTAACTCACTTGTCTGTCACACAAGGGATAATGGGAGCGTAACCCATACGGACCGCCAGTTTTTTATTTCCTCGTGGTGAAATTGGCAACACACATGATTTTGGCTCATGCATTCTCCAGGTTCGAGCCCTGGCGAGGAAACCAGTTTAAAAAATAAAGACCGTGTCTTTTTATACAAGAAAGTGAGTGATTTATATGGTATATATATGTCCAACTTGTAATAAGGAGTTTGATACAGAAGATAAAATATCAAAACATTTCTTACAATGTTGGAAAAAGAATAATCCTCATCACAAGTCAAAGCCTGCTCCTTGTAGCGAAAATATAACAACGACTAAAATGAATGATGATATAGCAAACTTTTTTGCATCTTTGGAAGGAGATGGCAAAGAATGCACGAAGTAATGATTAAAACCCATCTGATAATAACAGATATACACAACGAATACCATATGGATTGGCGTGGTAGTATTCTTGACGCAAAACCTAAAATAGAAGATGGAAAGCCTGTTTTTATTATTCGTAGTAAACAGGGGGCGATAGAGATGAATACTACTGATGCAAAATACTTAGAACGGGTAGCGAAAAAGATGACTGAACCGAGAGGTAGATCGGCTGTAACAACAGACAAAGCAGTAATTTATCTTAAGCAAATTGATGGAACAGAAAAATTAATGGGGGTTTTAACTCACAACAAGGTGAAAAAATTTGCTCCTATGTATGATTCGGTCAATTATAGATAGGGGGCTACAATAGTTATCGATTATAATAGTTAAGTATTACAATACAAGTCGTAGTTATGCGTTAAATAGCAAAACAAGATAAATAACAATATTTTTTCAAAAGTTGTTAATAGCGTTAAATCACTATTTGCAGTTAACTGCTTAGCATAGTCTAAAACAACCTTCTATACGAGTATCAGTAAGCTGTCAGAAAAAGTATAGTCGTATCAACATCAAAGACAGATGCTCAATTGGTTTTCATTTTCGGCTAATTGATGTAAACTAATTTTAGATAATGACCAGCCCTATGAGATTTGTTGCAAGGGTATGAGGTTTGGATAGAACGAGTGCAACCGAAACTTGTGAAGTAAGAATGAAATTTGTAGTATATTGCTATTGTAAGACACCGGGGCAGAACCGGTTAGCTCCACCAGAGAATTGTACACTATTGTGTTTATATATATTTTTTAAAAAAGACTTGACGAATGCCAGGTCTTTTTTTTATAATTATAATACAAAATGAAAAAGAAAGGAAGAGATAAAAAAATGACAGAGAAAAGATATTTACTAACAGAAATAGAATTACTTGAATTATTAGAAGATAGATATAAATTAGCAGCTTTAGAAGCAAGTGGGGTAGACAGTTGGGATGGATACGAATATGCTTTTGAAGATTGGGATAAAGATGAATGTAAAGAAGAACTTGCTAATTATGAACAATCTTAAAAGGAGACCTAAATATGTATAAAGATTATGAGGCTTTTTATAATAAATGCGTGGAAGTAAAAGACCTTGATAAGGAAATAGGAAATTTGAAGAAAGAATGGGACGAACTTACTGCAAAGTTTTTTGGTAATTTTTCCAAAGAGGTAATCATAGATGCTCTTAAGGAAATGTGGACCCTATTAAGTGAAGACACGGGAGAGAATTCTAAAGAGGATTATTGGGGTACTTTCGTTACCGATCTCCATTATTATTATGATCGTATGAATATTAATAGATGGTGCCGTTTACAACTTTTGATAGGTAACGTCCAAAGTCATTAAGGAGGTAGTTAATATGTTAAAACCCAAAATTATCAAATGGATGACGTATGAAGATCTAGAACAAATACAAAAAGAAATACAAATTGAAGATGCTATGTTTCGCTATATTCCAGAAGTTCACGAAGCTCCTTTTGATGAGTTTCACCAAGATGTTCTAATACAAGAGCTAGTGAAAAATAATTATATAATATGTGGAGATACGCATCAAAATTTTGCAATTCCAATTTTTGATGATGGTTGTTTACTACTTTCTATGCGTAAATGGGCAGAAATAATGGATGAAGCGGCTATGTTAATGAATCCAGTTGCTTATGTCAGAGGAAACTACAGTTCTATTAGTTTTTATATGGCGTGTATTGGGGCAGTAAAAGAGAATTTGCCAGTGTTGGATAAGAGGTGATGTTATGGGAAATCCAGTTGTATTTCTCGACTTTTGACGGAGTTGTAAACACTCTTATGATTTATAAAGAACCTATAAAAGCAAGAAGATTATTACAAAAAGACGGATACTATTTTGACTTATGCTATCCACAAGATAAAAGAGTGTCTAATACCACAGCTGTTTTATGGTTAGAAAAATTATGTAAAGAATTTAGTGCAAATATCGTTATTACATCCACTTGGCGTAAGGATTATGAATTAGCTTGTGAAAGTTTATATAACTCAGGACTATCTAAGGATGTAAAAATAATAGGTAAGACACCGTGGCTGGATGGATATAGAGGAAAAGAGATTGAGGCTTGGCTAAAAGAGCATTCTTGCCCAGCTTTTATTATACTAGACGACGATATTGATATGGAACCCTATATGGATTATTTGGTAAAAACTGATTTTGATACGGGTATTACTGTTATGATTTATGAAAAAGCTAAACGTTTGCTAGAGAAACAGTTATCTTCATAAATTTATCAAAAATACTTGCACAAAACTAACATTATATTATATAATTATATTGTAAAAAAGAAAAGGAGAGTGAAAAGATGAAATGGTATGTGCTTAATTATGATTTTAATGCAAAAAAGGTTGAAAATTTTAACATCTTTCAAAGTGTTAAGTTCGGCGAAGGCATTGATGAATTAAGAAATAAAGTGTGGAACTCAATTGAAGATTTTAAAGAAGCTGTAAGAAAAGAAGCCATGTATTCTTTCTGGTCAAAAGCTGAGTATGAAATAATGATTGGGGATTTATTTGAAACTGACTGCACCAAGTTAGAAAAATGGGATGTATATGATCAAATCCTACCAAATCTCGAACAACTATGCAGATATATTTTAAACTATTGGGCTAATTAATAACCCAAGACAATAACAGATAATTTTATGTTAGGCTCGGTCTATAAAGGTGGAAGTATAGCCTATAAGTAGAAGTCCATTCAAAAGAAAAATAAAGCAATCCTATAATACATAAAATTATTAAAAACATCTGACTATTATTGTTGATATAGTAAAAACTAAGACAGACATTTTATTAATCGTGATGAATTGATAGATAAAATGCAAAAACTAGAAAGAAGTGATAGTAAATGATAGAACTAATTGGCTGTATATTGTTAATTATAATAGGTGTTTCTTTTATATGTATGATAATTGACGAATTAAGAACTAATTATGAATTAAGAAAAAAGTCTAAAACAAGGAAGTGGTAGTGATGTTTAAGATTAAAGATAGAGTTAAATTGATTAATGGAACTATCGCAACAATAGTTGGTATAGAAAATGAACCAATATCTTTAAATAAAGTATATTTAATTGATAAGCAATATAAAGGCAAATATGATGATAAATATGGCTATAATAGAGAATATTATAAAGAGGGCACTCGGTTTGTTTATCTTAGTGAAATAGTAGAGAAAGTAAGAAGCGATGAGTAAATGAATAAAAAAGACACATTAAAACAGATATGTAAAATGATTGCAAGTGGTGAAATTCCTAATGAAGTATATGATAAATATTTATCTAAAACCCCAATAGGCTTTATGAATGAAACAGATTTATATGACTTTTTAAAAGGCAAAAAGTATATCAAGAAGAACAACCACGAGGAAAAATCATCAGATGATAAAAACTAATGCGTTTTTAATACATTAAATTATTAAAAATACTTGATTTTTAATAGAAATATATTATATAATTATAATGTAAATAAAAAAGGAAATTTTATTTATAGGAAGGGAATATTAATAATTGGGGTGATCTCCCAGAGAAGCTTAGACAAAACCTTATGGCGTTATGGCTTAAATCTATTAGAACCAAATAGAGGAAAGACAACTTCCAGAGTGAGGATAAGAGATAGTTTTCAATATTCCTTTCATTTAATTATGTTATTATAATGCTGGAGTACCAAAGTAGACAAATGGAATTGACTTGTAATCAATCGGGAAACCTTCGTGGGTGCAAATCCTACCTCCAGCACCATTATGTCTCGTTAGCATAAAGGATAATGCACAGGTCTTCTAAACCTGCGATTCTAGGTTCGAGTCCTAGACGGGACACCATTTTGATTATACAGGTTCGACGATCTGAAAAGAAATGTCTGTAAAAAGTTAGTGAGACTAAGACTATATAAATAGGACAGCTTGCTGAAATTTACCTTTAATATTTATGAGGTATAATGACGACCTAACCTTATAGCACTCCTTGAATAAGAGTGTCCTCAATTCATAAAAGGTTCGGCACCAGTTATGGGGTGGTATCAAAGTGGTCAAATGAAATTGCTTTGCAAGCAATCGGGTAACCTTCGCGAGTTCGAATCTCGCCCGCTCCACCAAATTTTAAAACAAAAAGGAGAAAATAGATATGGATATATTAGGTTGTATATTATTGATAGTTATAATTTTAGCTATATTTACGATTATAACTGCTGATGAAGTAGATATTAGAATCTCCATAGATGAAAAAGAAATCTTTAAGTATGTTAAGAAGAATGATGACAACAAAAACGCACCAGATGAAAAAAACTAATGCGTTTTTTAATACGTAAAATTATTAAAAATACTTGATTTTCTGTATCATTTGCGTTTATAATTTATTTATAAAATAAAAAAGGAGTGATAGAGAATGAGAAAAATAGAAAGAATTGAACCTTTTATGGACAAAATAAAAGAAATATGGATAAAAAATCCCGATCTTAGATTTGGACAATTAATAAATCTTATAATAGATAAGTGTTATGAGTTGGAAAAAAGCGATCCATTTTTTTGGGAAGAAGATAAATGGTTAGAACTTATTGATAAAAAATTTAATAGCAAAAAATAATAAAAATACTTGATTTGTCGCAGATAAATCATTTATAATTTATTTATAAAGTTAAGAAAAAAATTATTCCTGACTGGCGTACGGCGGTCGTGCGGCTGGGCTGTAAACAGCTAACTCACCAGACTGACCGAAAGGTTGGAGGTCCTTTAGGACATCACCTAGTAGGGTTCGTGATATGGAGCGTGTTACTTCATAGACATAAGCGATAGTATCTGGAGTTGTGTGAGGGCATACACTGCATTAATGGAGCAGGAGGGTGCCAGCGGGAATATTAAATATGATTTAATTTAGGGATTTGCTTCCCAGTAGCTTTTTTAAAGCTACTTCAGCTGCATATCATCGACGGAACTCCGTGGAATGCGATGTCCAGCTAATTTTGGCAACCCGTTCTAATTTTCGAGCTGAAAGAAATTGTGGGGAACGGAATAGGAAGCGTGGAATTTTGCTCGATAAAATTTAAAAAAATACTTGATTAAAAGTAGTAACTTGATTTATAATTTATTTATAAAGTTAAGAAAAAAAATAGATTTATTATTGAGAAAGTATAACTATTGAAAACATAGACGACTTAGATCGTGTTTCTATACTTTTTCAATAATGAACCTATCAGTTCATAAATAATGATGTGTGCTATTTGAAATATAGATAGCGATGGGAGGACCGAGCCTCTCCGTTAAGCCGTAGCCAATCGGTAAACGTGTGGTGAAACTTTGGTATTAAAACCACCTTCATTATTTTAATTTAGTTCGTAAAGCCAAGTAATATATGGTTTGAGCCGAGTGGGTCTTTGAGTGTTAGTGCAACTCTTACATCTCTATATGGCTATATATTACGTTTGTATCATAATAGCGGGTTTTATCAAAGCGTCCTTATATTCTGTTGAAAAACTGGACTACGATAAATAATTGAGAGGTATGAGTGGCTCCTCTCTATGATGGCTTTATATATAATAATACATAGCCCGGCAAAAGAGGCGTGGCATAGCTTGCCGACCACGTATTTGTATTATTCATAGCTGAATATAAACCTTAAGGCACAAGATATTGCGGTCTTGGCATCAGCTTTGCTTACGATCAAGAGTAAGGGTAAATAGGTCTTGATGGTGTTTTATTCATTTTCTTCCAGAAAGAAAATGTCTACTTAATTTTTAAAAAATATTCAAAAAAGACTTGCAAAGTCCTACGAACATATTATATAATTATATTGTAAAAAAGAAAAAAATCATTAAAAGAGAAAGGAAAGTGATGCATAATGATGAAAAAGTATTCTTACGAAATTGAATTTTTAGCTAAGGAATTAAGCCCTTATGGTAAAAAATATTATACTGCTTCTGGAGCAGAAACTTTAAGAGAAATGAAAAGTTTATTCAAGCAATTCCTTGATAGAAATGGTTTTAAGACATCAGGGGCAGCAACAAAAGGTTCTATTTTAAATAGTAAGGATCAAGTAATTGGAAAATTTAGTTTTGGTTCAACCATAGTTGAATAAAAAACTAATCCAAAATTTTAGTAAAAAAAATTAAAAAAAAGACTTGATTAAAACAAGCACAATGATTTATAATTTATTTATAAAGAAATGAGAAATAGAATAAGAAGTATAATAGTATAAGACGGTGCTGCATCTATTATGCCTTTCTCCAAATGATTAAGATTTGAAAAGTGAACTGGTTCCCAACCAACTAATCTTGACTCAACCCTAAGTGGTAGGAATAAGAATTCCAGAGTGAATCTGAACCTGTTGCAACAAAGAACCTATCGTAAATCTAAAACGAATCAAAAAGAAGGAGTCAGAAACCTGCAAACTGATAGTGGGTAGGCGACCCAACGCTAGCATTATAACTGCGAATTGACGCAAGATTTTGTTGACGAGCAATAACAAACCAAGGAAAAACTAACTTTCCTTTATATGAGGGAATGAGGTTCTCGGACTATCATTCCTTCACATAAGAGAAAGTTGAAACCATCAGCACAATGTGTTAGAGAGAGGAACCCAATGGTGTATGGAAGAGCCTCAAAGCCAAAGGGGAGGAGTTCTGGCAGGTCCAAGTTGAAGGCTTGTAGGACGGGAACATCATATATTTCTAGCATATTGTGGCGATGTAGCAGCGGGAGAAGCCTCGAAGCTGAATGACAGAACCGTCTGCGATGGTAGATAGCTCTGCTTCCAACAGGAAGTATCTAACAACACGTGTGGCTACCCCGTTTCACTGTCTTTTAAATAGGACTCATCGGGACGATGAGGGGATTGGCACCATCATAGCTCGTCTAATAACCTTTCAGGGGGTTGGGGTTTGAGCGAAAACCTTGCAGATGATGGTGGGTGAATCAAAATTGCTTGGTTCATTGGTAAAAACTTGACCAGTAATAAGTTTTAAACTTCAGTTTATTACAATACTGCACAAGTAGGGACTTTGAAAGTAAGGTAATAATTAGTCCGTGGTGGAATATAGACACACTAAAAAAATAATGGTCAGCTCATATAGAGGGCAATCGAACAGGTCATCCAGCAATAATTTGTTTTGAACCTCGAGTTGGCGTCCCTTGGTGAAAGTCCTTGGGCGGACTACTAAATATTTAATTAAAATTATAAAAAAGACTTGACCATTCGTGGTAAAATGATTTATAATTTTAATATAAAATGAAAGAGAAATAAAAATGATGTGGTTTTACCAGTCAGTTTAAAGCCGTCTTTCGACTTGATTTATCAAGATACTTAGGATTGGGAAGGTTCTATATGTGCTTGAGATTTCTCCTGTTAGTTTTACTAACACGGGTGGCGATACGCAGTATAAAGTCGGCAGTTAGGGAGTATGAACCAAGATAGTAAGGGTTAGGCTATCAAAATTTTATAAAAAATTATAAATTAGGCTTGACTTTATCAAGCATAATAATTTATAATTTTAATATAAAATGAAAGAAAAATAAGAGTTATGTGAAGTATTTCAGTAAGCTCAAAGCCATCTTTCAACTTGACTTGTCAAGAAAGTTAGGATTGGGAAGCTCTCGTGTGTGAAAGGTCAAAAGCCTACGCAGCACAAAGTTGGCAATTAGGGATTAGAGAGCAAGACAGTAAGGTGTTAGGCTGTCAAATGTTATTATCAAATATTCCATAAGTCGACCCATAGTTTAAAGTATGGTTTTTACCTGAAAAACACCTGCCGATTAAGCAGTGGGATGTCATATCAAAATTGACTGGGTCGCAATTAAAAAGGAAAACAAGTATAAAGTTTAATAATAATTTGGAAAATGAGCCAAGATATTAATGGCGTTAGCGACTATATCTTTTAAGAAAGTTAGTAACTATCCATTGGTATCAGAAAGAATATCGCATAGTTTTGTGATAGGTTTTGATAAAAATGCGTTATAAAAAACTTATCTATCAAATATTTTCACTAAAGAGTTGACTTTTGAAAGCTCAATAGTGTATAATATAAATGTAAAAAGTTAAAAAGAATTGTTATGTAATACACCAATAGTATTGGTAACGAGGCACCGTTAACTTTCTGTCGCAAGACAGTTCAAGGAAAGCGAAGTATTACCATTCCTTTCATAGGGCAATCTATTATTTATAGGTTGCTTGAGATAACCCTGTAGTTCCTATCACTTTCCAACAGAGTTATCTCAAGGAGTCTATAAATAAGGCACACTTCTACGCCAGTTTAGTTCCAAAGGGGGAACTTACTAAAGGAAGTAAAACAAAGGTTAAAGTGTTCTCTATCGCTCCAATAGATGACCTTAAATAAGCACTATAAAAACAGGTAGTAAAACCTTATATGCTGACCGAAATGGCTTTATCTCCCAAGGATGATTTCACTTCGTGAGTAGGCGTTGGGGCTTAAGGGTGGCAGAGAATCAGATTCCTACTTAAGACCCAATGTTAAGAGCATAGACCGTTTGGCAAACCGTAGATTGTCCAGTTGCTACATTACTAAAAATATAGACCACTCCCACTGGGGCTGGGACGGATGTTTGATGCTTTCCATTCGTTAGGGTTTAAAGCATCGTGTTCTTTGATTAGTTATATTTGAAACCAGATGACAAACAATGTGTCGACCACATTGGCTGGACAACTTCTTGTGGGGTAGAGCTCCAATAAGCAGAGATGCATACAGGTGAGACCCTCGGTAAGACAAGAGATTGCCTTACCTGAGGCACACAGTGCCGAAGAAGAAGTGGGTGCAGCGATATCAGTGTCAAAATCAAAACCAAACTGTTCGGGACAAATCGGGAGACCAACATGGGCGTACCCATATATATCGCCACTGGAGACAGTGGACAGATCACTGTATGAATATCGAGAAAGTCCTTGCGTAATTGAGACATCGCAAGATGTGTATAAGAACAGACGGTTGTCTAAGTAGCCTAAAGTTACGTTAACCAAGTTATTTATAACAAAAGATGGCGAATTATTGTTATACGCTTACTTAAAAAGTAAATGTCTATCGCAGGTGAAAGGTGTGTCGAGGGATGGCATCAGGGTTCTGGAACTTCGGTTCTGGCTAAACGTGGAGGCATCGGCGGATGCCAAGGGCGGTTAGTCCCCTGTGTGAGAATATTGACTGGGATATCGTATGTATGAGGAGGACTCATCAAATATAATTAATCAAAGGACACAAATGACTAACTCAGCAATCAAGTCTTACCAGCAGCTGCAGGAGAGCTATTAAGTCCCTAAGGTAGTGTGCGACCTGAGATATAGATGACCATAGGCGACAAGACAGAGCTCGTTGACGAATGAGCCTAACTTGTCCAAAGCGAACCTATGGATCGGTCAAAGTCCAAAAGAGAGAGCAATTGTTCTTCTCTTTTTATTTTTAAAAAAATTTAAAAACCTTAATTTGGTCTTTTTTGACCTGCTTAGGCACCTTATTTTGTTTTTTATATCTTTATAATATAATTACTTTAGAAAAAAGTTTAACTTAATTTGCTACCATTTCTGGTGCCAAAATTTGTTTATTTTAAAAATGAAAAAGAAAATGGACTAAAAATGGTCTTATTTGGGCTGTATTGCCACTTAATTAAGTTTTTTATATAAAGATAATATAATTATATCAAAAAATAAAAAAACGTCTCTGTGGTGCCTTAAAAGCTCAAATTCATAAATTGACCTAAATTTATCAAAAATAGTTGATTTATCCTGGCTAAATGATTTATTATATAAATGTAATAAAGAAAGGAAAAGGAAAAAGATAAAAAAAATTCTTTTCACCAAAATTTTTCAAAAAAGACTTGAAAAGTTCTGGCAATATGATTTATTATAATATTAAGAAAAGAGAAAAAGAAAAAAGCCCAAAGTCTTCTCAACTGCTTGCAGTGCTCTGGCTTGGGACTAAAGAAAGAAAGGGCATTCGATCTGCCGTAGGTTGAATGTTTATGGGTGAATTATTATGGCAAAAACTAAAGAATTATTTAATGTAAAAGGAAAAAACCTTACAGCTAACGAAAAAGCAGTGTATGATTTCGTTGTGGCTAATGGCGTAACAGATTACAAAGCTGTTGCTACTGATCTTGGCATCACGCCTAAGAGTGCATCAAGCACACTTGCAAGACTTCAAAGCACACATGGACTCTTAAAAAAGAATGCTCCAGTTGCTGTTACAACTTATGAAGTTGATGGTGAATAAGGATTAACAAGAGAACTAACACTCTCTTGTTTTTTTGTGTGCAATAGAGTGAAAAATTCACTCTGGAGTTATTCTCTTTACAAGAACTATTGTTATTGTTTATAATATGTTTGCAAGGTATCCAAAATGGATAGACGGTATATCCAAAAGGTATAGGGGGTATATCCAAAATGGATACCCTACCCTACCCAAAAGGGATAGAGAAATATAATAATATATAATAAGATATAATATATATATAATAATGCATTATTCTCTCTCTATTCGCTTACAGGAGTAAGCTCATAGAGAGTTCATAGTGCGCATGGGAGTTGATTGTGTGGAAAAAGTACCAGGACAAAAAATTGTGCGTATTGAAAGATGCCCCAAAGGGGGTGTCTATTCTTATATAAATAGTGATGCAGACGAAAAAGCTGCTAAAAACCTTAAGGCTGGTGCGTTTAAGCTGTGGTGCTATTTGAGAAGAAATCGTAATAATTATATCTTAGCCCTTAGCCCTAAAGACTGTGAAGAGAGATATGGAATTGGTCTTAAACAATACAGAGGAGCAGTGAAGGAATTAGAAGAAAAAGGATATCTGGTGCTTGATCAGGGATTAGTTTATATTTTTAAAGAGGGGGGAAAGTAACTCTTTATTATAGCATAAAAAGGGTTATTTTGTAAAGTAATGAAAAAAGTTAGCTCCTACACAAGTGATAAAAATAAAGAGGGGTATAAAAGATGAAACGAGGTTCCCTGTTGTGGGAAAAAGTGGTGAAAAGTGGGAAAGTGAAGAAAGAAGGTGGGAGTTGGTGGCCAACTTCTTACCCCCTTTTGTCAACACTTTAGAGCAATTTTTGCTCTTTTTTATACTTATATGAACCACACCAGACACAGCGTGTCAATAAATATTTTAACACGCTTAACAAAAGCTAGCACAGCGTGTTATCATTGTAATATAAAAGGATACAGTGTGCTAAACACAGTGTGTCATTATAAGGAGGAAACAAATGATAGAAGGAAAAGAAATACACAGCGTGCCCAATATGCCAGGATATTATTATGATGATGATATGCAATTATACACGGTGTGTCCATTAAAAAGACAGGGGGAAACACAGTGTGTCTATAGAATAAGAATACACGGCGTGCCTACTAAATTTAACTTAGAAAAATACTTAGCACAGTGTGTCGATCACAGTGTGTCAGGAGAGAACTTGGGACACACTGTGTCAAGAGCAAATGAACACAGTGTGTTTAAAGAAGATGATCACACTGTGTCTCCAAGCGACTTTTAATATATGTTAAGGAGGAAGAGAATGAAAGAAAAATATAAGTGGATAATCATAGATAGCGAAAAGAAAGAGATTAGTTTTACAGATTGGAAAAATAATAACTCTAGAATAGTCAATTCGTTAAATCGTCGTTTTGATATTTCAGAAATAGTGGCCATTCCTTTAGAAGGGGGCACAGTTATAGTTGTTCAACGCGGAGGCGAAAAATTTAATATTGCACCATTAAAGAAATAGCAAAAGCTATCTTTTTTTATGCAAAATTTTATTCAAAAAGACTTGACTCAAGGTTGCTAAATAGTGTATAATAATGATATAATGGGAAGTGTTTTTTATAAAAAAAATAAAAGTTATTAACACTTACTGTTAAATATGACTTAACAGTAACTTGCAGCTCTCAGCTCTTGGAGAGACCTAACCTCTAGATCGCAGCTCCAATAGGGGGCGCCATATAGGTGACAAGTTTGGGGGCATATATTTGATGCTCTAATAGAGGGGTAGTTTTGATCTCTCTTTTTTATTGCATTTTTTCTGTTAAAAAAGACTTGACTTTTGCTACCAAGTTCTATTAAAATAATTATAATGGGGAATGTTTTTTAAAAAAATAAAAAGGGGTAGACTCCCCCCTTATCTCAGTCGGCCCCACGTCTTTTTCTTTACTCAAGCAATGCTTGGTGCGTGCCTTAATGTCATTATTTAATTTTTCTTTTCCTCCTTTCTTTATATTATAATTATAATTCATTGAGCCTCCAACGGTCAAGTGTTTTTTAAAAAATTTTAGCAGCTCCGATCCAGCTCTCTAATGGACCCAGCTCCAGGCCGCAGCTCCATCCTACCGCCCAATTAGTGGTAAGTGCTTCTCCTTGTGTCAATCTACCTTCTATTAGGCACATAAATTTTGCTTTAAAATTTAAAAAAAGACTTGCATTCTGGTGCAGTCTGTGATATAATATTTATATAAATAAGAAAGGAAGGGAATACAAATATGAAAGAAAAAATAATTAAAAAGCTACATAATATCATCATAGATATTATAAAAGCACAAGATGAAAAAGAATTGGATGCAATTGCGATCGAACTTGCTGAAATTGAAAAGAAAGTTATTGCAATTGACCAAAAAATTTCAAAAAAATAAAAAAGGACTTGAAATTTAGTCCAAAGTATGATATAATACTTATATAAGATGAAAAAGAAAAGAAAAGTAAAAAAATTAATTAAAATTAAAAAAAATACTTGACTTTTAAATCGTCTTATGATATAATAAATATATAAAAAGAAAGGGCAACACTAAATAGTCAGTAGTGTTGTAGGGTGAAAAATATGGCTAAAATTAAAGAATTATTCAATGTAAAAGGTGTAGAATTAACTGCTCACGAAAAAGCAGTATACGACAAAGTAAACGAAATGGGAGTTGTTGGTTACGGTCAAATCGCTGAAGCTTGTGGCATTAGTCCAAAAAGTGCTATTGCAACATTAGCAAGATTAGAAAAGACTCACGGTTTATTGAGAAAAAATGAACCAGTAAAAGTAACAACTTACGAAGTTGCGGATGGAGAATAGTCTTCATCTTTTTTTTGCTTTCAATACGAACAAATGTTTGCTAAAAATGTGTTAAAATAAGGCTGACAAGAAGCCCGAATTGGTAGTATAATATTTATAATGGAGGAGTATTATTATTATATATATACTTCTTTTTTTGTGCCTGTCGCAGCTCTGCCTTGTAGCTCCCAGATCGCAGCTCCGACACACCCGGGTGCGTTGTTGCCCCCCGTTAGGGGGTAAGGGGCTAGGTGGTTGCCCTTGGGTTGGGTTAACCCAAGATCTGATACGCCCGGTTGAGTTGTAAGATCTTTTTGATCCGGGAGGGGATCTCACGATACGCCTGGATCCGTTGTATCCTTATTATATATAAAGGGGATTGAAAAACTTTTTTAAAAAAATGATAAAAAAGTATTGACTTTTGGTTTTGTATTTGTTATAATGGGTATATCAAATGAAAGGAGAAAAAAGCAAATGTTAAAAAAAGATAAATTTGGTTTATCATTAATTGATAGAATTAAATTAAAAAAACTTTTAAAAAAGTTGTAAAAAGTGTTGACAATTAAATTTAAAAGTGTTATAATGAATATGTCAATGAGAAAGGAATGATTAAAAATGACATTATATTTACAAAAGAATTACAACGGGAGTTTTGCAATAGCCGAACTCAACACAAACAAAAGTGATATGTTTGATGCCGACTTTTACACACTAATTGATAACATCGACAAAAATACAACTTATCAAGATATTATCAATTTAGTTGTTGAACAATTCGGTTGTAAAAAGTTAGTGCTTGATTTTTAGCACTAACTAACCGAAATAAAAAAAATAAAAAAAGTGTTAAAAAAGTATTGACTTTTAAAGTTATATTTGATATAATGTTATTGTAATAAAGAAAGGAAAGTGATAATTATGGCAATGACACCAGCAAAAAGAAAGGCAATTCGTAACAAATACGAACAAATGCAAAAAGCAAGAAAAGATGAACGTCTTGGAATTGCTAAAGCAAAGTCATCAAAGAAAAAAGGAAGAAAATAGTTTCTTCCACCCGATAGGGTAATCAAATGGGGGTTTGGTTATCTTGACACACTTACAAATAAAAAAAAGAATAAAAAGTTATTAATAAAGTATTGACATTAATTAAAAGATATGTTATAATTAATATGTAAATGAGAGATAGCCACTCTCAAAAAGAAAGGAAAGTGATAAAAATGGCAAAAACAAAAGAAACTTTTAACGTAAGGGGTGTTGAACTAACAGCACACGAAAAAAGTGTTTATGAAAAAGTTGTGGAACTTGGAAAGGTTGATTATAATCAAATTGCTACAAGTTGCAACGTAAGTCCTAAAAGTGCAATAGCAACACTTGCTAGACTTGAAAAAACTCATGGACTTTTAAAGAAAAATGAACCCGTAAAGGTTACTACTTATGAAATAGCAAAAGAAGATTAATATCTTCTTTTTTTATGTTTCAGATGCAAACAAATGTTTGGGTTATAAAAAGATGCAATACGAACAAATGTTCGCCCTGGCTCCCCCTAATTTTTTTTAAAAAAGTATTGACTTCAGGTTGTATTTATGATATAATTATGTTATAGGTGGGAGAGTGCTATTTATATAAAAAAAGATCTACTTTTAGATCTTCAGATGGACACGCTTGGATCCGTTGTCATAAATTTTAAAAAGTGTTATTTTTTTATTGACTTTGTTATTCAGATATGCTATACTTAATATGTAATCAAGAAAGGAAGGCGAAAAAATGGACACATTTATGTCAATAGTTAATATTCTATTGCTAGTATTTATAAATATAATTGTTATAATAAAAATAATACAAACAGGAAGAAAAAAGTAAAAAAGTGAATAAAAAAGTAAAAAAGTGTTGACTTTTAAAAATAGGTATGATATAATTAATATGTAATCAGAAAGAAATATGAAAGGAAAGTGATAAAATGATTACAACTGGATACCCAAAAAAACAAAAAAATATAAACTTAAGAAAGGTTAAAAATATTTTAGGAATTGATACTGAAACCGTAATGGACTTACAAAACGCAATGCCATTTGATACGGGTTATGTTGTTTATAATAACAAAGAAGATAAGATAGAAAAGCAAGGAACTTTTTTAACAAGAAAATTTGTTAATAATAAATACATAATGTTATCAAGCTGGAGTGCAAACAAGTATGAAAGATACTACAAACCACTTTTAAATACTAAAACAAAAGATGTTAAGGTTGAAAGTGTAGAAAGAATAGCAAAGGAATTTACTAAAATAATTAAAAAGTATAACATCAAATATATGTTTGGACACAACGGAAAATTTGATTATCAAGTATTAAAAAGATTATTTGAAGATGTTGGAGTTAAAAACCCATTTGAAAATCTTGATATAATTGATACAATGATGTTAAGTTATAAAACAATTACTACTACAAAAGAATATGAAAACTTTTGTAAAGAAAATAGAAACATCAGCAAAAAAGTTGATAATAAAGCCGTAAGCCGTTTCATAACAGATAGCAACAGAGTAAGACAAACCGCAGAAAGCATATTCGCTTTTATAGATAAGAATATTGACTTTGAAGAAAGCCACACTGGACTTGAAGATATTAAAATTGAATTAGAAATATTAAAATATTGTAAAAGTAAAAAAGCAATATTCCCTATCAATATGCAACCGACTTGGAAAGATTTTGCTAAATTAGAAGATTAGAAAATCTTCTTTTTTTGTAAAAAAGTATTGACTTTATACCTAAAAAGTGGTATACTTATAATGGAGGAGAATAATAATATAAAAAATGATCTACTTTTAGATCGTGCAAAAACTTAAAAAACCTTTTAAAAAAGTATTGACATTATCTAAAAAATTTGGTATAATTAATACAAGAAATGAGGAAAGCCAAACCCCATTAAAGAAAGGAAAGTGATAAAATATGGCAAAAAAAATATTAGTAAATGTTAGAGGTTGTGAACTAACAGAAAATGAAAGTTTACATCTAAAACAATTTGAATTAAAAAAGTGTCCATTATCTTATAAAGATATTGACATTGAGGGTGTAAGTGATAAAGCAAAAATCGCAACACTTGCAAGACTTAACACAAAGTATGGTTTTCTAAAAAAGAATGAACCCAAAAAAGGAACATTTTACAAAGTCAATATTGAAAAATTACAAAGTGTTGACTTATCAAAAATTACAGACAAAGAAAAATCTGTATTAGATAAAATCAAAGATTTGCAAAACACTTTTAATTATAAAGATGTTGTTATTGAAAATCTAAGTCCTAAGGCTATCATTGCAACACTTGCAAGACTTAATACCACTTATGGTGTTATTGATAAGGTTGTAGAAACTGGCTTAACAACTTATGAATTAGTGGAAGAATAATTCCACTTTTTTTATTTTCTATAATACAAACGTATGTTCGTATGCCTCCCCTTGATCTGATTAATCTGATACAAACGTATGTTCGTGTCGTTCCCTTTTCTGTTCGTAAAGTTTCGTATCGTTTTCGTGTCTGGCACTCATCAAAGCAGAGTGCTAATACACAAACAAATGTTCGACCCCCCGACCCTACGAGCAAATGTTCGTTTCGATACACGTGGATGCGTGGGGGGTTGGGTTTAGTAATCAGCTGTCAGAGTGCGAACATATATTCGTATACGACCTATACGAACCTATATATTTAACTTACAAGTCCGCCGCTGTTATTTTTTATTATTTTTCTCTATAATAATTGCCAAAATAATAAACATGACTGACATAAGCGACATAATTCCACAAATAACTTCTGTCATTTAATTTCACCTCTCTTCGATATTTCCTTTTTCTGTTTCTACAAATGCTTTGTTAATAAATTTTTTAATAGCATCTCGCACAATACGGTCCATCATAGTTTCGTTTGGAAGAGCAATAAGATTTTTCTCTAGGGTTTTTTTAAGAGCATAGTCTCCATAAATTGGAGCGATAAAAACTTCGTTTCGACCATTAGAAAGAAAAATTCTATTATCTCTACAGAAAGCTTCTAAATCAGAACCATATTCAAAAGAAAATTTGGATCCATCAAGCCCCCTTACAGTAACTCTAGGGCGATATGACTGAGTCGCTGTCGTTATGGTAAAACCACCAAAATCAGAAACGGTATCATAATCAGTGTAAAACACTATTGTCATCCCCTTCCCATACCTTGTCTAAACCCCACATATTACGCATAAAAGTAATAAGGCATAGATTTAGGTCAGTGAGTGGAGCGTTGGGATTGGTACTTTTATATTGTGCCCAAATGTGCGTAAGACCTAAGCTGTATGTGAGTAACTCATAGAGTTGATTGATATCTTCTGTGTAAATATAATCTGCTGGGTTAAAAATTTTAGCTTCAGCAGCTAAGTCAAAAACATTATTTACCGTAAGGTAGGGTCTATCTTTGGGAATTTCTATCTTTGGCAACAGTTCCTTTATAAGGCTGTCTAATTCTTGTTTCATTATTTCTCTAACTTTCATTATTAACACCTCTTTCTACGACAAAACCGCTAATTACTTAGCGGCTTCTTTTACATCGTGATCTGCATTTTTAGCATTAAATTCGGCTCTAAATTCCGGATCTAAAATACAAAGTAAATTTGCATAGGAATTTGCGTAGCCGCTTTCAAAACCAGCTTGAAATTCTTTAAAGCAATGTTCGTCTTTTTCACATTCTTCGGTTTTAAATAGGGCCTCCTCGTTTATGTTGGCACGAAGGTAAGCTGCTAAATCTTGTAAATTTTCTATTTTTTCCATTTTCTTGTCTCCTGTCTTAGCGACTTGCAAAAAAACTTATCTATATATACATAACCACATTTTATGGTTTGTAAGGCTAATTAGTGCTCATTAGGGTTGGCTAAAACCAAAATGAGCGTAAGAAAGGGGTGAATGCCGACATAGCCGGCGATGATTTCATCATCATAGCGACTTTTTGTTTTATTGTTGGTCGCAAGGACGGGACGTGCCGTCAATTAATATTTATAATTAATTAATACACTCTTTTCTTTTTTTTATAAATATATTATAAATGATAAAAATATATAAATTCAAGTCTTTTTTATTTTTTTTATAAAATGAAATATTTTTTTGTTTTTTCATTTTATAAATATATTATAAATCTTTTTGGAGAAAAAGTCAACTGTTTTTTAATATTTTTTTATTATTTTAGGATTTTTTTCTCTTTTACGCATTAATTATATTATACCGCAATAGCTTCTGTTAAGCCAAAAAAATTATTTTTTAATACGGTTGAGGCAATAAGCCTTAAAAACATTCTCTCCTAAGGTTGCTACGGTAAGTTGTCCAACTCCTCCAGGTACGGGAGTTATATATTCGCAATATTTTTCTACATTAGGAAAATCTACGTCTCCGTATAATTTACCATTTATCCTATTAATTCCAACATCTATAACAACTGCTCCATCTTTAATCATTGGAGCTGTTATAAAATATGGTTTTCCCACCGCCACGACAAGAATGTCGGCTCTTTGGGTTATTTCGTAGAGATTTTTTGTGCCTGAGTGGCAAATTGTTACGGTTGCATTTCTATTAAGCATCATTTGGGCAATTGGTTTACCAACCAAATCACTTCGTCCAACTATTACAACATTTTTTCCTTGGATTGGAATATGATAATAATCTAGCATTTTCATTATACCGAGTGGTGTACATGGCATTAGACAATCTTCCTTGTGGATCAGGCGACCAGCATTTATATCAGTCAAACCATCGACATCTTTTCTATAGTCTACGGTATTTTGTATTATATTAGCATTTACGTGCAAAGGTAGGGGCATTTGAACTAAGATACCATCTACATTTGGATTGTCATTTTCTCGTTTTATTATATTTACAATTTCTTCTGTTGTAACATTCTCATTTATTTTAATATGGCTAAAATTATAGCCTAACTCTTGAGACATCTTATTCTTTTGTTTTATATACACCGAACTTGCTGGATCTTCTCCAACTTGAATAACAGATAAGCCCGGAGCAGCATTTAAATCTTTCACTTTGTTTTTTAATTCTTCCATAATATGTTGTTTAACAACTTTTCCATCTAATAACATTTAATCCCTCCCTAAAAAAGAAAAAGTAAGCAAAAAGAAAAATATATTTATATAATATATATTATTATAGAATAATATTCGCTCCGCAAGCTTCGCTCATATTATTCATTCTATATATAATTATATAGAAAAAATTTATTCTGTAAAGCCTAACGGCTATTACAGAAAAATATTTTTCAGTTGCATCAAAAATTACACAACCCTCTTTACAGAAATTAGTTGGTGTAGTATCATTATATTAAGTGGAGGAGTGATTATGAAAAATGACGATCCTAATACAATAAAGAAAAAAGGAAATAAAAGAAAAATAGTTTATTCTTTAGATTGGAATGCTCAATCTTATGAAGATAGGGTGGCTTGCGTAAACTCTTTAGAAAGTGAAGGGAGATTAAATAATCTTAGTCCGTCTCAATTGAATGAAGTGGCAAATTATTTATTGTATTCTTCAGACGTAAATTGTGATGTAGAATTAAAGAAACCATCTAAAAAGTCAATTTCGTATGAAGAGTTAGTTGAAAACGGAGTAGCCGATATGGCTTTTCATAATGCCAAATATAAAAATGTTTATAGAACAATAAAACCTTTTATAGATAAAGAAAAAGATAAAGATATTCCCGGTATTCAAGAATTATGGGAAGAAATGGATAAAATAAAAACAATATATGATTATTTAGATGATTGTTTAAAAGGAAGAAGAGAGAAAGATTTTACCAATCCATTAGAAATTAATTATGTAAATCATCACTTTTATAAAAATTGGTATATAGATTTATGTTTACAACAATATACTTTAAAAGATATGTATAAACCTGTGATGCAATGTCAAATTCAAGATTATATTTCTTTAAGACTAGATGATGAAATAGATTTTGGTATTAGAGTTGGGTCATATATAATATGCGATTCTGATGAAAGCTTAATGATAGATTTATCTAATCCTATTCATATGTATGCACTTTTAAAAAGTTATAAAACAATACGGATGCAACATAGTGATAATACAATAGATGAATGGAATGAACTTTATGATTTAGTTGATAGAGCAATTGCAAGAACTCAATTTACTGATTGTATTTGGGATATTCTTGAAATGAAAATAAATGGAGACAGAAATGATGTGATTGGCAATTTTGTTAGAGTGAAATATGGAGTTAATTATAATGATAATTATATAAGCACACTATTTACAAAATCTATAAGTAAAAAAATTGCGAAATCTGCATTAATAAATGCGAAGAGAGATTTTAACGTTACGGGAAAACATAAATGTATAAGGTGTAAAGAAGAAAGATGGGATGATGAATTTTTTTCTTATGCGAAAAGTTGTGGATATTGTTTACATAAATTATTGGGGACTGGACATAAAGTAAAATTAAGAGGTGAGTAGACTTGGATTATACAACAAAGAATTGTGGGATATGCTCTAAGGCTAAGCTAATAGAAGAATTTGTGCCGTCAGGTAAGACTTCTTTGTTCGCTAAGGACTGTATTAGTCCCATTTGTTACGACTGTGTTTTAGAGTTAGTAGATTTTAAAGATTTAGATAGTGTAGATAAGTTGTGTAAGTTTTTGGATATTCCTTTTTTGGCTAATGAGTGGATAGAATTAAATAAAAAAAGTGACAATAGAAAATGGATACTTACTGAATATATAAAAACTGTTATGGAATCTGAATATCAAAGATGTAGTTGGAAACAATATACTCTTTTATGGGATAAAGCAAGAGAGACTGATAGCGTTTTGAGTAAATTGCCATCATTATCCGCTGATTTATTTATTTATTTAAGAAAAAAGTGGGGTTCATATGACGATTTTGGTGTAGAAGACTATTTAAAAATGGAAAGCTATGAAAAGAATACGTTAAATTATTATAATTTTAGGGATGAGGCAAGAAGAGATATGATTCGTAAGCTTGCACTTGTATCTGTATTAATTGACAAAAAGTTAGCTTCTGGAGACACACGTGAAGTATCTACTTTAATAAGTTCATATCAATCTTTAATGAAAGAATCTGGTATTCAAAACGCTGTTCAAAATGATACAGAGACGATAGAATCTTTAAGTGAATTAATTGCTTTTTTAGAAGAACATGGATGGTTAATGGATTATAAGGTAACAGAAAATAGAGATGTAGTAGATGCTACTATTCGTAATTTTCAGCAATATGTTCAAGCTTTAGTGGCTGGTTCCGGAGAAGAAATTACTCAAATGTATAATGCGAAATTGATGGAAGAAAATTCCGGAACAGAAATAAATGAAGAAGAAATAGAAAGTATGTTTGAAAGTCAAGAAGCAACAGAGACAATAGATGATGATGAGGCTTTGAGTGAAGAAGAATTGGTGAATATGTTTAAGGAGATAAGTAAAGAATATGATAAATAATTTAGATGAATTTATAAATGCTTATCATCATATGTATTCAGAAAGAAATGATATAAAGCGTATTGTAGTTACTCCCGATTATGTGATGCAGAATTGGGATAAGATTACTTATGCGATGCGTATTTTATATCTTTATCCAGATTACTTTATAGACATCGTAAAAAGAAAAAACACATATTTACAACAAATCTATTTTTACCAAAGAATTTTTTTGAGAGTTATGACGAGATTTCAAAAGGTAAGTGGAATATTTGTTCGTGCTTATTCGAAATCATTTTTAAATTTTATTGCCATTAATATGAAAGCAATGTGGCAACCTATGAGTAAATTGTTCTTATGTGCAGACACTAAAAAGCAAGCAGCCATGATTACAAAAGAAAAGATGGCTGAAGTTTATTATCTTATACCCTTCTTTGTGAACGAGTTGGATATTGCTGATTTTGATAAGCAAAAACAACACTATGCAACTGGTGGAGACGACCAGGCAAAATTAAAATTTAGAAATAAATCTGCAATAGATATTGTATCTACAACAGATGCTGCCAGAGGTGGTCGTAGACATGCTGGAACAGTTGAAGAATTTTCTTTGGCTGATCAAGATGCCATAGAAAATGTAATCATACCATTAATGAACGTTAATAGAAAAACTATGGCAGGTTTAGACAATCCGACAGAACCTCACGCAGCACAAATGATGATCGGTTCCGCTGGTTATAAAAATACTTATGCTTATAATCTTACTATTGAAATGTTGGTCGATATGGTCTTTGATCCTGATAGGGTTTTTGTTTTTGGAGGAGATTATAGAATACCGGTAATGCACGGTTTGCTTGATAAAAAGAAAATTTTAGACAAGGTTAAATCTACTGGAACATATAAATTGGAAACCTTTTTAAGAGAGTATATGTCAAGATGGGCTGGGGGAAGTGAGGATAGCTATTTTTCTTACTCGGTAATAGATAAACGAAGAAAAGTATTAAGACCCGAATTTGAACCGGAGCATAGAAGCGATGTCTTTTATACGCTTGGTGTCGATGTTGGTCGTTTTAGTGATGAAACTGTATTGGAAATTTTTAAAACATACACAAGCGGAGAACGTTTTACAACAAACTTAGTAAATATAATTATTATGCCCGGTATTGGTAGACATTTTCAAGATCAATCTATAAAAATTAAACAATTAGATGCAATTTTTAATTTTAGAGGAATTGCTGTTGATATAAATGGTCCTGGAGCAGGTATAGCTGATTTTCTTATAATTGAACAAGAAAAAGATGGAGAATATTATCCAGCATACGGTTTCAGTAATAAACCAAAATATCGGAAGACCGAATTACCGAATTGCGTGCGTAAGTTGTATGGAGTTGAAGCAAGTCCCGGTGCAAATTCAGATTATTATAAGAATGCTCAATTGATGCTAAGTTTAGATAGAGTTCGACTACTTATAAATGAGCGACAAGCGAGAACATATTTTACTCGATATAACTATTGGAATAAAATGAAACCAGAAAAAAAGGCTACTCAATTGATTCCTTATATAGCTACGACAAAATTGCAAGACCAATTAGCAAATTTGAAGGCTAATTTAGAAACAGCAACAAGTAATATTAATGTTCAAAAAATTAAGACCACAATAGGAAAAGACTTAGTTTCCTCATTTATTTATGGATTGTGGTTTATTAGTTTAGAAGAAGAAAAAGAATTAAAAAAACGTGCCGGAAAAGGCACTAAAGGTCAATACTCTTTCTATAATTAGGAGGTGAGAGATAATGGATAAGAAAAAGGAAATGGTTGGAAAGGCAACACAAAATGAAAAAGATCAGTTAATAGCTCGCTTCCAAAAATTAGCTAAAAACATAAGCGGTATGTATGATCCTGTATATGATAAGATTCTTGATATTGATCGAGTAAGAAGCGTAAATCCACTTTCTATATCTTATGAAAAATTAATGGAGATGTCACCAAAAGATCCTCTTTGGATTACACTTTCAAGATTATACTTTAACGAACCACAATACCAAAGAATTATAATGTATTATGCTACTTTATATTTAGGATATTATTATGTTTCTCCGGTAGATATTGTTGGAAAAGTGAATAATAAAAAACTAGATAAAGAATATAATGACACTCTTGCTTTTTTAGATGATGAAATAAATGTAGAAGATTTTACAGTTAAAGTATTAATGGATTTATTAATAGAGGGGTCTACATTCTATTATTATGATTTTATTAATCTTAGCGGAAAGGTTTATTTTCAATTGTGTAAATTACCAAGAGATTATTGTAAGATTGTTGGCAATGCGAAGAATGGACAAATGTCTATCTTTCAATTGGATATTAGCTTTATTGACAGCGTTATAGCAGACTTAACTGCTTTAAATGCTGGAATTAATAAAGAAGATGTTTTAAAGCAATATCCAAAAGGAATTCGTTCTGCTTATAATAGATGGAAAAACAATGGACAAAGATATGTTTTAGTGACTCCAGTTCACGGAATTGGTTTTACTACATATAATGAAATGCCACCATTTGCATCAATTATTCGTCAAATAGTTAGAATGAGAAAATTTGAAGACGTAAGAGATAATTATATCGAAGATAGTCTTCAAAAGATTTTATTTCAACACGTTCAAGTTGATAGCAATGGAGATCCAGAAATTGATTTAGCATTGGCTGCAGAATTCCATAGCAATTTAAAAAAGATTACAAAAGGAATGCAACGAGTAAATGCTTTAACATCATTGGCGGATGTTGAAGTGTTAGATTTATCTGACACATCTCGTGAAAGTGATTTAGACTTCATTGACAAATTTGAAGAAAAGATGTATAATGAAGCCGGTGTTCCTCAAGCTGTCTTTAATGGAGATACTGCAGGATTATTAGAATTCTCAGCTATGAAAGATGAAGCATTTATGTGGAACTTGATGCAACAAATATCAACTTGGCTATCATTTATATGTAATGCGGAAATTGGAGCAAGACAAAAAAGAACTTACAATTTTGTAGTTTCATATTTACCAATTTCCTATCGTAATAGGGAGAAAATGATGGACACCTATTTGAAGAATGCTCAATATGGTTATAGCAAAATAATTCCTCAAATAGCTGTTGGTGTTAAGCAAAGACACTTTGAGTCTCTTTTATATTTGGAAAATGATTTACTTAAGCTTGATAAACGACTTGTTCCCCTAATGAGTTCGCATACTCTAAGTGGTAAGGCTGGAACGACTGCTCAACAAACGACTACAGCAGTAGAAGATGTTGAAAGTAAAAACGGTCGCCCAGAATCATCAACCGAAAATAAAACCGATGGTACTCTTAATAAAGAGGATAGTCAATAAAGGAGGCAAGTGAAATGGACTTAACAAAATATGCCGCCCTAAATGTCGAAATTACAGAGTATTCGAGAGTTAATAATCAGTTTTCAATCGGTAGAGCCAGAGTATTTTATGAAGGACCTAACGTAAACAGAACGATTATTACTCCAGAAGTCGCAAAGAACTTGATAAAAACCATTCCTGGGACACCTATAATTGGGAGATTCAATCCTGAAAATGATGATTTTGAAGGACACGGTGAAGGTCAAATTGCTTACGGCTTCGTGCCTTTAGATCCAAATCCATTAAAGGTTGAAGTAACAGAAGACTATTATGGTCTTCCTGTTAAAAGAACTTATTATGAAGTGGATGCTGTAATTTGGGATGGAAGATTTCCTGAAGCTAAAAAAATTCTTGAGGAAGAGAAATCTCTTTCTATGGAACTTAACCCTGATACTTTAGATGGCGAATTTGAGATTTATGACGATAAGACATATCTTAAAATCACTAATGCTGAATTTTTTGGGATTACGGTTTTGGGAGATGGACACACTCCTTGCTTCAAGGATGCCAAGTTCTTACAAACATACACAAGTATGTTAGGTGCTTATGAGGCGCTATTTAAAGAACAAGAATCTAATATAGGAGGTAAAAATATGCCAAACACAGAAGAAACAGTAGTTGAAGTTGAAGTTACTGAAACCGATTCTACTATAACTAATGAAGAGGCTCCTGCTGAAGTTGAAGTTACTGAAACAACTGTTGAAGAAGAAACTACAGTAGAAGAAACAGCTGAAGAAACTCCTACTGAAGAAGGTATCGAAGAAGGAACAGAAGAAGAAACTACTGAAGAAGAAACTGAAGAAGAAGTTGAAACAGTTGAAGAAACTGAAGAAGCTGAAGAAGAAGTTGAAACTGAAGCTGAAGAAAATTCTGTTGAGTCTGAAGAAGAACCAGAAGCAGAAGAAGTTGAAGCTGATAGTGCTGCTTATGAAGAAGCTGAAGCTTTAAAAGCTGAAGTTGCTGAATTAAAAAGCAAATTAGAAGTTTACGAAAATGCAGCTAAAGAAGAACTTATAAATAAATTCTCTGCTAAAATAAATGACAATGATTTTATGCTAGACATAAAAGAAAATGTTGGTAATTATAGCGTAGAAGATTTAAAAGCTACTTTAGGTGCTAAATTAGCTGAACAAGTATTAGTAGAAGAAACTACAGACGAAGAAAAGAATAATGGATTAGTTTATTCTTTTAACGGAGTTGCAAGTAAAGATACTAAGAAAGGTTGGCAAGAATTAGTTAGAGCTACTAAGGCTGCTAACAAAAAAAACTAAATGGAGGTAATTGAACATGGCTCAATATAAGATTTCTGCCCATGGTGTTGTTGAACACAATTTCTTAGCTTCTGAAGCTACAAGACAAATTGAAGCTCAAACACCTGTAAAAAATGGAATTGAAACATTAGAGAATGGTATGATCCTTTTCATTGATCGTAAGAACAACGAAATAACTAAAGAAGCAGTTTCTTGTCCTTATTTAATGCATTCAACTGTAAGATATTACAGAGCTGGAGAAAGAGGAGTTAATCATTTCGTTTTCAACGTAAATAATGAAGAAGAATTACCAAGATTATGGAAATTATCTGAAGGAGACAGTTTCCACACTAATTTAATTTCTGGAGACTATACTAGTAACGAAGAATTCGATACAGCTTTCGCAAAAGGAAGTTTATATGGATATCCAGATGGTAATGGAATGATAAAAGTTACTGAAACAAAAGATGAAAGTGCTAAATGTGAATTTATCGTTAAGAAAAGCACAATGCAAAACGACGAAGTAGGTTTCTACGTAGTTGTAAATAAGGCGTAAGGAGGGTAAAAGTATGGATAATGTTAAAGATATTATTGACTTAGCTGTTGCTACAGTTACAAAAGAAAATATCCCTTCTGAATTTACTGCTGCTGATCTTGAAGATTCATTACGCGAACAATTAAGTGCTTTCCAAGATTATAAATATCTAAGAAAACACGCTGCTGATTTATATGAAATCATCGAAGAAGTAGCAAATGTTGTAATACCTAAAAGGGTATTAGAACAATTTGGCGGATTCGCTGAAATCAGAAGAAAAGGATATGGAGAAAAAATCAGTTTTACTATTAGAACTGGTAAAAATAGAGGTAAAAAATTCGTTACTAAGGCTGGAGACCAAGGTATTTATAAAACATTTACTTTAGACAACAGAGAATTAGTAATGCAACCAAGAGTATATGCTGGTGCAACTCGTTTAGAAATAGAAGACTTCTTACTTGGAAGAATTTCTATGGCTGAACTTATGGATACATTAGTAGAAGCTTTAGGAGAAAAACTATATATCGAAATTCAAAAAGCTTTAGTTGCTTCATTTAATGATCCAACAAGACCTGCTGCTAATAAATATGCAGGAAATGGTTTCGTTGTTGAAGAATTCGATAAATTAATCAATACAGTTAGAGCTTATGGAGAAAGTGTTAATATTTACTGTACATTTGCTTTTGCAAGTAAATTATTCAATGCTCCAGGATGGGCTGCTGTAAATCCTAATATCTCAAGTAGAGACTTAGAAGACATCAGAAATCAAGGATATGTTGGAACTTATAAAGGATGTAATGTTATAGTTCTTAACCAATCTTTTGCTGATGAAAGTAATACTGAAACTTTAATCAACGATGCATATGTTTATATTATGCCAGTTGGGGCTGAAAAACCAGTTAAAGTAGCTTTTGAAGGAGAAACTTTTGTAAGAAACTTTACAGACGCTGTTCTTTCTCAAGAAGTTAGTCTTGAACAAATGTTCGATGTAGCTGTTCTAAGCAATAATTATTGGGCAATTTATAAAGACGAAAGTTTAGAAGCTTAATTATAGAGACAGCTTTAAAAGGAACGCAAGTTCCTTTTTTATTTTGTTTAATATTCTATATTGACAAAAGTTTTTTAATATGTTAAACTATTGTTAAACAGAGAGATGTCTACTATTATGTAGACAAAAAGCTGTATAAGAAAAAAAACGAGATGATGGAGGTAAAAAAATGAAAGACTATGTAGAAATTCGTTTAGTAAACATTAGCGATTGTGGTATTGGTTTAAAAGATACCGCCGGAAGATTTTATAATATTCCATTAAATGGACAATTGAGAATTAGTTTAGAAAATTTTCAAATGGTATTAGATGAACCTGTAAGCAAAAAAATGATTTGCAAAGGACTTATAAAAGTTGAAGGGATTACAGAAGAAATGTTAAGAGGTAGCATCTTATCCGAAGATGAAAGAGATTATTTACTTGGAGGAAGAATTGCTCCAGTAGAAGAATCTGAAGGGATTAAGAAAATAGAAATAGAAGAAGAAAAAGGTGAAATTCCTATTGTAAAAGCTATCACTTTCTATAATTGGATTAAGAACGATAAAGAAGAAAAAATTAGAGAAGCTATAAAAAATCCAGTAAATTATGACACCTTAAAAGATATAATTGCTAAAAACGATAGATATAAAACAGAAATAGTAGAAAAGATTTTAGGCGAATAATTTATTAAGAGAGGGGTGAAAAAAGATGGAAGAAGGAACACAATATATGGAGATATACGAAGCCTTTCTTAGTGCAGTTACTGATGATAGATTTGTCTCTATGACGGAAGATGAGCTAATGGTAGATTTATTACCATTACTTAAGAGGTCTATTTATTATTTATGTCGTTTGGCTAAAGAAACTGATTATAGAGTTTTACCTGGGTATGATTTACATAATAGAAACGATGAAGAGGGATATTTTATACAAAAGTTATCCGATCATGAGATAGAATGTTTGGCTTGGGGAATGGTTGTTTCTTGGACAGAACAACAATTAAATTCTTCAAGGTTAATTGAACAACAATATTACGATGCTGGTATTAAGACTTATTCCCCTAATGAAACTATGAAGAACTTATTAGAATTGCACGATAATTATTATAAAAGGTTAAAAAATCGATTAACAGAATATGGCTATAAAACGATTGATATCTCTACTTTTGGAGGAAATTAAGATGCAAGATAAATATATACGAGAACATATAATTTCTATGGTATATAAAATTCTGTGTTGGAAAGAAGAAAACAAAGATTGGTTAAGGTTATATGACGAATTAATGATGGAACTAACAATGAATAATGGTCTTTTAGATAGTCTTACTGCCAGCACAATTACTTTTAAAATAGCTCCGTTAAAATATTTAGACGGAGATTGGTTTAAGAGAAGAATATTCGATGTTATCAATTATTTAAATGGGATAGCAAAAACAGTTTAAGGAGGTGTGCCAGATGAGTGCATTAGATAATTACAAGGCAAGAGTAACTGGCACAGTTGGGTCAAGCTTAAAAGACTATGTAAAAAAGCAAGTTAGAACCAATTTAGATGTATTCTTGGAAAAATCACAGTACGGGATGGATGTTTCGATTTATGATATAAATAATAAAGATTGGAATCCTGATCGTATCGGTATTATGACAGGCTCAATGACTGATATCAGAGATGAAGTTCTTGTTTTATCAAAATTAAATGTGTTAAAAATGGGGACTTTGTTTAAATGGGATGATGAATATTGGGTAGTAGTAAAAAGAGAAGCCCGTGTTATTAAAGAATCCTTTTATGGAACGGCTTATCGATGTAATGTTGATTTAAAATGGGTAGATAAAGACGGAAACCTACAGACTCAAAAAGCTTATGCTAAGGGAAGAGGTATGAGCTCTATTTTAGTCGAAAACAAATACACAGAACCTCCTGTGATGGCCAGAGAGGTAGATACACCGATAACTGTTATTACACAAAGAAATTTAAACTTAGAACAAGATATGCGTTTCTTATTTAATGGGCAACCTTATAGGGTTACTTTTGTTGATAATCTATCTACAGATGGAACGACAATATTGGGTATGTATGATGACATACTACAAGATGGTGACGATATTGAAAATAACATTGCCAATTATAATAAACGTTATGAAATAGAATTAGATTTTGAAACAGACGTTATATTGGAAGTTGGTCAATCGTTTGAGGTCAAATATGGAGTATTTAGAAATGGCGAGCCTACTGAAATAAAAGATATTGTATTGACAGTAGATGACCCAGATGCAGCGAAAATAGAAGGAAATGTGATTACTCCTTTAAAACCTAAAGATATTGTTGTTACAGTTAGTTTAAAAAATAATGAACTTATTAGTAAACAGTTTGTAATACATTCAGGAGAAGAATGGATAGAAGATAATATCTTTATTGTTGGTCCAGATAAAATTGTATGGAATAAGAGCGGAGAATATCATTTAAATAATAGTTCTGTAGCTGAATTTATTGTTACTTTCCCACCTAAGGTTAAGGGACAAGTCGTAAAAACTGATAATAGCGTTACGATATCCATTGGAGATAAATACGCCGGAACTATAAAGTTAGTCGTGATGACCAATAGTGAAATTTATACAAAAGATATAGAAATTATAACTGCGGAGGGGATGTAGATGACGGCTTTTTCAACAAAGAATCAAGAAGCTTCCCTCTTTTTATCTTTAAATAATGATATAGCACGTTTAGCTGTTACTTTGGATTCTGTGCCAGAAATAAGAAAATTGTTATATCATATTGAAAAAGATGCTTTACAAAGAGATGAGGTAAAAGGAACTTTAGTAGATAAAACAATTTGGAGAACACCTTTAATTCCATTACACAATGAGACGAATGTTGATGCAAGTTATATTTCAATAAATCTTCTAATGGAAGACGTTGGACAAAATAGGAATAATGCAACAACAACGCTGGCTATTGATGTATGGACTCCGCCAGAACAATGGCTTATTAATGATGGATTAAGACCTTTAGTTATATGTCATTACATTGATAAAGCTATAAGAACAAAATTTATTCAAACTTCTGGAGTGAAATATAGGTTAGATAAAATTATAAACGCCAAACTAAGCGACAGATTAATTGGTTTTAGGATGGTTTATGAAACAATACTCGAAAATTAGTCTAAGTAGTTTATTGTCTGGCGATGGGGTGAATATAAATTCTAAAATAACTATATTTCAACCTACGATAAGAGATATTACAATTTTAGGGTATGAACGTTTTGGGGGATTATACTCTATTTGGAATTTAACCCGAGAGGAATTAGTACCACAAGAGACAGATGAGACTTGGAATCTTGAAGATTGGGACGTTTATAAAAAGTTTATGATTTATAATCTTGAATTTCAAAAGATTTTCAAGGATAGTGTGCTATTCTTTATGCATCAAAAAGTCGAGTTTCTAAAGATGCAGAATTCTATATTTATAGGGGAACTTGAGTCGGGAATTGAGCTCACAGAAGAACTTTTTTCAGAGATTCAAGGTGTTATAAAACAAATAACATCGCAAAAAGAAGAGGATTCAAAAACTCAAAATGCACCTCGTTCTAAACGTGCACAAGAAATTCATGATAAGATTAAGGCTGGAGAAAAAAGATTAGAGGACATAAAAAAGGAAAAAGGTGTCGATGACCTAGCTTCTCAAATAGTCGCAGTCGTTGCTCACGGTCATTCTTATGAAGAAGTCTATAATATGACTTTGTTGCAGTTTAGAGCCATTTTAGAAAAAATGGTGCAAATAGAAAACTATCAATTATCAGTGATGTTATCACCTTATGCTGATAAAAAGCATAAATCGAAAACAAATCACTGGTTAGAATAATTAACGGAGGTAGAAATTATGTTTGAAATTATGGGTCGTAAATATGCTTCTGTTACTTGTGCTGATGTTGTTCTATACGATTTAGTTTGTGGAAATCCAGTTGCTAAATTTGATACATTAAAACTATCTACAGTTGAACAAACTGCTGATACTAATGATGTTCAAGGTGGTAAAGGAAATCCAATCTTAGCTCGTATTCCATCAAACAAACAAGTTAACTTAACTATCCAAGATGCTGTTATGAGTATGACTTATTTAGCAGTTGTTACAGGCGGAGAAGTTGTTAAGTCTGGAACTGGATCTGCTATCAGAATAGCTTATAACGAAAAAATTAAAGCTACTGCTGAAGGTTTAAAATTAACTCATAAAATGCCTGCTGGAACTACTTTATGGTTAGCTGAAGTAAAAGACGGTATCATAAGTGAAAGAAAAGCTCGTTATGATGCTCCTAAAGAAGGCGGAGAAATTGCAACAATTACTCTAAAAGATGCTCAATGGAAACCAAGCGATTATACTATTAATGCTGATTCAGAATATCAAGTATTCTATAACTATGATATAACTAAACCAGAACAAGCTAAAGAATTAACTGTATTTAGTGACGTATTCGCTAAAACTTATAGATTCGTTGGAGATACTGAATTATACAACACATTTACAGGACGTAACGATGCATTACAAATCGAAGTTCCAAGATTTTCATTAGATAATTCTTATACATTTGAATTAAATGCTGATGGAACTGCTGCTGTATTTGATATGAACGGAACTGCTTTAGCAGATGACGATAAACGCCTAATCGTTTATAGAATTTATGGAGAAGAAGGAACTGGCGAAGCTACTGAATGTATCGAAGCTGCTAGTATATAATAACTTTAGAGCCGCAAGGCTCTTTTTTATTTGACATAAAATAATAAGTATGTTATAATGAATGAAGTAAGAGAAAACAAAGGCTACTAATAAACAGAGAGAATATTAGCTAGAGGTGAGAGAGATGCTGGACAATTTAAGGTTTCAGGAGATTGAAAAAGCAATCTTTAGAGTGAGAGAAGATGGATTATATGGAACAAAATTTTTGAAGAAAGGAGAACCATTTATGATAATAGACAATGCTTCTATTTCGAATTTCTCTGTTTCTCAAAGAGACAAAAATTTTATTGGAAGAAGCACTGAGGCAGGAACTTCTACAATCAGAAATGTAACTTTTAGTTTAGCAAATGGTAGTCTTATGTTGAACTTATTTAACTCTATTTTCGGTAAGAGTAAAAAGGATGCGAGAACTACAGCGACCGTAAATGATACAGCTACATTAATTGAATCGGATACTTTTAATTTACCTTCACAACCAATTGGGGAAGTGATATTGTATCTTACTGATGATTATGGTGTTTTAACTAAAATTGCTACAGACCAATATTCTATAGAGGGACAAAAGGTTACTTTTATAAAACCAATAAATCGTGTTATTACTTATGTGTATGAAGAGGAAGTTACTTCGAGTATATTAACGAGCATTAGACAACTGGGAACAGAATTGGTACTTTCATTGGAAATGCAATGTCAAGCAATGGATATTTTAACAGAAGAAAAATTTAATGTAATTATTCGTTTTGATAAAGTATCGGTTGGAACTAATTTATATATAAGTTTTAATAATTCAGAAAAAGGTAGCGGTTCTATTATATATGTTCAAGGACTTGCCGAAGATAATCAAAATGCTGTTAATAAAGAAATATTTACGATAGAAGTGATATAGTATGAAGGATTATAATAGTTCTTATTTACACCGTATGTTTATTAATAATAATCCGATATTATCTCAAGGAAATGAAATAAGCATAGGCGTTGAAACAATTCAAGAACGTTTTAAAAATAAGGCTTACGAATTGAAAGAATTGGAAGATAATTGGTTAAGAGCATTGGCAATAGCGTTGACTGGGGATCCAAAGTCAACTCCTAATGATGGTATGGTTATTTTTGAAAGTTTAAGAGAAAGCGGAGAACAAGTTAATGGTTTAATTTCAGAAGCGATGGTAAAAACATATCTTAAGACTAAAAAGAAAACGCAAGAAGAGGTTCAGAAAGAAATTGTTAGAGCTATTAATAAAAATATAAATAACGCTCCAACAGAAGCTGGAGTTGTGCTAAATAAAAAAACAGCTGAATATAGAGATTCTATTAATTTAATTGCAAAACAAGCTGCCACTGCAACAATATCAAATAAAAGATACGTTGATATGGTCCCTGCTACGCAAGGAACAAAAATGGAAAATATTATGACGAATTTAATTCTTACGAAGTGGTCTAAAGAATATCGTCAAAATAAGATTGGGGAAAATTTAAAGAAAATAACAGTAACTGGTATCGGAAAAGAATCTGGCGGAGCTCAATATGTTAAAGTTCAGTCCGTTCCAGATATAAATATTGCAATAGGGAAAGAAGATTTTAAATTTTCTCAGAAAGTTAAAGTTAGTAATAGAAAAATGATTGAAGTTTTGAAAGGAAAACCATTAAGCAGTTTGTTACAAGAAGGAGAACAATCAGCTTATTCGGAGTTTGTAAAGTTCGGTTTAATAAATCAACACTATTGGGGAGATCCAGACTATCAAAAAAAAGTTTTGGACGCGTGGAATGGAAATATACCTGCTGAAATTAATCCTATGGGGACATCTTCAACGGGTATCGAACAGATGTCTTATGTTAGCACCATACAGGCTTTTCATCCTATAATAGATATTATGTATAACTCTTTTGCTTTGAATTTGTTTTTGGGTTTTAAACGCAATGACCCAAATTTATTTACAGCGGTAATTGGTAATCCGAATCCGATTTATCAAAAAGGAACGGCTAATCCTATTATTACGAAACCTTTGAAAGGAACAATAATACGTTCATCTGATGTTATTATGGAGTTAGCAGATTCTTTAATGACAAATAAGGGAGGATTGAAGTTCAAAACATCTTTTAAACCAGATGCGGATATAATAAAAAATGCTTGGAGTGATGAATATATTTCTCACGATAAGTGGGAATCATATATAAAGGGAAAATTTGATGATATATTACAAAAGACAAAGATAGAAACGACTTATAATTATAGTGTAAAATGATAAGGAGGACAAAAATGAAATTAGAAAGATTAGAAGGATTAAATTTAATAAGCACAAAAAACTTATTGGTTAATGAAGTGTTGAGAGGATTGGATAAGAAATTTTATTATAACAAATTTGAATTAGAAATTAATTTAGCTTTAGTTGTGTTTAGTGTATTTGGAAATACTGAAATGCACAAGGCTATGGATAGTGAAGATATTCAGTGGATTGATTTTGTAAATGAAAATTATAAATTAATAGAAGAAATAAAAAAAGATGAAAATTACGGAAAGGTTTATGATGAAATTTTTAATGAAATTTTAATAGGGGCTGAATATAAAACTAGATATAATAATACTATTAGTTCAGCGTTAGAAGATTTAGGAAATTTATTTACAGAAGAAAATATTGGCAAAATAAAAGAAGCTATTGAAAATATACAGAAAGGAGAAGACGAAGTTACTGAATAGTAAAAAAATGGTAGGGGTGAGCTCGGATGAATAATGATAGTGTTAATATTAGGGTGAAATACATTCCAGATACAAGTGAATTACGGAATATAAAAGAATTAAAAGCACCTGAGATTAAAATTGGCGGTAAAAATATCGGTAAAAATATTTTTGAATCCTATAATGCTGCTGTAAGGGAATTAAATAAAGAAATGTCTAAAGGAGCAAATGCCTCTACTATGTCAAAAGGATTTAAAAATATTGAGGCTGAGGCATCAAAGGCGAAAATTCAGATAAATAATATGATAGACGCTATCAACAAGTCTTTCCAAAGTCCTGGAAATCAAGCTCTAATTAAAGACTACGAGAATTTAATAAAACAAAGTAAAAAATTAGAAGAAGAGTCCAAGAAACGTAGAACTAAGACTTCGGAATTATCTCAATACAAAAGTCAAACGAAAATGAGCACTCCTCAGGCTAGAAAAGAAATCTCTAGAGCAGAAGCTTTGGTGACAGCAGGCGAAAAACTTACAAAACAAGACCAAGAAAGATTAGATATTGCAAAACAGATAATTGCTAAAGAAGAAGAATTGGCAAAATTAAGAACACAAGAAGAAATTAGATCTGCTCAAAGAGATGTTAAGACTCAAATGGAAGATCCAAGGTTTGCTAGTATGGTTACAGCAGAAGGGACTATTTCTGCGACTAATGAATTAACAGAGAGTATCTCAAAATTATCTTTATCTTATAATGATGCAGCAACGAATGGTTCTAAAATGCTTCAAGTGGCTCAGCAACAAGAACAAACAGCTAAAAAAGCAAAGAAAGAGGTTCTTAAATTTGGTGATATAATTTCTGGGACTTTCTTAGGAACTTCTCTAAGTAATATATTTCAAACGAGTTTAAGTAAAGGTATTCAATTTTTTAAAGATTATGATGAAACATTAACTCGTACCATGATGGTTACGGGAATGACTCGAGATGAGGTTAATAGTTTAACTTCGTCTTATAATGATTTAGCAAATCAATTAAGCTCCACAACAAAAGATGTTGCTGCTGCCCAATTGGTTTTCTATCAACAAGGTTTAAGCACGAAAGAAGCGTTGGCAATGACAGAAGCTTCTATTGCTGTTTCTAAAACAGGAGGAATAGAAGCTGCAGAAGCTGCAGATAGATTGACTGCTGCTGTTAGGGGTTATCAATTAGCAGAAACAGAAGCAATGGAATTAGCAGACAAGATGTCAGCATTAGATGCGGCAGCTGCTTCAAGTGTTGATGAATTAACAGTTGCGATGCAAAAGTCTGCATCTCAAGCTCGTATGGCAGGTCTTGATTTAGATTATTACATGGCTTATCTATCAACAATGCAAGAAGTAACACGAGAAGCTCCAGAAAACATTGGTACCGCAATGAAGTCTATTACTTCTCGTTTACAAGAAATTAAAGATATAGGTAAAGTTGAGGAAGACGGAACAACCTTTAGTAACGTTGCTAAAGCTTTAAATAGCATAGGAATTGCAGCATTAGATTCATCTGGTCAATTAAGAACATTACAAGATATAATGAATGAGCTTGGTCCGATGTGGGAAACTTTAGACCGAAATCATCAAGCATATATAGCTACAGTGTTAGCTGGTAATAGACAACAATCTCGTTTCATTGCTTTAATGGATAATTATGATAGAGCAATGGAATTGGTTGATATTTCTCAAAATGCTAGTGGAGAATCTGCTCGACAATTAAGAGCATACAATGAAGGATTAGAAGCTAGTTTTACGAGATTGTCAAACGCTTGGCAACAATTTGCTACAAATATTGCAGATTCTTCAACGATTAAAGGCATCATTGATTTGTTCTCTTCTTTTATTGAATTATTAAATAAAATACCTAAGAGGGTTACTAGTGCGGTTGTGCCTTTATTGGCATTAACGAAAGTATTTACCACTTTATCTAAAGCAGGAAATTTATTTAAAGGCTTTAAAGCTTGGAGTATAGAAAAACTAGGATTAAGGGATATTTCTACAGATATCGGTTTATTAGGGAAAGGTTTTCAAGACATAGGTAACAAAGCTAGCGTTGCATGGAACTCTGTTAAAAGGTTTATTGATGGATTTGGAAACAATAAATATATAAAAGAGTATAATGATGCTATAGAGAAAAACACAGAATTAATGAGCATAAATACTACTGGACGTTTGGGAGCTGAACAAGCTAAGATAACGGAAGGTAATAGTTCGACTTCTTTAGCGGCTACAGAAGATGTTTTGAGTGCATCTTACGATTTAGTAACAGATAGTATAACTAGAAACGAAAAAGCACTTCAATCAAACGATGATGAAATGTTATTAGAGCAAGACGATGCTTATAGAGTAGCAAAGCAGAATTTGGGTTGGGTTACTGAAAATGAGAAAATAGCGAAACAAGAAATAGAAAATATAAAAGAACGCGTACAAAAAAGTGTGCTGGCGAAAGAAGATGAATATCACACTCTTACAACATCATCTAAACTTGGAAATGTGCTTATTAAATCGTATCTCGATTCTTTAGGAATGAATACAGAAGGACTAAAAATTTCACAACAAATGTTTGATGATAATTATGAAGCAGCAAAAAACTGGCTACGAAAAAAAGTTGATCGAGAAGTAAAAGTTTTAAAAGAACAGGCAACAGAAGAAATGCTTGGTCTTACAGAGAGAATTTCTGAACTTGATACTCAGAGTTCAGACCTTCGTAAAGTAATGGCTAAAATAAAAAAAGAAAGAGGATATTCATATGATAAAGGAGATCTAAGAGGAGACAGTTTACCAGGAGCAAAGGAATTAGATTCTTTTCTAAAGAAGAAGACTGCATCTTTTGGAGAGACATGGGCTTTCATTTCTGATAAGAATATTGGTAACTTAGATAAAATAACTGGCGTATTAGGTAAGCTTAATATAAGCGGAGGGCTTGTTGCTGGTTCATTAACTCAAATGGGGTCATCTTTCCTTGGATTGGATGATGACATGTCTTCTGCACTTAGTACAAGTGTGGGATTGGCAACCACTTTCGCTAAATTTGCACCACCCTGGGGAGCAATTATAGGAGCTTCGATTGGTGTCGTACAACTTATATTTGATAAATTAACAGTATCTGTAGAAGAAGCTAAAGAAAAACTAGAAGAACTAAATAAGGAGCAAGATCAATTATCTACAAAACAAGGTTCGATTTCTAATGCTTTGAATACTTATAACGAATTGCGCAATAAGATAGACTTAACAGAAGAAGAACAACAAGAATTAAATTCTAGTGCCAATGAATTAGCAGAATTAATTCCTAGTGCTGTTCATGGATATGATGAAATGGGTAACGCTATTATTACGGTTAGTAGAGCTCAAGAAGAATTAAACAGCATAATGAGAGAACAAGTAAGCTTGGCTAAGCAAGAGATGACCACTCTAGACGATTTACAGGAAGCCTCTGACGGTTGGGATTTTACTCGTTGGCTTATTGAGGGATTACCTTGGAATTGGGGGAACAATATAACGGCTTCTAAAAAACAAGCTCAAGACAGGGCTGCTGTGGTATCAGAATATGCAGCAGATATAAATGATTATTTTACTACTTTGAGAGATTCTTTAAGTAAAGAAATGGATGATACAGAAAAACAAATATTTAATAATATTTCTGGAGTATTTAGGACATCTTTAATGGAAAGGATGCTGTCTCAAGATCCAGATAAACAAATGGGCATAAAAGAAGCTACTTTAAAATATTCTGAATTGCTAAAAGTCTTTACCGATCAATTAGATATTTCTGAATTAGAAGATGCAATAACTCGATTAGACTATGTATTTGATTTTGGCGACTATGAATTTGGAGAAGCGTCTGATAGAGTGAGAAAAGAAATTGAAGATCTATTAACTGGAGCGGGTTATAATACTGAAGAAATAGATCAAATTATTAATGTTGTATTAGAAATGACTTTAGAAGGCGGAGATGCTGTAGTTCAAGCTTTAGATACTTTAAATCAAAAAAGAAAAGAAATATTAGCAATTGATAAAGAAGATAGAACTGTTGCTGATAACCGTACTCTTCAAAATATTGAGTATTTAACTAAAGAAATAGAAGGAGCTAAAGTTGAGACGGTAGAATTAATGTCTAAATTTGGATTATTAGATACTTCTGCTGCAGGATTTATTAAAGCACAAGGCGGAATTGAAAAGATAGCTGATAGTTTCAGAAATACTGATGGTGAAATTGAAACAACATATACAAATATGGAAAAATTAAATGATGTATATGAAAGAACTACAGAATTAGAGGAAAAAAGAGATAAATTAAGAAGTGATATTAAAAGTGGAGATTTAACTTGGTCTGGAGATACTTCTCTTAGTAAACTAATAAAAGAAGAAAAAGTTGGTAGTTTTTGGGATTTATGGGATTTCGATTATAAAAATATTATAAATGAATTATTAAAAGAATTTAAAGGTGGGGCGATTTCTCAAGAAGATGTAAAAGGTGTCGCCGAATCTGTATTGGGTTATGAAACTTCTGATAAGAATATTGAAAAAATAGAAGATTTATATAATAAATATGTTTCATTATCAGATCAATCACAAGAGTTAGCAGAAGTAAACGATGAATTAAAAATTCAAGGGAATTTAGTCAAAATTATAGCTCAGTCTTATCCAGAAGAACCTGGGTTTGATACAATGAAAGCTTCTCTTGACGAGGCTATCAGTAGTGCAGAAACACTTTCTGGATTATTAGAAGAACTTGCCGATAGAAATAATACATTAAGTGCTCAAAACGTTTCAGATATCTTTGGACTTATGGACGGGTTAGAAAAGTCATTTAAAAATGGTGCAATTGATACATCAGTATGGGCAAGTAATATGTCTGCATTAGCTGATGGATTCACTGTTGTAAATGGAGAAATGAAACTAACAGAGGAAGGACAGCAAGCTTTAGTAAATCTGCAAATAGAGTCTGTGCGAGCTACTTATCGTTCTCAATTGGCAGATTTAGAAGCAACAGAAGCTAAACTTACAAATCAAAAGTCAATTATGCAAGCTTATTTAGCTAGTTTAAAGACCACTTTAAGCAATATTGAGAAAGAAGGAAAGGCTAAATATGATGAGTCTGACGCAGAAGAACAAATGGCTACTAATCTTGGTAAATACTTAGATCAACAAACTTGGGCTCAAGTGACAAACACTCAACAAGCACTAAATGAAATGCTAAATTCGTATCAACAATTTTTCACTCAAATAGACCAAATGTATACTCAAGCTCAAAAAGGAGAAATAGTAACATTTAAAGATATTAAAACCGACAACAAGAGTATTTATGATAATATAATGAAGCCTATAAAAGAAAGGTATCAACAAGGTATAATTCAATCTTCATATGAAGAAACTGTTTCTAATTTAAAAGCTGAAATCGCAGATGTAGAAAAAGTTATTGAAGGAATTGACTCTCAAATCAGCGGGGTTCAAATTAAAAAGACTTTTGCTGAATATATGTCTAAATCAGACAATATAGGAGACTTCTTAAGTGGAGCAGAGGATGCTGCAGATGACTTATCTGATTATAACGAAAAATTAGAAAGAACTTTAACCCTTTTAGAAAAAATTGAGGGTATACAACACAAAATTGATGAAAACGAAACCTTTAAAGATTTATATAAAGAGTATAGCGGCGAGGATTATGGACGCCTTTTAATGAAAAATCTTAATTTATCAAAAGAACAATATTCTGCATATAAAGATTTGTTTGCAATGCAACAAGAAATGACCAATCAAGCCGCGGGAGATTTATTAGATTCTCCTTATGGTCAATTATTCAAAATTATGGAGAATGGGGATATTGGCTGGGCCGATACAAGTGTGTATGATAAGTATAAGAATCTTCCAGGAGATATGAAAGAAGATATAGACAACCTTGTTGAGGCATATCAGAAACAAAGGGATGAGTTACGAAGCACAGAAAAAGAACTTTCTAAGTATGCTCAAGAAATTAAAAAGGTCAGAGAAGAACTCGTAGAAATGCAAATTGAAATTGAGAATGAATTAGTTGATGCTGTTAAAAATAGAGAACAGATTCTTCACAATGCTCGTCAAAAAGCATTAGATGATGAAATCAGTATGATCGAAAAAGCAGTAGAAGCAAGAAATAAGGCAAGAGAAAAAGAAGATCAGGGCAAAGAGTTATATAAAGCTCAAGAAGCCTTGAGACGAGCTACACTTGACTCATCTGGTAAAAACAATGCTCAATTATTACAATTGCAACAAGATCTAGAAGATAAGCAACTTGAAATAGCAGACAAGCGTTTCGAAGAAGATATGGATGATCGAAAACAATGGCTTCAAGACACTAAAGATGCCGAAACTGAAACTTATGAATATAGACTAGAAACTATGACATGGTATTGGGAACAGGTTCAAGAGATTCAAGCCGCAGGCACTGAAGAAATGATGAAGACTTTAATGACTTGGAACGAACAATATCGTCAAACAAGTGAAACACAACAAAAAGAAATGGCAAGAAAATGGCAGGAAACTATGGATGCTATGAAAGCTGCGACAGATTTCGGCGCAGAATTAGGTGAATTGACTGATGGAATAGTGGATGTTACTCGTGAAGTAGAAAATATGGATATTAAAGTCCAAGCTCTTCCTGGTACATGGAAAAAAGCTACCGATGCTGCTAATGCATATGCAGATGCTGCTAGAAAAGCTGCTCGATATTCTCGGCTTAAAAATACTGATGATAAGGATAAAGATGATGATAATGATGATTCATCAGAGAATCCGACAGATACTTCAGTACCTTTTAGTCCATATTATGGAGTTGGAAGAACATTACAGGTAGGTAATAAACTTGCTAAAACCTATTTAGAAAAAAATGGAAAACTACAAGAATTCAAAAATACAGCTACTAATCGTGGTACACAGCTTCCAAGTCAAGTTACTGTGAAAGAAACAAAAGAATTTAATGGAGAATTGTATATAAAAGTTAGAAATATGGTAGGCAAGGATGTTTGGGTTTCAGCTAAAGATTTAACGAGTCTTGCTGGAGGTGGCAGAAGTGGAGGAAGAGCTTTTGCTACTGGAGGTATGGTAGATTATACTGGACCAGCTTGGGTTGATGGAACTAAGACTAGACCAGAAGCATTCTTAAGTGCATACCAAACTGAACAAATTGGAGCACTAGCTAAGGCATTGGATACATCTACAATAAATAATGCCACAGCAAACTCAACTGTAACATTTGGTTCTATAAACTTTAATGTCGCTTCAATGTCAAGTGCTGCAGACGGCAGAAAAGCTTTAGATATCTTTGTTCAAGGAGCTAATGATATGATGGCTAAGAAAGGAATTGGAACTAAATTAAACCTAAATGTAAAATAAGGAGGTAAGATTATATGGCTGCACATGAACCAGTATGCGGAAGAGCAAATATAATGGATGTCATTGATAAGGGGGAAATATATCTTACCTTTATCTTTGATGGTATAGATTCAAGTCAGGTGGGAGTAGCAAGTATTTCAGATGGAAGCACTTATGACACTCCCATTCTCCCGTCTTTTACTGATAACACTTTAGAGGTAGATGGATACAATGGACGTTATTATTTTAACACAAGAATAACTCAAAAAGATTTTACATATAATTGTTTTATTGATAACCTGTCAGCGTATGAGTTTGGTCAATTAAAGACTTGGTTGAGACCCGAAAAGATTGGAAAACTTATTAGGCCTGAAGAGCCTTATGTCTATTATTGGGTTAAGGTAAGTTCTATAGATAATTTAGCTAACATTCCTCTTACTCATCCAGATACTGGCGGAGTTAGTTATACAGGTAATTTTAGTGTTACGTTTACTACTATAGGACAAACTTGTGGTAATGGAATGTTTTATTATTATGATGACCTTAAATACTATGAATATAGAGATATAATTAAAGATAGTATGGAGTTTTATGATACGGGACTTTTATATAGAGAACAAATGCTTCCAATGAATGTAACCAGAACAAGCGGAACTTGGGAACCTCAAATATATAATCCGGGAACTTATAATTCTAAAATAAGATTAGTCATAACTCCAAGTGCCGACATTAATGGTGGAGCTATTACTTTAACAAATGAGACTATTGGTGATGTCGGAGTAATTAATCTAAATGATTTAAAAGCTAATGATGAATTGATTGTGGATTGGGGTAATAATAGTTATATTGTAAAGAGAAATGTTGTTGATGAAAGTGGACAAATTACTGATACTCTTGAAATAGATTATTCTAAAAATGTCCATGGAGATATAATGTATTTACAACCAAGAAATTTTGTTGAAAAGTTAAGTAATGCTATGATAACAAATGACGGAAGTGTTACAAAAGTAACATTTGATAAAACGGTAAGACAAGTCAGAACAGATGATATTGGAAAAACAATTATGTTTCCGAGTATAAGTGATGCTTATCCTAATGGGGATTCTGACGGTGCCGGAGGTAGAATAAAATCAATAGATAATTCAGATGACCATAACGATTTTATATTAGAAGCAAGTGCGGGTCTCTGGACAAACGGTCCATCTAATGTTATAATAACTTTGTTAGATGAATTAAAAAGTGAAGTAAATATTCCAGATGGAACGAAATTGGACATTAAATGGCAAATTGAACCAAGATATATATAGGGGGTAGAATTATGGCAATAACTCAAAAATTAAGAGAAATCGGTGGAATTGTTAATTCTACCGACCTTAATTATAATTTTAATAGAATGCAAGAAGATTTACAACTTGCTGTTGAAGGGGTTGTATTTAAAGATAAATATTCTCAATTAGAAACTATCGAGGAAAGAAATAGAATTCCAGAAGCGGATTTGGTTCAGGGGCTATGGGTGGCAGTTAGTGAAACTGGTGTAGTTTATGAATATAATACAAGCCAAGATGTGCGAACAGCAATTCCAGCACGATATTTTGGTTTAACTGATGGAGATTTACCCGATATTCCTTATAGAATAAATGGAGATGCTTCTTCTGGAGTATTAATAAATGCTTGGTATATTTGTAGGGCTAATAGTAGAGATGCTAATTGGCAATATACTTCAATAACGACTGGCGATACTTATAATGATAGTGATTGGGCTGTATATGTAAAGCCAGATGGTTTCGATAACGGTTATTGGATTAAAGTTTCTAAATGGGTTCCTATAATGAATGTTACATCTATTCTTGAAAATAACTTAATTGGTAAGTTAAAAGATTTACATACTGAAGATAAATCGAGAATTGTTAATGCAATTAATGAAATACACGACGATTTGGGAACGGTTCAGGAGTTAACAACAAAAGATAAAAGTACCGCTGTTGCTGGTATCAATGAACTTGATAGAGAGATGGGTGATTTAGAAAATCTTACCACGACAACTAAAGATACTATTGTCGGAGCAATTAATGAAGTAGATACTAATGTTGGACCTGTAGAAAATCTCACAACAACAAATAAGGGAAATACTGTTAATGCGATTAATGAGCTTCACAATGAACACGGAAACTTAGATGAATTACATACAGATAGAAAAGACAATTTTGTTAATGCTATAAATGAAATTAATGATGAATTAGGAGATATTAAAAATTTAACTACCGATACAAAATCTACCGCTGTTGGAGCTATTAATGAGTTAGATAGTCGGATAGGAAGATTATCAGATTTAACAACAACCAATAAAGATAATATTGTAAAATCGATAAATGAGGTAGATAAAGATGTTGGTAATGTAGGCAATTTAACGACAGCTGCAAAAAACGATACCGTTAGTGCTATTAATGAACTTAAATCAATAACAGATACTCTTCGTGGAGCAACAATTGTAATAGGCAAAATAAATTTAAATACCAAAGATGTTACAGAAGAAGCTTTGACGGAAAGGGCATTAGAAATAATGGGGGGTACAGAAGTTCAACCTGGATGGACATTAGTGGACAACGAACAACACGAATGGCACTACAATGGAGAAAATTGGCAAGATTTAGAACAACCAAATATATATCCCGCTCAAAATGACGTATTAGGAACTGTTAAAGGAAGTGAAACTGGAGACATAAGTATTACAGATGGTAATATGACGGTTAAACACTCAGAAAATTCTACCAAGTTGAATGGACAAGAAGCAAGTTATTATGCGACTAAAGCATACGCGGATACTAAGGCTGATAAATCAAATGTATTAGAGTTAGATAACACGACCGCTTATACGCCTTCTGAAGACTATCATCCGGCAACAAAGAAATATGTTGATGATGTTAAAGATGTTGCAACTTGGGGTCATATTTATAACAACATAGAAGATCAAGAAGATTTAATGCAATTAATAAATGATAGACCTACAAAATTACAAGTACTTACACTTGATAATATAGAGGCTTATACTCCAACTAATAAATATCATCCAGCTACTAAAATGTATGTTGATGAAAAGTTTAAAGAAACAAGTTCTTGGGGTAAAATTCAAGGAGATATTGCTGATCAACAAGATTTACAAAACGAATTCGTTAAGAAACAAGATAAAGCGACTGCTTGGAATACGACCAACTTAGTTGTGGGAACAGTTCAACCAGACGTACCGGCAGAAGGATATATTGTCTGGATAGATTTAAATAGTTAATAAGAGGGGTGAGAGAGATGGCTTATGTAGAACTTACTTGTACTAACCCGGGCACTCAAAATGCTCGTAAAAATGGACGAGTTAGGGTATATTATAATGCTGGATCTGGAACAGTAAGTGTTACTAAAGTTACCGGATTTAGAACAGATGGTTATGATACAAACTCCTGGGGAAAGAGTAATCAATACGTTGAAATAGTTGTCGGAGGAAAGAGCTCCGGACAAATGCAATGTTCAAACATTTATTTCGGGAAAAATTACAATGAACAGGAATGGTCTTCTCTTACCCCTTATTTTTCTGGACTTTCTGGTTCTTCTGCTATAACAGTTACTTTGACTGGAAGTGATCTAGGAACGAATTTACGAGGAAGTATTTGGGGAAATGCATCAATTGATGCTGGATATGCAACTCCTTCTGCGGGAAGTGTGTATTCAAAGAATGTTTCGAGAACATCTGCCACTTTATACGCTTCCGGATATGATTTAAAAGGCTTACCTTTAACGGGTGGTGGATGGGATGTATCAACTAATGGTGGAACCACCTGGACATATTATGGAGGTTCTCCACTTGGTGATAAGACTATTAATAGTTTAAGTCCAAATACCACTTATCATTTTAGAAATTATGTTACAACTGATGGTGGTGAAGCAAATTCTTCTTGGAATAGTTTTACGACTTCTGGGAATGCTCCTACTGCAACGTCTTTACAAATTAGTAATATAACGAGAACAAGTGCAACTGTAGTTATTCACGGGACTTATGATACTAACGCATCCTGGGGTGGATGGGAATGTGTTTATGGCACTTCTACCGCTTATGGATCATCTACTGATGGAACTATAACGGGATTAAGTCCAAACACAACTTATTATGTTCGAGGAAGATTTAAAGATAATTGGGGCAGATGGTCTAATTATGTTACGACGAGTTTTAAAACAACTGGCAATGCTCCAACAATCACTTCTCACGGAGTATCCAGTCATGGTCAAACCGATGTGCAAATGTATTATACAGCAACGTATGACACTAATAGTGGGTTTAGTAGTATGCGATGGGATTATACGACAGGAGATTTGCCTTCCGGAGCTACAGACCCAACAGCTTATAATACAAACACTATTACGGGGTTGAAACCAAACACAACATATAAATACAGATTAGTGCTAGTTGAAAATCAGTCTTATTTAGTCGCATATGCAACAGGAACTTTTAAGACGGATTATGAAACTCAATATGTAAGTAATGTTACAATAAAAAGCGTTACTGAAACAAGTCTGGAATTTGTAGTATCTGTGCTTAATCCTAACTGGTTAACAAATATGACGGTCTGGGTATTTGAAGGAGATACACAGAAAGGAGTCCAAACAATAACGAGTGGAATTAAAAAAGATAATACGTTTTTGTTTGAGAATTTAGAACCTGGTGTTGAATATATTATAAAAGCTCAAATCACGACATATGCTCAGGACACTTCTAATCCAGGATATTTATCAAGTATTTATCAAGTATCTACTTCAACTGCAGAAGCAAGTAATGTTCACGTAATGAGGAGCGATGGAACAGATAAGACTTATAAGATGTATGTAATGGGTAGAGGAAATATTTATAATCCAGATAGGATGGGTTGGCAAAATGGATATTATGATATAGCAATTCCAGGAAGTTCGATTGACACCATTTTGACACAACCTACTGGTGCGACAGAAAGTGCAGCAGCTTCTACTACTTGGATAGAAATAATTCCTAATATTCCTTATACAATAAAAAATGAAGATGAAGTAGATTTTATTATTCACGGGACAGATGTAAATAACAATATTACATCTGCCGGGTATGTCGTATCGCCAGGTTCAACGTATGAGTTTACTGGAACGACTGATACAACAAGAATGTGGATTAGTATTCATTCTACTACTATAGATACTATAAATTATGCAACAGCAAAAACTTTTAAAATGAGTATTTTTAAAACGGTAGAAAAAACATTAATCTCAACAGATAATATTGTTTATATTAATGGTAAAATTCGTTATATTGATATCATTCAAGCGGGTAATACTAAAAACGATAATTCTCATATTGTCGAATTAGAGGTGTATGATGATAATAATACTAATATTGCTTTGGGTAAGAGTGTTTCTGTAATAAAAGGTAAGGACTTCGAACGATTAGAAGTAATTACTGATGGAAAAATTGGAGAAGGATGGCAAGATTACGCAGACATTAAACCTGAAAACACAACAGATTTAGAAACAATAGTTAGAGTAGATTTAGGTAAAGATTATACTAATATTGATCATGTCACTTTATGGAGATATTATGGAGATAATAGGGTATATCACAATACTAAAATATATGGGAGAGATTCTACTACTAGATTAACTTGGAAATTTCAATCTTATAAAATTCAAGGAGAATATGCCGAAACAGTAGATGGAGCAAGTTTTACTATTGATTATGATAGTATAATCGGAGTACCTATTATTAATGGAGTAATACAAGAACCTACGAATGACATTTATACCATAACTGGTACAAATATAATAATCAATGCTGATTGGTTAATGACACTGCCTCCTGTATTAGATAGCTGGGTATCTCATAGAACTGATGCTATTTTAGCTGCTCGAAGAGGATATGTATTAAAACAAGATATAGGAGATTTATCAGAATTATCGACAACGGCGAAAGGAAGTATTGTAGAAGCAATTAATGAAATTTATGAAACTTATAAAGGAAGTAAAACTTATAATAGTGTATTAAATGCATTATTGAATGCTGTATTAGTAAAATAGGAGGGATATATATGTCGCTACAAAAAATAACCTATGAAGATAAGGTGGCAACAGAAACTTTGCCAGACGTAGAAAATAAAAGTAAAGTTTCTGATACAGATATGAATCAAATAAAGACAGTTGTCAATAGCATTATTGATAATTTCACTACCAAAACAGTTATTGATATGGTATATCCAGTTGGTTCTCTCTATTTTTCTAACTCGAACACAAATCCTGGAACGTTATGGAGTGGAACTACTTGGGTGGCAGAAGCTGAGGGTAGATGTATAATTGGAGCAAATAGCAATTATGCAGTAGGCTCAACTGGTGGTTCTACGACCGTTGATTTATCACATACGCATAATGGACCAAGTCATAGTCATACGGTAAATTCTCATACACATACCACTGCAGGACATGCGTTGACAGTAGGAGAAATGCCTGCACATAATCATAGTGTATGGATGAATGAAGCCGGTTCTCACTCACACACTGGTAGAACTTTAGATATAAGAATTGGTACTACAAATACTGCATATGATGCTGCTCGTAGAATTGGAACTAATTATGGTTATGAAGGACAAATTACTCTGGATGCAGGAAGTCATTCGCATTCTTGTGGAACTAATAACAATGGCTCTGGCTATTCTCATAGCCACGGAGATACAGGAGCTTCTGCTCCAGGAACTACTGCTTCTGGTACTGGAGCTACAAGTTCTTCGTTGGGAAGCACAAGTATAATGCAACCATATGTGGCAATGTATATTTGGAGAAGAACAGCTTAGGAGGCCAATATGGAAGATTTTAAATTAGAATATTCTTGGTCTAATGGAAAATATTGGTCTCCATATGACCATTGTAGAGTGTGGAGTCAGAGTAATGATGGCTCAAGTGAATATACTTTAAAAGTGAGAGACCAATATGGACAAGAAGTAATGACAGAAATTGTTGTTACTAATGCAAAAGATAGGATATTAGAGGCTCCCGTTATTATTACAAATAAGCCAGAAGGACAATGGACTACAGGGGCAACAGCATATATAGAGGTTACTGATCCTAACAAGAAGCGAACTTATTATAAAGGTGCCAACGATAGTTCATGGTTGTCTGGCAATATGGGGACTTTAGTAGATGGAGATTCAAGCATTGAATTTTATTATGATGATATATATGGGAATAAAAGCCCCGTCGTCGGCGTTTATTTAATGGCTGATTCTACTAAACCCACAAATTTGAATTTTGTCCCAAAAGTTGATAGTGCGGGTCGTATACTAACAGAAGTAAGTGCTGTTAAGAAATGGAGTCCATTGAGATACTCTATCTCATATGACGGAGGTACGACTTGGTCAGAACCTCAAATTGGAGGAAAATTTTGTCTAACTAATACTTCTGGACAAAATGAATATATGGTGAATTGCAGAGCTTATAATAGTTCACAAGAATATAATGAAACAACTCAGAAATATGAATATGTGGTTTATACAGAAGGGACACCTATAAGAGTTGTTATTAAATAATAGGGAGGAGATAATATGGCAGTATATGTTCCACAAATCGTTGACAATTTAAATTCTACTTCTACAAAAGATGGGCTTTCTGCTAATCAAGGTAGAGTATTAAAGAGTCAGCAAGGTAAATTGGAAGATTTAAATACTATAGCAAAAGGAAATTTAGTTGCTGCTATTAATGAAGTAAAAAAAGTTGAAGCTGATATTTCCTCTGTTTTAGATGATGTAAATGGTGAAATAATTTAGCGTAAGAGTCTTAGGATTCTTACGCCTTTTTTATGGGGGCTAAAACAATGAATGAGAAAGAAATAATGAATAAAATTAAATACCTAATTAAGAAAAAGAGACCTCTTGAAGATATTATGCTTGAGACAGGATTAAAAGAATATGAGGTATTTGGCTTCGTAGAAATGTTGCGACAAAATGGATGGCAAGCTGAATATGTAGATGGAATGTTTATATATAGAAAGGAACAAATAATAAAAGATACAGATGTATATCAAATGGAGGCTGGAGAAAAACATAAATTGATGTTTGTAAGTGATACTCATCTGGGAAGTAAATATGACAGGTTGGATATTTTAAGAAAATTATATGACATAGCAGAAGAAGAAAAAATCGCTACCGTGTTCCACGCAGGGGACGTGTGCGATGGTTCGTATCCAAATAGACCCAATCACACCTATGAATTAAGGGCTCACGGAATAGAAGAACAGCTAGAATATATTGTTGAAAAATATCCTTGTAAAAGTGGAATAAAGACAATGTTTATCGGTGGAAATCATGATTATTCTCATATGCGAAATGCTGGTTTTGATATAGGAAAAGCGGTCGCAAAGGAGCGTCCTGATATGATTTATTTAGGACAAGATGTAGCAGATGTGAATTACGGAAAGACAAAAATTAGGTTATTTCATGGATGTAAAGGTCAAAGTTATGCTAGAAGTTATAGGATGCAAAAATATGTTGAACAAATTCCTTCATATGAAAAACCCCATATATTATTAATGGGGCATTATCATAATTCGTTTTATATGAAATATTCAGATGTCTATTGTTTCCAAGTTCCAGCAGTAATAGATCAAACGCCATATGCGAGAAGTTTAGGTCTGAATAATGAAAAAGGAGCGTGGATTGCAGACTTTACAACAGACAAATATGGTAATATAATTACAATGACGCCCGAATTTTTAGACTTTACTGACCAAAAGACTTTAATTCGTAAGAAAAAATAATTAACTTCTATTTTACCTATATTTTATCTACTAACTAAAAGAGGGAAACTTGGTAAAATAAGAGGTGAGTATGTAATGGATGCAGCAGTAGAAACAGCAAGATCTATCGGTATAGCTATCGCTGAAGTTATACTTATTATTTATTTTTGCTTTAAATATATCAATTCAGTTTTACAAAAAGATGATATTAGCAGAGGTGTAAAAGAACAGAGCAATATAGATTTACAAATCATAGATAGAATGGATTATTATAAAGAATTGCTGCACGCAGATAGAATATTCTTATTTGAATTTCATAACGGACAGCATTATTCAAATTACAGAACAGCTTTAAAAATGTCTCCATCTTATGAAGTATTTAGGGCTGGATTGGAAAGTAAACGGGAAGTATGTGCCAATCTTCCAATATCAGTAATGCCAAAATTAATACACGAGATAACCAGTAATGGAATTTCTGAATGCAAAAACATAGAAGAAATAAGAGGAAATAAGGGAAACACTTATGAGTTTAAAAAGGCTATTGGAATTTATTCTTATTGCGACGTAGCTATAAGAGATTCATCTCAAAATATTATAGGATTCGTTGCTGTTGAATGGGGAGAAGAAAGACCCAATGATGTAAAAATAGAGCAGGTAGAAAAATTAGCTTGGTTTTTAGAGGAGAAAATAAAAGAATTAACAGAAAAGACACAAACAAAAAGGAAGAAAATTTGGGGAATATTTTAAGGAGGTATAATATGATAAAAAAAAATGAAAGTATCTCTTGGGAAGAAAAAATAGCAAGAATTGAGCAAGCTCCAAAGGAAGTTCAAACTATGGTAGCAAAGGCTTTTATAAGAGAAGATATTCCTGACGAAGATGTTCAATATTTATTTAATGAAGATACTGTGGAAGAATTAAACGAAGATATGGAAGAAGCTAATGTCGAAAACGTTAATGCCGAAGAATCAGATGGTATTGGGGCTGGACTGTTTTCAATGAGAGTTACTAAACCCGGAAAAGGAAATAAGAATTTTATTACTAAGGGCGCCGGTGGATGGAGCACTTGTATTAAAGGAAATCCTATGGACAAAGAGTGTAATGTCTTAGCAAATTGTGTTGGATATGCTTCGGGACGTTTTAATGAAATTATAAATGAAATTAGAGAAACAACAGGGTGCACTTACAAGACTCTAAACTGTAATGCTGTTAATTTTAAAGAAAGAGCTGAGGCTGCTGGATTAAAAACTGGTTCTACTCCAAAAGTGGGAGCCATAATGTGTTGGGGAAAAAATCCAAATAGGGCCGGACACGTTGCAATTGTTGAAAAAGTTAATAGTGATCATTCAGTGTATACATCTGAATCTGGCTATGGTTCAAGCGTAGCTTTCTGGAATCAAACAAGAACAGATAAAAATGGTAGATGGGGATTGACTTCAAATTATTATTTTAGATGTTTTATTTATTTACCCGATGATGTTCAAAAAGTTATTGACGAGCAACTTGCTCCTCAACCAGAACCACAACCAGAACCTACTCCAGCACCTACACCAAGTGATAAATTCAATATTGGAGACAAAGTAGTTATCAATGGAGCTTTATATGTAAGTTCTAATGCTTCATCACCAGCAGGTAGTGTAAGTAATAAAGTAACTAACATTACACGTAAAGCACCTGGAACCGCTCATCCTTACAATACAACAGGAGATCTAGGTTGGATGGATGAAAGTTCAATTAGTGCTTATGTAGAGCCGACTCCAACACCAGAACCTATTCCAGAACCACAACCAGAACCAGAAAAATTAAAGGTTGGGGATGCGGTAGAAATTATTGGAACTGGAAATGGAAGTGCTTATGGAACAGCTAATACGGCTTATGGATTACATTGGAAACGACAAATTTTAAGAATATACGATGGCAAGCCTTATCCTTATATGGTCGGTAATAATACAGGTGTTACTGGTTTTTATAAAGAAAGTGCTTTAAAGAAAATATAACAAAAATAATATAAGCGGCAATCTTTTTAGGATTGTCGCTAAATCCTAAAGGGAGGGGAATGAAATGTTAGAAGCTATAATGTTTACCCTAAAAACAATGGGGTGGCTTGGTATTGTATTAATGATATTAGTATTGGTTAATACAATGTGTGGAACTTTATATAATGTTACTACAGGAAAAGAAGAGTTTAGCATCCGCCGACTATTGGGCGGTTTAGGAAAATCTTTTATATTTTATATTAGTGCTACTTTTTTATCTGTTGCTCTTACAATGTTACCATTTATAAATAAAATGATTGAGGATACTTTTGAAGTAACTTTACTAACTGAGGATTTATTAAATGCATTATCTGGTGTCGGTGTTTTAACAATTGTTGTTGCAGCTATAGTTGTTCAAGGAAAGAAGGCAATTCAAGGAGTAACAAAATTGGGAAATATCAGTGCAGATACAGAAGCAATAACTTGGGAAGTAGAAATTCCAGAAGAAAAATGAAAATGAAGAAGAATAGGGAGGTGGCAAAATGGGTATATTAAGAGATAAGACTATTGATACTACTAAAGTTAAACCGAGTGACAAATTAATTAAGAATATTACGGGTAGCACTATGAGTATTCAAATTGATGGAGATATTCAATTATCAATGAAAGGTTCTCACGCAAATTTTGATACGAACAAATCTTATGATATAGCATTGATAAATATGAGTAGTCTTGATAAAATGACTGTAACCACAGGTTCAGGACTTTATCTTGTTGTGGTTGAAGGAATAGATAGAGTAGAATTAAGTTTTTCAGGAAATGGAATTATCCACTGGAAGGAATTGGGTGATTAATAATGGCAAAATCTGATGGAGTAGCAAGAATACTCGCTTTGGCTGCTATCGGTCAAGGTGGTGGAGGCGGCACGGGCACCTCAAATTATTTAGATTTAGAAAATAAGCCAAAAATTAATAACGTGGAATTAATTGGAAACAAGACATTAGAAGATTTGGGTATGGATGTTCCAATTGATGGAGATACGATTACAAAGAATGCTGAAGAAAAAATACAAACAGTTGGAATTAAAGACGTAAATACAGAAGTTACTAATAAGTTTTGGACAGGAACAAGAGCTGAATATGAAGCCTTAAAAACTTATGATAATAATACCTTTTATGCAATTACAGATGATGTAAGCGAAGCTATTAATTCCGATTGGAATGCAAATGAGGGAGAACCTGGGTTTATTAAAAATCGAACTCATTACAAGAAAGATAGAGTTGGAGTAATGTTTAGTAAAACAGACGATACTCGTGTTGATTGGGTTAAAACACTTGATGGAACAGTTTGGGGACAAGTTGGAATAGAGAGACTTCCTGCAGAGAATGCTGAATACATAACTTTAATTGTGGGAGATAATAAATTAGTAAAACTTAAGAGATATACTATAGTATCTGCAACTGAAACTTCTTATTATTACGGAAATCCTGGAGCTGTTGCCGCTTTTAGTGGAGATACTTCGTATAAAGATAATGGTATGCCCATGGCTTTGCTTACCGATGATAGTCAAACAATTTTGGCACTTAAGGCATCAAAGGAACTCCAAGATCAAATAGGAAATACAGGGGGATCTGGTCAATCTTTTATCAAACCAATTCAAGTATTAGCAATAACAACAGAAGTTGTTAAATTAAGTAATGAATATTTAGATGTTCAATTGTCATTAAATAATACAATGAGTGACTATATAAAAAAAGACGTAATGCAAAAAGCGTATGATGCTTATCGTACGGGAAATATACCACTTTTAACTTATGTTAATGAAGCGGGTGAAAAATATTCTGTTTATGATATAGATAAATTTGATTCATATGTTAATTTTTATGTTCAAACGGGAATGGATGGAGATACTCGTTATGGGGTTGGCTATCTTGTATTTGATAGATATAAAATAAAATGTGGGTTAGACCAAGAAAAGATAACAAGTGTTTCTATTGAAGAAATAAATGATATGTATACTTTGGCAGATAATGCAAATATTTTAGGTATAAATAATACAACAGAATTTATTCCAGAACAAGATTATCAACCAGCTACAAAGAAATATGTAGATAATAGCACAGAAGGACTTAAAATAGCTATTACCCTAACAGAAAACGGAGATGGCACATATACAAGTGATAAAACTTATGATCAAATTAAAGCGGTTTATGAAGCAAATGGAGTCTTAATTGCTTGTGTTGGAAATAGTCAATTACCATTAATGAATGGAGAAGTTGGTTCTGACGGAGGCTTTGGACTTACATTTGGATACACAATAATAAAATCTGGAGGACAAGTTGTTTCTACCCGTTCTATCCATTATTTTCATACTGCTACACAAGAATCGTGGACAGAAGTAGATTTAAACGGAGAATATTTAAGCAGTGTATTTTTTGATGTAACTTTAACAAAAGATGCAACAGCAGGTTTATTATCAAACAAGACAACAGCTGAAATAAAAGATGCTATAGCTTCTGGTTTAACAGTTAGAGCTATTTATAATAACTCTTTAATACCTTTAACATTTATAAGTAACAATACTCTAATATTTACTTTAATCTCAGATTCTCAATCAGTAACAATCACTTGTGATAACGATGTTTGGACAGAAACTGTAACAAAATTATTACCTCTATCTGGCGGAGCTATGGATGGTAATATCAATATGAGTGGAAATTCGCTTTTAAATGTCCAAAAAATTCACGTAGATGGAGAAGCACCAATCTATTTAGGTTCAACAATAGAAACCGGTGTTACAAATGCGTCAAGAATAACTGGTATTGCTGGAGGTGGGGCTGCAGTAGTAAGGGCTAACACTCAAAATACTTATGACCCACTATTCATCGCAGAACCTACAAATATAAATCACGCAGCTACAAAAGGCTATGTTGATAGTAAAATCACATCAAATCAACTTGAACATAACACACTATATTTTGGTTTAATAGATGGAACAAATGATAATTGGTTCTCTAAAGAAAAGCTTCAACCTGTATTACAAGATGCTTATATAAACGGATACCACGACATTGTGATAAAAACTACAACAGGTTCAAGATTTATAACTTGTTCTGGTGGCGATTTACAAAGTTTAAGTAAAGACACGACTACAAATTTACAATTCGTAAGTTTACAAAATATAACTGGAAGCACTACTGCTCCTACAACGATATTCTACGGATATTGCTATGCAAATGGTGTAAAACTTGATGAAAGTGGTAATGTCACTATTAGTGGCTCAGTTGGTAAGTCTGGTGGTTCTGTTAAAGCTATGAAAGACACTGCTTTTACAGAAATTACAGGATATGATGCAACTAAAACTCAAGTATTAAAAAATATCAATGGAACTCTTACTTGGGTAAGTGAAGGGTAGGTGAGAGATTATGAGTTTAAAAAAAGGAACAAAAGATATTTCTCTATTGGCAAAAATACCGCCTAAACTTGGAACAAAAGATATTACTATAAATGGTATATATAAGGCAAGCGATGAGAATTTAGATGGATATAGCGAAGTGAATGTTAAAACAAGCGGTGTTGATATTAATGACTATTTTTATCTTGATGGGCGTGATATTGCTGGGCGAGTATTATTATACAATTATTTAGGTACCGCAATAATAAAAATAATACCACAAGTTGATACATCGGCTATTACGAATTTTAAATTTGCTTTTGCTAACTTCAATTCTTTGAAGACAATTCCTTTATTAGATACGTCAAAAGGGACAGATTTTTCATATATGTTTAATTATTGCCGTTCGTTAAAAACCATACCGCAATTGGATTTATCAAGTGCACAAAATTTAAGTAACATGTTTGCCAATTGTGGGAGTTTAGAAACAATACCAAAATTAAATACATCTAATGCAACTTATATGTATTCAATGTTTATAGACTGCTACGAACTCAGGGGAGAAGATGGAATTACATTGGATATTGGTAACTCTACAAATATTGTTCAAATATTTTCAGGTTGTCAAAAATTACAAAAGATTATTCTGCTAAATAGCAATACCGCCAAATTTAGCACTTTGAATAGTGTTTTTCATAATTGTACGAATTTAGTTGATCTATCAGCTTTTTATTGTGAAAAAGTCAACGATATTAGAGAAAGTTGTTTTTCTGGATGTGGAAATTTAACAAATTTTGACGGTCTTGTAAATCTCGGGAAAGCTTATACTACACACACTGTTAATTATAGTAACAACACACTTAATTTATCGGAGTCATCAAAATTAACCCATAGTAGTCTTGTTAATATCATTAATGGAGTTTACGATATTGCAAGTATTGGAGTGGCATCACAACGATTAATTCTGGGTTCAACTAATTTAGCAAAATTAACCAGTGAAGAAATTGCAATTGCAACTAATAAGGGTTGGACAGTAAGTTAAAATAAACTCACAAAGATGTGAGTTTTTTTTATTTGACAACATCATTTCTTTATGTTATACTGTTACAGATAATGCTTTATTAGGACGAAGGGAAACATACTATATATTAGGAAAAGGAGAGATAAGATGCAAAAGGTTAAGGCAAATATACGTTTCAGGGACAAAAAAGAGAAGGGAAAATGGCGTATCCAAGATGAAATATGGGAAGTGGACGATGAACGTGCGTGGTTTCTTACGCAGGCAAAATTCAAAAATACCTTTTATTGTGATTATGCTGAATTACCTTGGAAAGAAGAAGGAACACGTATTTTAATCTATAATTACGATTTATATAAAATAGGTGGAACAGAAACTTTCTTACTTAATTTTTGCAAATATTTTAAGGATAAAAATATTATAGTGATGTATCGTTCGGGTAAATCTGAGTGCATAAATTTGTTACATGAATATGTAAATGTGTGCCGTGATAACGGAACAGACGTTTATGATTGTGATGTGCTTATGATGGGAAGCTTTTTTGTTAATACTATAAATGATAGAGTAAGAGCAAAAGAACGATATCAAATGATACACGCAGATTATACGGGAATGAGAGAAGCTGGGTGGAATATTGAATATAGCAAGCCTGATAATGTTAAGTGTATTTGCGTAAGTGACGTGGCTGCCCGAGGGCTAAAGGAAGAATATGGATATAATAGTTTGGTTAACTATAATATTCTTGATAAGGATTTGAATAAAGACAAGGCAATGATATTTATTACTCTTTCAAGAGCTACTCGAGAAAAGGGTATTGATCGAATTATTGCATTGAGTAAATTGTTTAAAAAATATAATAAAAAATTCTTATGGCTGTTATGCGGAACAATTGCAGGACAGAGCGAGAATGATACCATAAGAGAGATAAAAAAAATTCCAGAGTTGGTGCTAATTCCATCAAATCTTAACAATAAGGCATTGATTGGAATGGCAGACTATTTAGTACAATTAAGTGACACAGAAAGTTTTTGTTACAGTGCGTATGAGGCATTAATAATGGGGAAGCCGGTAATTATAACAGACTTTCCAGAAAGTGTGAATATCGTTAATCAAGGTAAAAATGGATATATTATTCCAAGAGATATAAAGAAATATAATAAGAAAATGGTTGATAAAATTTTTAACAAAATCCCAACACAAATAAGCTACACTGACAGGTGCAATTATGATTTATGGGAAAAGATATTAAGTGGAGAGGAGGTGCCATATGGGATCAATAACAGACAAAGCGAATTATCTAAAGGAAACGAAGAGACAAATTAAGACAGCTATACAAGATAAAGGCGTAGAGGTAAGCGATACAGATACATTTAGAAGTTATGCCGCTAAAATAAATTCTATACAGACAACAGGACCTTCTCTAGAAGTAGTTGGAACGTGGACAGAGAGTGACAAAGATGTTTATAGTTGTAATTATATAAATAATACAATTGCTTATTGTAGGATGTCAATAAACGGAACAGAAACAATTCCTACCGAAGGGAAAATAATAACATCTTTTGTAAATCCCATAAGTTACGGAGGCTTTGTCGCAGATAAGGATAATGGGTATTTATTTATTCCACAGGGAACTAAAACTATAGAAACTTTTGGAATGATTTGTGGAAGTGGATATTTTAGTGCTCGATTAGAAATTAAAGATGCAGATGGGGCTTACCTATCTACATATAATTATACAAGCGGTTCTATACTAACACAACCATCTGGAAATGGATATACTGCTACCGCCTTACCTACTTCAATAATAGAATTGGATGAAACGAAAGATTGGTATATATATATTAGAATATCAGGTTATACACAAAATTTCACAGTTAACGATGGTTTTGGTACTCAGACTGCTTGGTTTGGTGCAAAAAAAGTAAGATAGACAGGGGGTGAAATGATGTTTAAGATAGAAAATAATAAAATACATATAACTCGTGGAGATATTGGTATAATTGAAGTGCGAGCTAAAAATGATGGCGGAACTGATTATTATTTTAAAAAAGGAGAAATTATAAGATTAAATGTAGTAAGGGAGAAACATTATGAAGATTTGCTTTTTCATAAAGATGTAACTGTTGAAAGTGAAACACCAAATGTTAATATTGCTCTTACGAGTGAGGATACTACAATAGGAGACCTTATTAATTCACCTAAAAAATATTATTATGAGATTGTTTTAAATCCTGATACTGCAGACCAAACGATTGTTGGATATGATGAAAATGGAGCAAAAGAATTTATATTATACCCAGAAGCTAAGGATGATGATTTACAATGATTAATGCAATAGGTAATATAACAGGAATTGTAAGTGTAAGTCAGACACTAAATGGAGAATTGAATAAATCTATAGAATATGTTAATCCAATTACACAAGAAAAAACGATTGAGCCGACGAAGGAAGTTCAAGTTGTAGAACCAGATAAGGGTTATACAGGATTGTCAAAAGTTACGGTTGAGGCAATATCTGATAGATATAGTGATGCATATGATTATTTTGTTCCATCTATTTCAACTCAAAGATGGGAAGACAGACCTTTCATAAGAGTAATTAAGAAAATACCCAAAATAGACACAAGTCAAGTGCGGACTTTCGGTAACGCTTTTAGTGACTGGGTCAATTTAGAACAAATAGAAAGTTTTGAAACTTCTCAAGCTACTGAATTTACTAATTGTTTTTATAATTGCCATAATTTAAAAGAAGTCCCATTATTGGATACGTCAAACGCTGAAAGGATAGGGGCAATGTTTGCGAGCTGTTATACATTACAAGAAGTCCCCGCTTTTGATTTTAAAAAAGTAACAAGTGCTGGAGGTCTATTCCAATACAGCAGAAGTTTAATAACTGTACCTAGTTTTGATTTTGGTTTGGTTACTATGATATCCAATGCTTTCGATGGTTGTTATGCTTTGGCTAATTTTGGGGGGTTGACAGATTTAGGTAGATCATATTCAACCACAGCTACAGAGAATAACTATTCTTATGGATTGGCTTTGTCACAATGTACTCGATTGACACATGACAGTCTGATTAACGTAATTAATAAAGTGTATGATATAAAAACAGCGGGAATTAAGGCTCAATCATTGATACTCGGTTCAACGAATATCACAAAATTAACTAGTGAAGAAATAGCAATTGCAACCAACAAAGGTTGGAATGTAAGTTAAAAAAGGGAGGTATAAAAATGACTTTAATAACATATACAGAACCTAAGGTTCTAATAGCGGAAGAAGGAAAACATATTAGAAGTAAGAATGATGTTTATGAACCAGAACACAAGGATGAAGAAGGAAATATAATTCCTGAACATTTTCCTTATTACTCTACAATAATTTTCCCTGCTGCTCAAATTGATACATTAGAAAAAGCAGAAGAAATTTATATTGAAGAAAATATAGAAAAAGAATAATTAAAATAAAAAGACATTTCTAATTTAAGGGTGTCTTTTTTGTTTGACAAATTACATTTGATATGGTATAATATAACTCTATTAGACTTAAAATATTGATACTATATAATAGGTAAATAAAAGCTGGATTAGAACAGAGGTGAGAGAGAGTGAACAACAAAATATTTATCAGAGAAAGAATAAATATCGTTGATTATGAAAATAATAACAAGGGCTTAATTTACACTTCTTCTGATATAGATATAGAAGGAGGAGCCATAAATGTTCAGTTAGAAAGTGACGTAAGCGGATGGCATCAATTAACATTTGATATGCCTGCTTTTATTACAAAGAATGGAAAACAAATAAAAAATCCATTAATGGAAAATTTATTTCCTTTAATGAAATTACAATATACGAGAGTAACGAGAGAAAATAACAAAGATGAAGAATTAATATTATACTTTATAATCCAGCCACAAGACGATAGCCGAGATGAGAGCGGAATAGTGTTACACAATTTTACTTGTATTGATTATCCAAGACATACACTGTCTAAAAGTAAAAATGGTATTACTATAGGCGAAGATACTATAGATGAAAAAAGATCAATGACACCAAATAACGAAGTTCCTAATACAAGCGACGGAAGAGTTATTTATGTAAAAGCTCCCGTTCAAGAGTTTATGAATGTAACATCTTATAATAGCTTGCCAAATTTAGCAGAAGCAAAACCAGGAGCATTCGCTTATATACCTTCAACAGGAAAAGCGTATCGTTTGACTGGAGTGGATCCAACCTTAGAAAATGTTGAGAATGAAAGCGGTAAATTTGCTAACTGGTATGAATTGAAAAAAATTCAAACAGAAAGTGGTAAACCAGCAGTATTTGAAACGTGTTCTTTAAAAGAAGATGGGACTTGGATTCCTGAACCTGTATGGAATCCAGATTGGGGCGGATACCCATTGGCACCAGACCCTAACAAATATGATTATGGCACAATAAAAGGTAATATAGAGGGATTTAAAGCAACAGTTGTTCAATTCTATTGGGATACAGCTTGGTTAGAACCCGACAAGACGATGGGTCGTTATGACGGTATGTTATTTAGAGAGGGAAGTCGTCTATTGTTTGATATTTATAGTTCTGTATCAACAGAATATCCTGAAAATTTCTTAGGACGGGTTTATTATAAAGATAACTTAGATAAATTGGTTCCTTCATACCTTGGCGGAGGAAGTGCTTATGTTATAAGTGAAGACCAAGCGTATGTTTATAATATAACAACTGAAAAATGGGAACCAACTGGAAAAGACAGAAAGACTGCATATCCATCAAGAGAAATTTTAAAAGGAAAATGGAATAAATTAGACCCAATAAAAGCTAAATTGGCACCAAATTATGCCGAAAAGTATTTAGATTATATTCTTGATGGAACTGATTGGAAAGTTGGAACAGTAGATAAAATTATGGTTGACAATGGTACTGTTGAAGTGAAAGAAGACGGCGTCATTGGAGGAAAAGTAGAGTTAAGTACATATTTATATTTTGATAATTCTAATGCTTATAATGCGATAGCTGAACTTTGCGATGCATTTAAGTGCTATCCTCGTTTTGACCACGTTAACAAAACAGTAAGTTTAAAAGCTGTGCCAGGAGAAGATTACGGATTAAAGTATCTATGGAGAGATAATTTAAAAAGCAGTAGAGTTACCCAAGACGGAGAAAAAGCCGTGTCTAAATTATGGGTATATGGCGGTGAAGATTTAAATGGTCAAGTAACTATTGCTGATTGCAACAGAATGAATCCAGATTACTATCTGGCCAATTATAGTTCTTTAGAAGACTTACAAACTAGAGTTCCAAATCCAGAAGATGAAAAGTATGCACAAATAACTTTGTATAAGACTGTGCAAAAAGAAGGTAAAAATATTCAAGTATACAAATATTCTTGGAACGATTTGACTGCCAACCATACAACCGGAGCAGAATGGTTAACGGTAGCTACTATAAAAGATTTGCCAAAGACTGGTAATCTTGGAGACACTTACTATGTAAATGACCAATATTCATTCTATTCTTGGATACCAGATTTTAATGAATGGTATGACACTTATTTAGATACAGAACCAAGCGATCCATCAGAGCCTCTTGAAAAGATATCAGCCAGATATGATAGGGAAAATGGCAAATGGATTTATAAAGGTCAATTTTATCATTGGTGGGAACCGCTTTCTCCTTATGCAGATAACTATATTTTGGATTTTAGTTATTTCTTAGATAGAAAGTTAATGACTCAAGAACAAGTTGATGATATAAAGTATAATTATATTTTACCTATAAGTCACTTAAATCAAAAAAGGTGGCCATTAATTAGTCAATATTCTAATTTAAGTCAAGAATTACTCGACTGGAATAACACATATGATAGTTGTAAAATCGCTAAGGAAGCAATAGATAAGTCATTGAGAACAAGTTACGTCATTTATGAGATAGATGATAACAACAAGAGAAAAATAAAAGATTTGGATATTAATGCATATCCACCAGGAGCCAATGTAAAACCTAATGGTTGGACTGGATGGACTAAAATGGATATTGCTTATGCTAACAATGATGACATAGCAGTTGAAACTTATGCTGATTTGAAAAAGTTAAAAGATGTAAAATTTGGTGATATTCGTAGGGTTAAAGATGAACAAGCCGTTTATATGCTTATGGATACTGTGGCATTCAATACAACCATATGTTATCGTTTAGGATATAATGAAAGTGATGTGCCTAATACCGAAGCTGCATTTAATAAGCGAAAGAAGGAATTATTAACTTCTCCTGACGGAAAACTCGTTGCAGAAAACAGAGGTAATGGACTATTTGAAAAATTCCGTGAAGAAGAATTGGTTAATAGAGCTTCAAGAGCAAGTCTTGCTCAATGGTATAATCCTCCCGCTAATCCAGCAGAATTACCTATAGGAAATGTTGGAGATCCAACAGTAACTTCTCTTGCAAATCAATATTATGATTCTTTAGATAGGTATGCAACAGAAGTTATGAATATGCGAGATGCGTTAGACCGCATTAACGCAACAGAAATGGCAATGTCTGCTGTATTAAAAAAGATAGAAGCGTTACAAAATAGCATAGATGCTTTAGAAAATGCTTTAAGAATTAAATATGGTGATTATATCGTTGAAGGAGTATTTACTGACGAGACAATGGTATGGATTTACAATTTATGGTATGCTGGATTAAAAGCATTAAATTTATATCATAGACCGTTAATTACTTATGAATTAGGAGTAGTTGATGTATCAGGACTTCCTGAATATAGAACAGTTACAAAGGATGTATATCACGATATTGTTTATAGGTTAAATCAATCAGAATTAGTATTACCGAGTCCAGGAGATTATTGCTATGTTACTGACAATACACTTGGTATAGTTGCTGAAAGGGCTAATATTACCAGTGTGGTAAGAAACTTATCAAATCCAAGTCAAAATGAAATAACAATAAAAACTGTTGATACAAATACAGAAGACTTAATTGGAAAACTTGTAACTGCAGCAAATACGATTTACTCAAAGGAACAAATATATAATCGTAGTGCCGTTGTGACTAAAGACGGAACTATTGCTCAAGACAATATGTCTGAATCGCTTGATGATAATAGTGGTAAAATGACGATTATGTCTAATAACGGAACGGTTATATTAGGGGAAAATGGTATTACAACCGTAGACAGAAATGATCCACAAGCTCGTATGCAATATACAGGAAAAGGGATATTTGCCTCAACCAATGGTGGTATAACTTGGGAAAATATCATTAATGCTGGCAAAATTAGCATTAAAGCTTTGTCTGCTGGTTCTATTGATTCTAATAACATATCCGTGACAAATATTGGACACGATGCAAGTATCGTTATTGACGGAAAGGGTATTACAGCAATGAAGTTTGAAAACGGTCAGAGCATTAAGACTTTTGAATTAAAAGCAAGCTCTGGAAATGCTTATTTTAAAGGAACCGTTTATGCAAGTTCTGGAGAATTTAATGGTAAGATTACCGCTCAAGAAGGAGAAATTGGAGGCTGGTTAATCAAACCTGGAAAATTAGTTTCTTCTAATGGGTTAACGGGAATGGCAAGCTCTACTTGGACTGGAGATCCTGTATTTTGGGCAGGAGCAAATGACCCTTATGGAAGACCTGGATGGACAGAAGATATGCCTTTTTATGTAACTAATCAGGGGTATTTAAAAGCATCTAATGTTAAGATTACAGGAGGAACTTTAGAGATCGGTGACAATTTCAGTGTAAATAACGCTGGAGCATTAGTTGCTCGTGGGGCTGTCATAGAAGGCAATATCACTGCATCAAGCGGAACATTCTCAGGAACGGTAAGTGCCGCGAATGGAGATATTGGCGGATGGACAATTAATAAAGACTACCTTGGAGTTTATGGGGCTGCAGAAAACACTTTATTTATTAGTCAATCGGGGTATTCTGCATATGTAAATGCAGCGGGCACATCAAAGAATTGCGTGTTCTATTCTCATGGGAATTTTGCAGTGGATACGAGTGGTAATTTATATGCTACAAATGTTACAATTCAAGGAGTGGGCAAACTGTCAAAAGGAAGCACAATATCTAACTCGGCAATTACTGGAGGTAGTATTAATATCGGGGATAATACTCATTATTTAACAATGAAAGTAAATGCCGGCGGAGGATATACAAACCATCCTTCTGTATCTGGATTAAATGTAAACGGAACCGGTGGAATAAATATGGGTAGTACCGATATAACAACTATTCGTACTTTATCTGGGGCTTCTGGAGAGATATTTAATATAAAAGCCCTTGGTGGAGGTTCTATTAGATTCGAAGCGGCAACACTAAGTGGTATAGAATTTTATTCTAGAACGGGTGCTTATATGGACGGGAAACAAATTTATGACACTATACATGGAAGCTCGTCTAAAAACATGAAAGAAAATTTGCAGCCCTTGTCAAAAGAGCAAAAAGAAAATTTATATAAGCTTGTTCAAGATTTAACTTTTTATAATTACAATTATAAAAAAGAATATGGAGATCCAGCTAAAACATACTGCGGATTTTTGATAGAAGATTTAGAGAACAGTATAATGGATAAATATTTACATTTTAAAAAAAGTACTTATGATAAAAATATAAAAACTTATGACAACGCAGAATTGCCTAAGGTTAATTTACTATTAATAAAAACCATTCAAAATAAAATAGATGATTTGCAATCTCAAATTAATGAATTAAAAAAAGAGAGTTAAAGCTCTCTTTTTTCTTCATCTATTCTCTCTAAAGGTTCTCCTTTTAATGCCCTATATAATTTCATTAAATCTTCTTCTGTATTGTATATTCCCAAACTCACCCTACAGGTCGATAATCCAAATAAATCTTTTGTTAATTTTGAACAATGATTACCTGCCCGAATATATATTCCATCGTTATCTAATTGTTCCATTACGTCCAAAGCCTCTTTATCTTTTATATTAAAAAGCACAATGGGGCTTTTTTCTTTAGAATATATTTCTATATTTGGTATTCGATTTAACAATCTATGAGCATAAGTTCCCAAATATATATCATGTAATTGAATTTGTTGCCAATTGTTCATCACGAAGTCAATTGCTTCAATGGCTGAACAATATACCGGGATGTTTTCTGTTCCTGCGGCAAAACGTTCATTATTGTCTTGTATTTCAAAAGTCCCATCCTTTTCAAACCATTTATTCATACCACCACCAAGCCGCATTGGTTTTAGAACTTCTGGATGTTTGGCGTAAAGAATACCTAAGCCCTTGGGGCCATACATTTTATGTAAAGAGCAAGCCAAGAAGTCTATATTATCTTTATTTACATCAACAGGAACGTGAGCTGCGCCTTGCGCGTGGTCTACTATAAAAATCATATTATTTAGTTTTGCTAATTTCCCAATTTCTTCTAAAGGTCTAATCTCTCCAGTTGTGTTTGTCATACTTGATAATAATAAAATTTGAGGATTGTATTCTTGAATCGCAGCTTTTAAGTTATCTACAGTTAAGCGGTAATCCTCTGTCAATTTTATATATTTTATCTCGACAATATTTTTACCAAAAGCCATCCAAGGTAAAACAGCAGATGCATGCTCAAGCTCGGTCGTCAATAATACAATCTTGTTTTTGTTTACTTGTTTAAAGATATTGCATAGCGAATAAGCAATTATATTTAATCCTTCGGTGGCACCTGTGGTAAAAATAATATTTTCGGCATTTGTTCCTAAGAATTTGCCTGCTGCATCTAATGCCCAGTCTTTTATTTGTTGAGATTGTCTTGCTCCTGTATAAGAGGCTCTTCCAATATTATAATTAAAATAATAATGATATTTTATATAAGAAGATAAACAAGAGCCTAAAATTTGAGTTGTGTTGGCGTTATCTAAATAAGTAACATCTTTATTATATTCAAAAAAAGGAAATAATTCTCGCATATCTTTCATATATCCCTCCTTAGCGGCTAGTAGAGCCCAGCCCTCCGGTTCTTGTTTTTGTTACTTTATCATCTGTAGTTTTATAATATTTTTGGAATACACCTTGGGCAATTCTATCTCCTTCCTCGATTTCAACACCTTTGTTGCTATTGTTTTTTATTACGATAAAAAAGTTACCTTCATTATCCGGATTGTTATAATAATCTGCGTCTATTATGTTTACACCTGCAGGTAGTATAATGTCTTTAGCTCCATAAGAACTTCTTATATAAATAAAGAATGCTTCATTTTTAGGCATTTTAATCTTAAAACCTGTTGGTATTTTAGCTATTTCGCCTGGTTTAAGAACGATTCGTATAGGAGAGTATAAATCATACGCCGCACTATTCTTTGTCGCTCTACGGGGCTTAAATCGAAGATTAAAGGCATCTCTAAAACGCTCCTGATAAAGGCTGCAGACTTCTAATTCTTTTGTTTTTTGTATCTCTTTTTGAGAAACCATTTCAAATTTTCTTTGTTTTTTAAATAACATTATTCTTCCTCCATATTTTCTTTTTTAGTAAAAACACCAATATAACAAAGTGGATATTCTTCTAATGTCACAACTTCTCCATTTGGTCCATCTATACAATACGGCTTACCTTCAAACTTGTCTTCTGATTTAAAGACATTGCTTGCTCTGTTGTTTTGATAAACTTTATGATCGATGTCAACTTTGCTCCATTCTTCGTCTTCTAATGTTAACGGAACAAGAGGTCTGAATTTGAGTAGTCTATCAAGATAGTGAATTGCCAAAGAGGCACTAAAACCACTGTGACCACAATCAGAAAAAGCCTTAACTACTTTTAATATACCTTCATTGAATACTCGCTGCATATGAATATCTTCTTCGTCTCCGTCTTTCTCTGCTTGTTTTAAGATTAGGTCTAATTCGTGTTGTGCGTATTTTACGAGTCCACTTTCTGACTCTTTTGTTTCTTGATTATTTATAGATTCTTCTATTATTTCTGAACTCATTTCCATAATATTACTTCTCCTTTCTCAAATGTTTTTTGTATATCTATTAAGCGTTGATTTGACGATCCTCTAAATGGATAGTCAAGACTCTTTTTACTGAGAACAAAAGGTCCGTCCACAAGCACATTTACTTTTGATACTAAATCCATATACATTAACGGGATTTGTTCAAAAACGTAACCAGTATAGAGCCACACATCAAGATCTTTGGCTTTCGCTTTGTTTATTATAGCTTCTGCTATCGTATAGTTCTCTGGTTCCAATGGATGCCCTCCCGATAATGTAATTCCCGCATCTCCAGAACTTATTACTTCTTCTATTAACTTGTCTATGTTTGCTTCTGAGATTTCTTTTCCATAATCAAAAGACTGAGCTTCTGGATTATGACATCCAGGGCAGTTTCTACGACAACCAGAAAAGAAAATAGTAGTTCTTAAACCAGGACCATCAACAACACTATTATGTATTATTCCTGCTATTTTAGTCATACCCTATTTCCTCCTATCTACATATGAACGTCCACAATCGTAAGATATAGTTTTTCATTATATTCTTCTTCATACTTTTTAGCTTCTTCTATTTCTGTCGCTACATTGAAATCTCCGTAATCCAGATATTCTCCTGTATCGTACTCTCTTATAACTGCATAAAATTGATGAATAGAATCTTTGTGACTTAAATCTATGTCATCGATCGGTAACGTTGAGCGATTTTTTCCTTTTTTATCAAAAAGATATTCGTTCCATCTTCCGCCTATTACCCAATAATCGAATGCCCCATAGGGATTTCCCATTTCATAAAGAGTCTCAGTCTCATCATCTATTTGCCAACCGGTACGATCTGCATAAGTTTCAAGTGCCTGTCTTGTGGATATAGCCGCGGCTTCTTTTATAGCTTCTGTAAATCCGTCAGAATCATTGGAAAAAAGAATTTCATTGATGTTATTATAAGCCTCATCAAAAGTTTGCTCGCTAATTCTTTCATAGTATTCTTCATTCTCAAAAACAAATTGATCACATAGAGACTCGATAGAACAATCTTTGTTATGTATTATTCCTACCAGTGCGTGCATTTTTTCCTATTCTCCTTCCTTTAATTCTTTTGGAGTGTCATATATATCTATCTCATAGTGGTCATCATTCGTCCAAGTAAGATTATCACACTGTTTGCCATTTAATTCTATTTGACTATTTCTGTCGACTAAATATGGTGAACCACAGCATCCGCACCCACCAATAATGATGTTATATTTTAATGATAGCGCAGACAAATCTTTTAAAAATCCTTCTATGTCTTTTTGCATAATATCCTCCTATTCAATTATATTATAACAGAAAAACGGACATCGTGTCAAATAAAAAACAGGTTTAACCCTGTTTCTTTTTTGTAAGGGATAGTATGTTGTCACGATATTCATTGTATTTATCCAATCTTGTTATTAAATCCATTTGTTCTTCTTTAGTAAGATTTTTGGCAAAATTTTCATAATATTTACATTGAGAAAAAGGTTCGCAACATCCACCCGCTCTAACACATTGTGGCACCATTGCCCATGCAATAGTATCGTCATATTTTTCTATTTGTTCACGTAAATCTTCAGTATATTCTCTAGTGATAGGATCTGCGCAAGTGCATAAACGACGACCGGCGATATTGATTAAGCCCTCAATATTTGCATCCATTTCCATAGAGACCGAATCCATTTGACTACGTTTATTTCTATCTACTCCGGTTCTGTCAGTGCGTTCTGTTTGGATAAATTTTTCAGTGCCAACGTGATGACGTGAAAAATGGGTTGAAATGGAATATGGAATTTCAGGCCATTTCCAAGTTAGCCATCCCTTTCTAATAGGACTGTGTCTACAAATTAAAATTTTCTTTTTCCACAATTTTGGTGGTTCTTTATCCCCAGCATCCTTGCCAATAGTCCTCATCGCTGCCCTTTTTATACTATTCCAATTAACATTATATTCTAATATTTCAGTTTTTGCCATTATCTCACTCTCCCTTTTTGTCTAATCAGGCATTTACCGCATACGGCTTCGTATTCGATTTTGTCTGTTCCATCTATTAAAACTTGTTTTCCCTCAAACATTGGGATACCATTCATCTTACGCATATTAAAAGTAGCTTTTTTACCACAAGCACATATCGTCTTTAGTTCTTCAATATCATCAGCTATTTCTAATAAACGAGTAGAACCTTCGAAACCGTTTGTGCGAAAGTCGGTCCTTAATCCATAACATAAAATACTTATATCATATATCTTGCTTATTAAATAAAGTTCATCTACTTGTTGAGCTGTTAAGAATTGAGCTTCATCAACAATAATAGCATTTGGTTTTTGATGGGGTACTTTTGTCATTATGGTGTCTGTTTTACCTAATAATATATCAACGGATGCATTTATTCCTATTCGACTAACAACTTTGTCCGCACCTTTTGTGTCAATGGCTGGTTTTACTAATAACGTTGACATACCACGTTCTTCATAATTATGTTTTACTTGTAAAAGAGCTGTGCTTTTACCAGCATTCATCGCTCCGTATCTAAAATATAATTTCGCCATATAATCCTCCTTATACTTATAATAAAGGGGTCTTTTATAGACCCTTATTATTTTTTATCTTCTGTATCATGTTTTACTCTTCGTTTTTCCTCATCTTTTTTGCCTGGATTCCAACGACTAGTATCTGACAATAAATATCCGCATATTCTTTTAATTCTTCTGAATTTTGGTAACTTCATAACTATCCCTCCATAAGTTTTTCTCTGATTTTTGTATCCATTGTTATCTTTTTATCGTCAAGTTCTTTTATAAAATCTTTATCATATTCTTTGTTTTCATTATATCCACATACTGGACAAGTATCTCCAATATTTCCGCTATAATAACATACTGGACATTCATCTACTGGAATATTAATTCCACAGTATCCAACTCCATATTCTTTCATTGTCGCAAGTATTTTTTCAAAAGCGTCTATGTTGTTACTAATGTCACTATCCATTTCAATATAAGTGATATTTCCAGCATTCGTTAATTGATGATAAGGAGCTTCAACTTCTATCTTATGACGATACGAAGTATGATAAGCAACATCTACATGGTTTGAATTTGTAAAGTATTCTTTGTCTGTTACATCTTTTATAACTCCATAACGAGCTCTTGTTCGTTTTAAAGCTGTGTTCGATAAATTTTCAGCAGGTGTTGCAAATGTTGAAAAATTTAAATGATAATTTTTAGTATACTTATCAGTAAGTTCCCTGATACGTCCAACAATTTTTAACCCAAGTTCTTGAGCTTCTTCACTTTCTCCGTGATGTTTTCCAAGAAGAGCCATTAAACATTCGTGTAATCCTAAATAGCCTATTGATAATGAACCTTGTTTCATATAGTCTTCTATTGTTTCTTTAGCTCCATTAGAATACATAATGTCATTTTTATAAATGAAAGGGGCACATTCTTTTGGCATAGAAATTATATATTTATATCTATCTAAAAGACTTTCCTTGCTCATTTCTATATATTTATCAAGAAGTTTAAAGAACTTATCAACGTTGCCTTTCGCTTCTAGTGCTAATTGAGGCAAAATAATAGTAACAAATGCAATATTACCTCTCGCTAAATTACCTTCACGTCCATTTACATTGGACATAACTCTTGTCCTACATCCCATAGCTTGAGTATAAGAATATGGGTCTCCTTCTTTATAATACTGCAAATTATGAGGAGCATCAAGCATAACATAAGTTGGGAATAATCTCTTTGCGCTGCAATACATCGCTTGACGATATAGGTCATAATTAGGATCTCCATTTTTAAAATTAACTCCATCTTTAACTAAGAATATGGCAATTGGAAATATTGCCGTTTCATGATGACCTAAACCCGCTAATTGTGCATTTAATAAAGCTTCAATAACCATTCTTCCTTCTGCGGAAGTATTCATTCCATAAGTGATACTTGAAAATGGTTGCTGAGAACCTGCTCGACTTTCTAGATTAGACATATTGTGAACAAATCCTTCTGCTGCTTGGAAAGTGTCTGTCTTAGTGTTTAGGTAAGCAGCTTGGCATAAATATTCTAACCCTGGAATTTTATCCTCAATACTTGTTAGTGCATCGATTTTATTTAATATATCTTTGTTTGCAGAGACATGCTCTTTTGCGTCTTCATAAGCAAATAATCTTTTTAGATGTTTCTTATAACTTTTAAGCACATAAGGCGCAAAAGCATAGTCTACATTTGCTAGACTTTGTCCTCCAAAGAAATTATTTTGTGCGCTTTGAACAACAATGGCTGCCAACATCATTGCAGATTGAATGTTACTAGGTGCTCTCAGAAAACCGTGTCCAGCATAGAACCCGTCTTTTAGTTCTTTTGCTAAGTCGTGATTTAAACAATTTGACAGTCCGATAGAATACCAGCCAAGATCGTGAATGTAAATGAAACCCTCTTCATGAGCTTCTCTTATTTCAGGTCTTAGTAAGAAGTTTTTAGCATGCTGTTTGCACATTTCTTCTCCAAGATGTAACATTTTACCCATGAAGGCATATCCATTTACATTAGCATTTTCCGTTTTTTCAGCAGTTTCATCATTCGATAAGATATCTAAAATAGCATTCATGTCTCTAGCTTTTGCTCTTTTTTCTCTATATTCTTGATAGCCTTTTGCAACTTTACGAAAACCAGCTTTTCTCATTTTAGCTACTATTATATCTTGAATTTCTTCCACTTCTATTCCATCTGTATATTTCTGTGCTTCTGTTTGAATGTCTTTTATCACTTCTTCAATAAAGATTTTCTTTTCTTCGGTTATTTCTCCATAGTCTAAAAAACCTTTAGTTATTGCATTTCTAATTTTTTCTCCGTTAAAATCTGTGATATTCCCATTTCGTTTTATAACTTTTAAATTCATTTCGCACCCCCTTAAATCCAATGTATTGTAGGGTCGCCCCTAAATCCTTTTTCCCATATAAACCAAGCATAACAAGCTGCGCTTGATTTCTGAAATTCTCTTTCGTCATTATTTATAGCACATTGCTCTCTCCCACTAAAGACCCAAATCTCTTTAGGTGGATATTGTGAAAATAATTGTTCGTATCTTTTTTGTCCTTCTAAAAAAGTTGTTTTTAAAAACATATAAATATAATCTGCTCCAAGTTCAATGGAATGTAATATTGTTTCCATAGCGATAGAGTAAGCGGGATTAGTCAAGATAATCGGAGCTCGTAATTCAGTGGTAGTAAAAAAATCTTCTACATAATCTAATTTTTCTCTGCGTTCTACAATATCACTTGTTATAACTTCATAGCCAGCCGCCTTCAATGGTTTTTCTAAATTGCATTCTCCCGCCATAATCTCCCATATTGGCATTTTTGGTATTTGATGCTTTTCTAAAAATCTTGTGATAGCTGTTGGAGATGTTGCATAAAAATCTAGCCAAGCTCTCGAATGATCTGTATGATTTGACGCTCCGAGAGTTACAAAGGTGCTTTTTTTATTTCCTGTCCAATCTTTTTTTTCTCTCATTTTATTATTTCTCCTTTCCAAAATTTAATAACTTAGTAATTTCACATTCATCTTTATTCAACTGTGCATAAACATATTTGCCTAAAAACAGAGCGTCAGCTTCATCTTCTTCAAAGTCTTTCTCGTAAATATTATGAGCACGTAGTAAAGTATTCTCTTTCTTCTCTTCTCTTGTTTTTCCAGGGATATGGGAATAGCTACGCCATTCATCTGCTCCAAAAGAATATATCTTCATACCTAATTCATACTCGAAATGATAATACAAGATTCCTCTTAACATACATAATGTTTTAAAAACTAACGTATTATATTGTAACTGAATATTTTCAATTGCCAGAATTTTTATAGTATATTTTTTAATAAGCCGCTCTATCTCATCTATAAGTTGGTTAATTCTTTTCATTAAAGATAACTTTTTATCTGCGGTGAAATAACCACTTTCTACTAATTGTCCATATCCGTTTAATACAGCCCATCCTGTTGTATTTGTTGCAGCATCCAAAGAGAGTAAAAAACCTTCTTTTGATTTAAGCGTTTGTTCTTCTAATTTTATGCACTCAATACATTCCCAGTCATCTTTTTGAAATTCTCCAACGGTTTTTGTTTGACGGTGTCCATTTTTACAGCTTATACTTAAAATGCTGTCAATATTTTTATAATCTTCAGGATTGGTTATAACATATCCTTTTTCACTTAAATGGTCACATAAGTTAGACTGTTTAGTGTTCATAAGAATTATTTAACCTCGTCTATATTCATCTTTTCTTTTTCTAAAGTTTCTGTTTTCTCTGTATCTCCTTTGATATTCACTTGGGAGATATTTGCTTCTTTCCTTCTGGTCAGTTCTTTTTCTATTTGGTCGATTATTCTTAACAAATCGTTTTGTTGAAGACCCGTCATACCAAGTTGAAATATTTTCTTTTGTAATATTGTTTCTAAGTCCTTTTTGGACATTTCTTGTAAATTGATTATTTCTGTAGTTTCCATATATTTTTCCTCCTCGTTTTTTAAACCATTTGACACCCTCTGCTGTCTTTATCGCGACAGTTAAACGCTTTATTGTAATGTTGTCTATACTCCATTTAACAAAATCGATTAACGCGTCATCGTCTTCATAAGCATATAAGGCATCAACTATCCCCACGAATCTTTTTGAGCTAAAGATAAGATTCCAGTATTCTTTTGGAATTTGGGTAATGTATATTGGTTTTACAAATTTAATTATACTCTTTTTTAACATTTCTGTCAGCTTCGCTTGACCCAAAGATGAAGTAAAAAAAATAAGAGGGTTATCATAGATCAAAAGACGCCCGGGGCGAGGTTCTTCTCGTAATAGCAGTTCCCTATCAGAGTAAAAAAATATTTTACTCGGGAAATAATTTTCCTTCCATTTAGAATTTAGTTTAAATGCTTTGCCCCCCTGTTTTAAATAAGTTAAAATCGGTTGATAAATATCTGTTTTTACCTGAGTATAAATTAAATTAGGTAAATCTGGGAAGAGGGGTTTATTCTCAAATCCCTCTCCATATTCTTCCACAGGTAACAAATAATAGTTTTTAATAAGATTAATAGGCTTTATTTTTGTTTTATAATCCTTAAATATATAGATTTTATTATATTTAGAGAGATTCTCATACGTTAAATCAATTATTAATCTTACTTTCAACCCCTGTTCTAAATAGTATGAACTAACAAGAAGAACGCCGAAATTATAATTACAGAATTCTTTTGTTGAAATAAAATCAAAATCGATTATGCCCACAATGTCTTTTGTCATATATTATCCTTCTCCATATCTGTATTTTGTTGATTTTATTTCTCCTAAGTCATCTATATTTATTATCTTGGACAGAGATCGTATTCTAAAAACTTCTCCCGACTTATATCCAGTGGCCAATAATAAAGTTCCCTTATTAAACCAAGAGTGCTCTAATACTTTTTTCCCTTCTGTGGTCATCTCACTAATAACTCTATTATAATTAGCAAATAATTCTCCTGTGAATTTTAGAGTAATTACACCGGTTGTCGTAAGTAAAGTTACCATATGCTTGTAAGCGTCTTTTCCTAAAACCGTTCCTGCTAGAGTAACAGTATTTTTGTAATTGCCTTCTGGTAGGTTTTTTATATCTATCTTACTTTCTTTAGCTTTTTGTAATTCGTGTCCTGAATAATATAATCCCAATACTTCCATTTCCCAAGAGCTGTTATTTCCACTACAATATTGATTCCAAATTTTTTGAACATCTCGTTTTTGTATTTCTTCTATTAAATGTGTTTCATTTTCTTTTAGCCATTCTTTAATTCCATTCATGCTGTTCTCGTAATTCTTTTTCCATATTTTAGTATCAAGAAAACCTGAGGCAAAATCAATATCTGGAAAGTTTTTAGCCAAAAATGTAGCTGCTCGACGATCTACTTTAAATCCTTCTGGAACTTCGAATTGTTTTATATATTTGTTAAAATTATATAAATAAACATAGGAAATTAAGTCTTTTGGAATAAGCTCATACTCTATTAAAGAATTCATATTTTGAAGCGTTATACGGACTTTTTTGGGTGTAATAGATAATAGATATTGTTTCATAATAGAATATCTATCTCCGAATTCATCAAAAGAACCAGCCTTTATTAGATTTATCATTTGCTTTTTTTGCGGTTGCATCTTTTGTATAAACTCTTCTAAAGAATTATATGGTCTATTTTCTATAATACCTTTAGCAAATTCATCATTTATCTCAGTAATACCTTTTAATCCGTAGATAATAGCATTATTTTTAGCATCTGGAATAAAACTAAATTCAGCCTTATTGATATTTGGTAATTCTACCGTATAACCTTCTGATTGTACTCTACCTATTGCTGCTGCTACTTTTGCATAATTGGTGTTACTCCCATTATTTTCTTCATTGTCTAAAGCTCCTGCATCGACTGTTATAACAGCTGTTGCCCAATATACAGATGGATAAAAATAATTAAGGTTCATTTCCTGTAGGCATATCAAACTATATGCTATGGTATGAATGTCAGAAAAACTGTATCCCAACTGTCTTTTAATTTGCTTATCCCAAATAAAAGATAATATTTCGTCACTTACATTATTTTTTCTCCCTTTTTCAAAAAATATCTCTCTAAATTCGGCAATCTTATTCATTTGCTTTTTTGAGATTAATTTACGTAATTTATTAGCTTCTCCAAAAGTAAAATTAGTTAATTCAGGAATCATCGAAAGATACATTACGCTTTCTTGGCTTGAAGGTACCCCATTATAAGTTTTTAAAAAATTATATAATATTTGTTTTTGATTATCTTCACCTTTTAAAGCCATAATTTCTTCTCGTAAAAGATTTGGTTTTAATTTATATTCTACATATTCTTCTACCGGAGTTTTTCCTCCTTTTTCTGGTACTAATCGCATTAATGAATTAACGGCTGCAAGTTCGGGGATAGATGTGGGATGTATTACTCGGTTTGATTGTTTTGCGACAACAGTATCCATTTGAAATGCACTTAATATACGGTTATCTGCTAAAAGTTGCCACATTTCAGGTATATTATATTTTAATACATCTGGGTGAAGATATTCTAAATAAGTTTGTCTTAAGGAGCCTTTCCAATCTATCAACTTATCTTTTAATAATAAATTCATACAGGTATGTATTTTATCTAAAGCTTCAACACTCAGTAAATCAAATTTTAATGAACCAGCATATTCTGCTTCATGTAAATCCCATTGTGTAATGTCAAGACCATTCGGAGCTTTCATACTACAGCTATATTCATCAACTTCTCCATTGTAGAAAATGACACCAGACGCGTGTATTCCTACTTGCACTATTAATCCTTCTAATTTTAAGGCAGTTTCTAATAAACCAGGATTTTTCTTTCCTTCTTCTATTAAGGCTTTTATTGGCTTTCTATCTTTTTCTGAATTACCTTTTAAGCAATCTTTTAGCGGCCAAAGAAAGCCTCTTTCTTGAGGAATCATACTCGCTAAATATTGGGCTTGATCAACATTAATTCCCATACCTCGAGCTGATAGTAAAATTGCGCTTCTAGTGCCAAGAGTCCCAAAAGTTGCTACATTTAAAGAACGTCCTCCTTGCTTTCTCATAATAGCATCAAATTTTTGAAGAATAGAATTTCGTCTGCATCCTTCAGTATCTATATCAACATCACTTAATTCAGGCTTTTCTCTATGAACAAATCGTCTATGATCTAAGAATAATCCGCAAGTCATAGGATTCATATCAATTGTGCCTATTAAATAAGCAAATAATAAACTACCAGCTGATCCTCTACTAACCCCTACTAAAGAATTTGTTTCTTCCCAAATAGTTTTTACTATGGTTCTGACAGTTAATAAATAAGCACTAAGCGGCTGTTTAATTTGCTCTGATACTAACCACAATTCAGTAGCTTCGGCTTCCAACCTTTCCAAATATTTTTCTTTGTCTTCTATAGATAAGTTAAGTTCGTTTAACCTCTTAAGAGCAAGATAAAGAAAATACCTATCATCTTCATATTCAGAAGATAGATACCTGTTTAAATATTCTCGTTTCGGATTAATTCTTACATATCTAAGCCATTGTCCCCAGTCTATCATTTTTCTGTCATCCCGAAGATGTGGTACCTCTTGGGCTCTAGCTAAAGAATATTGTTGTATCTTTGTTGCTATTTCGTTTGTATTATCAAATAATTTTTGGATGTCATCTTCAGTAAGGTAATCATTCATAAACCCCTTTATTTCATCTGCGGTCATCATATAAGTATATTGATAAAATTCCGAAACTTCTCGATCTCCTTCTTTACTATTCAAAAAGATTTCGTGAGTTACTCTATCTTGTGCCGTTAAATAATGACTATCGGTAGATACAATGCACTTAATATTAAATTCTTTACTTTTATTCAATAGCCATTTGTTATAATCTATCTGTTCTGGGTATCTTGCAGGTTGTAATTCTAAATAGTAATCTTCTCCAAATACATCTTTACACCAGGATAATATTTCATTAATTTCTTTTTCTTTATTTTCTTTACGTAGGATGTTTAAAATTGATCCGACACAGGCTGATGACGCAATTAAATGTCCCGGATTTTCTTTTACGATTTTTTCTATGTCTTCATAATGTGTAGGTACTCGTGTCATAAACATTGTAAAAGATCGACTCCAAGCTATAGAACTCAGTTTTCTCAATTGTCGGTGTCCTTCTGCATCTTTTGCTATTAGGATAAAATGTGGAAATTTTTCTCCTTTTTGATAAGTCTCTTTTTCTAAGTCGTTTCGGCATAGATATATTTCATTACCAAGTCCAAGTTTGAAGTCCTTCCAAGACTCATCTTCTTTTATTTTTTTTTCATAATATTGTAAAGCTCTAATATGTGATGCCACTGTTTCGTGCTCTGTCAGACAGAGACCTGTTAATCCAATGCTGTGGGCATAATCCATTAAATCCTCAACTCTATT